GATATGCCAAGCGTTACCAATGTTAAAAATTTTGCTATTGAATTTATAAATTTCATTAAATCTCTTCCCATAGTATATCCTGTAATTTATCCAAATATTGTTTTTCTGTCAATGGTTCATTTACATTATTATTCCAAATATACAACATTTGTTGACTAGGTATGTGGTATCTAGCCAAACGATCTCCTGATGGATGAAAGCTATCTAAAGTTCCGTTTTCATAAAATATGATCAAATCATTTGTTTTGGAAGCCATTAAATACTTACCATATTTTTGATCCCAGAAATCTAAAATTAATTTTGGAATAAGATCAAATTCTATTATACCAATATTTCTTTCATTCATTTTTACCTATAGTTCTCATGAACACGGAACGACCTTCTGCTTGTGCACGTTCTATTCCGAGTTGCATCCCCTTCGAGATCCCATAATCCACGTATACAACCGTTGGTTGCTTCTGCACAACTTCCCCAAATCAATCCGGCTTCAATACCTTTATTTCTCTCTTCTTGTATATTATCATCTAATATACCTTCTTGGGTAAATAATAGATGCGAGGCGTAGGGGGCTTCACCTAAATCGAGAGCATGTTTCATTGCTCTTCTAGCATATTTAATATTTGTTTCTACATTTCCGGCAAAAGGAGATTCTAATACTACTTTGCGCATATTTATTCCTTGTTTTGTAATCTTTTAGAAATATCTTCTGCATATTTTGCTAACCAACCATTTGTATAAAATGTGGTCTCAAAATTATCTAATTCACTCATAATAGTTTCTACCTCTCCAGGTTGAACATGATCTCTTAATAAACTATAAAGAAAAGAAGTTAATTTACAATCTGAACTAAAATGACCACTACGTTCTCTCATTGCTTCAATTTGTTCTATTTTCATTTTTATCACTCCAATAAAATTAAACTAAAAAATTTCTTGATACCTTTGGCGGGATCATTTATGTCAAGAGGTAAAAATTTTTGAATTTTTGCTAAATCTGACACCTTAATTCCATCATCATTATAATTACAAAATACTCTAGTATAAGGTTTAAAATTATTTACTGCATTAGTATAAGATGCGTAATGCTGATAGGTTTGATTAGTAATATAAATATAAGATACATTATCTAATATAAATTCCCATCTTTCAAACCCAACACCTTTATTTAATAATCTTACATTTTCTATTTTCATTCTTTTACTAATTCTAAATGATAAAATAATCTCCTCAAAGCATTACGCCTTGTGGATGGAGATAATCCTATTGCCATTAAAGCCCCATCATAGGGTGCGTCTGGTTCTCTTATTGAAACGTGTTCTATACTTTTATCTTTTAATAGTTTTTCTTGTTCCAGTAATTCCGCTTCATTTTTAACATGAAGTAATACCGCCTTAGTTGTAGTCGGAATAGGAGCTTCAATAATACTTTCTCCAGCAGCATGAGCAACATTCACCATCTGAATTGGGAATGGTAAATCTTTACGCACGAGTATATAATGATAAAACTGTTTGTCTTCCATATTTAATAATCATTGAATCCTGGTATATTTTTATAACTCTCTATATTATACCATCTTTTATTGATAGGCGTATCTTCTAAATGCCTATTTAGAGATTTCATAGCTTCTACATACGAGTCACTATTTAATTCATAATATCTGGTGCCGACACATCTATATCGTTTTGCTTTACAAATTATAATATCATCACCACAATCATTTACAATTTTTATTTTGTCTGGCGGAGTATCTTTCATCATTTGAAAAAGATCAGGTGCGACCCTATTTTTAATATATTCTACTATATCTTTTCTTTCTTGTTCAGTATAACGTATTTTCCAATAATCATCATCTGCGGCATCGCTCATTAAATAACATTCGGTCAGAATTTCATAACACAAATATTCTTCGTCTTGAAAAGCTTCTTTGTCAGTGAGAGCATACCAACCGCCCTTCCCAAGATCATAAAAAGTTTTATTTTGAGTGTTAATTGCGTAATACTCTATACCCATACAAATAATTATATCACATTATTTATTTTCAGTAATTTTATTTGGTGGGTATTTATCAGCTAATTTTATTTCTAGCGTATCCCAATCATTGCTAGATAAAGAATCATTACATTCTTCTAATTGTTGAACCTTACGTTCAAAATCATAAGCCCGTTTGTATAATTTTTTGATATCCATAAATACTTTAATAAATAGTCATTAATTTTTTATATTTATCAAAATCAAACACATTGCTATCTAAATCTTTAATGTGCGTATTATTTCGATAAACTGCTAACTGTGTGATATTGTTCTTAAATTCCAGATTTCCCATTTTACAATAATCTAAAGAATATGCATCAATAATTTCGTTTTTTTCATCCATATTAAATATGAAAGACAGATCCAGCCGACAACGATTACAAATTACACCTTCTTTGCCTTTTCTCAACGAATTATCCATTGAAGACCAAATAGATAATTCATCAGACAAGTTGCAAACAGGGCACGTCTTTAAAAACCTAACAATTTCTTTATGTTTATAAACTTGATAAATTGATAATTGCATCATATAAATGCAAAAAAAGGACTATCCCCATAGCATAGATAATTTATATAATTTTCTTAATAATTTATTTGAAGCTTGTTTATCTAAAATAGTTTTTAGATCTACTGTAAACATATTTTCAATATTTTGAATGCTTGTTGTATCAAAATGTTTTAAAGATAAATGATTACTTATAGTGCCATCAGCTAATTTATATACTCTAAATACCAATCCATTTTCAGAAGAAATATGAAACTCTTTGATATCAATATCATCTAAATTATTATACCCAACACCCATACAGCTTGAATTATTATTGCAATAAATAAAATTATATCCATTTTCGTAACAATTATAAAACATTATATGATCGCAAAAATGGCACTTATTGATGAGAGGCTTATTCATTGTAGTAATAAAAATTTAAATAAAAATTCCTTGTGTTCAGGAAATTGCTGAACAATAACATATTTTAAAATTGGCAGTTCTTTTCTATTTAAACTCTCTTTAATTAATTTTTTAAGAGAATAATTCTTTAATAATTTTTGATTATAATATCGCTTTCTGGCAATAACATATTCCAATAATATAATATTAAGCTTTGTATGAATATTTTTCATAGAAAGAATATAAATATTGTATACTTTTTGTCAACTAATAGCCAATGATTTTATGTAATTCTTTTTTAATTGTACGAAGTGTTGGTTCTTCTAAATAATCTATAATATTAGATAATGCTTTTAAAGAATGTTTAACTTCTGATCTTAAAGAATCTATCGCGAAATCTTGATCTTCAGCTGCACTCATATCAAAATCATCTTCGTCGTGAGAGGGGGTTCGTACTATTTCGGGCATATCATCTTTAAATTTGGGCATGACAACAGTTTCGGGAGTTTCTTCTTCGTCTAAATGCCATTTACTTAATTTAGAATTAATAATTTTAATCATATCATTGGTTCTTAAAACACCCGAATTTAAAGTATGTTCTAATCTCTGCATATCAGGCAAATCACTATCATCTCTAGACATTAAAAGAGCAATAATTCTTTTAGCCTGATTATATAATCTTTTAGCTTCTTTTGCCATCTCTAATTTGGAAACAAGTTGACCAATTTCTAAATTACTTCTAAATAACGTAGAAAAATTAATATTTTGCTCAAGTGTTTGTGCTTTATTTTTTAAAATAATAGCGTTTGTCAAATGCGATTGCCAGCTCATAGTAAAATTCCATAATATGGCATTATTAGGTGAAATATTTATATTCGTTTTTAATTCTATCACTATTCATTATCACATCCTGCGCATATGGAACAACAGATTGTGTTTTTACTAATAAGCCAGACGTTGAATGCTATGCTGGAAAAATAATTACAGTGTATGCAGATAATAGCTTGCCTGAAGAAAAACAATTATTATTAACTGATGCGTTTGCCGAATGGTCTCTGAAAACACATGACGAAGTACGATTTGACATCTGGTTTTTATCTACTAACAGTTTTAAAAATGAAGCAGAAAATGATACTTTTTATTTTTTCAATAGAGCCCCAGCAGATAAAAAATTTGCAGGATATACTACTTGGAATTTTAAAAAGAAAACAGCCATTATAGAAGTGGATCCGGCGCTTTCATTAAGTATATTTACACCCGTAACATTACATGAAATCGGTCATGCATTAGGTTTGAATCATTCAACAAATGATAATGCAATTATGCACGATTCAGTTAATTCAGAATCGGATATTATTTGTGAGGATTTAATGAAATTTTGTGATTTATGGTCTTGTAGTATAAGTTGCTAATCTAATAAACATAATGCCCTAATACGTTTAATTATATATTTAGAAGATAAAGAATTAAAATTTACTAATTCACGAGAAGTTTCGTAAATAGCTTTTTCTTGTGAAGATAATTGTATGTCTGTTTTGTTTTGAGAATAATCAGATAGTATATGATATCTGGATTTATTTTTTTTATCTGTAATAAAAAAGAATAATTTTTCCAGATCTAACTGCTGTTCCTGAAACTTATAATGAATACTAAAATGAAAACTTTTACAATATAACTGTAAAAGTGGAATATATTCTAAATTTTCTAAATTAGGAAACTTATTTTCCATTAAATTAATATTAATAATATTTGTTGTATAATTCGAAACGATAATTTCATCGTTTGTAATAATTGTTTTATTTAAATCAGTATATGTTTTAATACTAATTTCGTTTCTTTTATCACATAATGGGCAAAATTCCCAATAATTCAAACAATCGGAAATTGTAGTAAACGAATTTTTCACAAACCTTTTATATATCAGATAAGAGGCTCTGTTTGTCTATTTAAGGCTTGTTGTATTGACTCGGCAGGACCTTCATTTAGTCGTTGCTGCATTGAATCTATTTGATTTTGAGCTTCTTCCGCAGCATTTTCTTGTGTCATATATTGTTGCAACCATTGTGGGGTTGTTTTTGCTTTAGGTTTTGGTTTAGGCATAAAAGTTGAAGTTAATTTTTTCAAATTATCATATAAATTTCTAGCTTTTGAATTTAATTCTCCACCACCATCTCTGGTGATTGAAACTACAGTTTCAAGTGATTTTAATAATTCGGGAAACTTTTTAGCATCTTTTTGAAATGCTTTAAAAGCTCCATATAAGGCATTGCCTGCTGCATGAACAGCATTCACATCTACTGACATTCCTGGATGTTTAGTTAAATCAAATTGCATTAAATCTATGGCAAAATTAGCTAAATTCTGAACAATCGGATTTTCCCAATGTTCTGTTCCAACTCTTGTTGACACCGAATAATGAGGAACTGGACCAGAAAGGGAAGCTTGAGGTGTCGGTTGTTTAAATACAAATGGTTTATTCGGATCTATTTGAGAGCGTTTAACCAGATTATTACATAATTTTTCAAATGCAGAAGCTTTAGCCAACAAATTCATACAAATATACAAAATTATGATACCTCTATTGACAAAAATTATTTAAGTATTATTATTCCCTCTCGGAGGCTAAATATGAAAGAAGAATTATTTGAAGATTTTATTATTAAATGCTGTGAATTAGACGAATGGGATTTACGCGATTTTCTCAAAAAAGAACTATCTGAGGCAGGTTTTTCTATTAAAGAAGATGATTATACATCTCGTCGACCTGATAAATATAAAACAATTCGTAATTTATTAGCTGTTCGCGGCAATTCCCCTAGAACCTGTCTTGTAGCACATACTGATGTCTGCCGTGATCATAGCTATAGAAGCCAAATACATCAGAAAGCCAAGCCCGTTATTAAAGAAATATCAACAATCTTTGATAAAAAAACTCGTATTATTCAAGATGAAAATAATAAAGTTCAAGTTGGTGGCGATGATCGTTTAGGTGTTGCTATCAATACTTGGATTGCATTAAATACCGGCTATGATATGGCATTATTATTCACAACAGACGAAGAAATTGGCGCGATTTCAGCAGATTATTTGTCATTAGATGAATTAAATGATTTTGATTTATTAATTCAAGTTGATAGAGGGAATAATAGCAACCAACTGGTGACAAGTATTTCTGGAGTAAGACTATGTAGTGATAGCACTGCCAAACGATTAATTAATATTTCTAAAGAAATTGGTTTACCCAGATATACTGTTCGTGGATTATTAACAGACGTACTTGCTATTAGATCTAATAATAAATGTCGAGAAGCTGTTAATATGACATGTGGTTATCATAATAGTTATGGCGCCAGTGCAAATGAATTCATTAATATTGAAGAAGCAAAAGATACATTAAAATATGTTTCAGCCATTATTCAAGATTATGAAATGAAAAACATAGAGGATATAGAAAAAGTATCAGAACTTATTGAAGAATCAAAAACAGCAATACAATCAGATTCGATACAACAGGCATCAATTAATTAAGAAGTATGAAATAGTTGACTGGGGTACATATGGTCTACTTGGAAAGTTTGCCCTGGTGGACCATATTTATTTTGTTCGACAGCTGCAAGCCCGGCTTTTATAAATAAAACAATATCTGCCAAATCTCTATTTGTATAATCATCGAAAGAACGGATTACCAATATTCTTAAACCATTGCCATGCACTTCTTGAGGATAATTAGAATCTACACTAATACGTGAATCAAATTCAGAACCAGTTATAGTTTCATTTATAAACAATTGACGTTGAACCGCTGCTTTAACATTATCGCTGAGATCTGCATTTACAAATATAATAGCAGGAGGAGCAGCCAGATTAACCATTTCTACAATATACAATGTTATGCTGAAAGTTAAAATGAATTATCAAAATATTAAAATTGATTTCATTGATATAATCGCTTGAGGAACACACTATGAGCAATTTAATTCCAACCTACAAATTTGCATTACGCGAAGATTTAAAAGAAGAGAAACAATTTTTACCAACTAAAGCAGAACCAAAAGCTACAGGATGGGACGTTAGAGCAGCGATGCCAGACAGACAGTCATTAATATTAAAACCATTCCAACATGCCAAAATACCTCTTGGGTTTCGTGGATTTTGTCCTGATGGTTGGTGGTATGAATTGAAACCAAGATCATCTACCTTTGGTAAAAAATTTTTACACGCTTTATATGGAACTATTGATGAAACATATGAGGGAGAATTGGTTTTTGCTTGTCAATATATTCCAACATTTGATATGCAAGAATTAGTGTATGAAAATGAATTTGAGTTTAGGGACAAAGTTAGCTTAATAATATCTAATTCTTTGGCTGATTTAGTTATTAATTTTGGCGATGCTATAGGACAAATAATACCAATTGAACGACAAGAAATGCGGGTGCTAGAAATATCAAATCAAGAATATAATAGTGATTGTGAACAACGTGATGCTGAACGGAGAACGGGTGGATTTGGTTCTACAGGCTGAGAGGAATAATGAATAAACCAAAACAACAATTTGATGTCAAATTAGAAATATTAGTACCTACTACAATTACTTACAGAGTATCTGCAACAGATGAAAAAGAAGCTTTAAAAGAAGTAGATAAATTCTCTGCTCGTAAATTATCATATAAACAAAATTTAAATCGTAAAATAAAATTAAAAGCGATCGTGTATACACCAAATTCTAGTATGGTTAAATTCTCTAAAACTTATAGGAATATTTGATGAGCGGATTAGCTTATTATATTTTGGATACTGAAACTACAGGTCTTAAGGTTGGAGATCAGGAAATTATTGAAATCTCAATAATTAGAGGCAGTGACAAAGTTCAATTAACAAGAACAATTAAAGCACTTAAACCTAAAAATGCTTCTTATGATGCTCTTTTCATTACTGGTAAAACCATAGCAGATTTATCAAGAGGCATCAGTAAATTACAAGCTATAGAAGACGTGGATAATTTTTTAACTCAGGATGGTTTAACACCCGCACATAGATGTATAGTCGCTCATAACGCAGCATTTGATCGAAGATTTCTTCATTATATGTGGGAAGAACAAAATAAAGCATTTTGCGCTCACTTATGGCTTGACACGGTCCCTCTATCTAAAAGAATGGCTGCACAGATGGGAAATCCAAAAGCCAAAGTAAAACTAGATCTAGTTATGGATCTATTCGGATTAAAAAAATACAGCGGCTTACATACAGCTAAAGGGGATTCTAGAAACACATATATATTATGGAAATATTTGATGGATTCTAATATTGAATATTTAGATCTCATTAAACAATTTCCACATGGTAATCAAGAATATTCAATGGAAGATATAGAAGAGTATGAATAATGTTTATGCACTTTACATATAAAGAGTTCAAAACAAATCGGGATAAGCATTTATTTACTTTTACTTACATACTTCATGACAGTGAATTTACAGCACAACTTGCTCTGTCTATAAATATTGATATATATGCATCAAGAGGTGATGCTTCTTTACTACCTTCGGGTATCATTTCTACTTATTCTCAACATTTAAAATCTCAAAAAGAAATTGCAACAAATCTTGCTTTATTCTATAAATATTCGACCCCAGAAAATTTAAATTTTGAAAAAATTAAAAAATTTGTTTCAATTGATAAAGATTGGACGGATATGTATTTTCCGAATTTAAAATTTGGTGAAAAATATTATCGTTGTACACTTAATCAAATAAATAAAATTAATTATACCGGCGCGCCATATGCGAAACATCTCATTGGAACAATTCAATAAAAAAATAGCCAAAAAAATCCTTTTGGTAGGCGCATATACTAACAACAAATTTTTACCTAATATTATTAAAAACTGTAGATTAAAACCAGAAACCGTATTTAGTCAAACCTTTAATTCTAAATCAGGATTAGAAACAAAATGGGTCGATGAATTTGCCGATAAATATTTGGAGATCAAAAATAAAAAAATAAAAATACAAAACCAACAACACAAATTTCCGAACGTTTCAACAGATATTTTTAAAAACGAAACTATAAATTTTATTATTGAACATAGTCAATCTATTTGTATTGGTTTAATTCCTGAAAGCACAAATTTTATTCTGTTGTCTCGGGGCACGGATAATTATTTTCGTTGCTATATAAATGAAAACGATCAGCTCAATATTATTTCCCCTTTAACTGTGGGATACAAAATACTAGAAGCATTTATTAAATTTAAAAAACAAAAACATTTTATTAAACTCAATACCAAATCAGAATTAAAAGACCTACGACATGTAGAATGGTTTATTGTCACAGTTCCAGTGTCTAAATTCTTCATACCAAATATTGTGGCATATAGTAAATTAATGGAGTATTTTATATAATGAGCAATTCAAGTCGTGATGATCGTTTATCCCTCGAGGGCGAAGTATTGGAAACAAATAAAGGAATTTTCAGAGTAAAAATTAGCGAGTCTCATTTCGTTAATGCCCGATTAGGTGGTAAAATTAAACTCAATGAAATTAAAGTAATTGTTGGGGATAAAGTAATAGTAGAAGTTTCTCCCTACGATTTATCTATCGGACGTATTGTTAAACGATTGCGATCAGCTTAATTATAAGCCGAGGTCTCGCAACTTTTCAGCCAGTTCCCAGTGTAAATTTATTAATTTATTTTTATCAATTTCAAGTATGCTAAGTTCTTGTAATAATGCTTGTATTTTATGAACATCATCTTTAACAAGCTCGTATGTTTCTGGCGTAATAATGATTTCATCAGAATTACCTAAACTTAATACTGAGGTGAGTTGGCAATTTAGGTTCATAATATCAGAAAATGAAGCATGTCCAAAAGCTTGCGATTCAAATATAAAAATAACTTGCGTAGTAGATAACGGCATGCCGATAACCGGTATAGAACCTATAGGTAATGCTTGAAAATATGCCTTATTAGGAAAGTGAATATATCTATCGGTTTCATGTACTTTCATTGTAAATCTTTGCCCCATCAACATGATTAATTTATTTATATATTCATCTGATTTATCAATAAGTTTTTCTAAAGTAGTTATTGTTCCTTGATTCGGAAATCTGTGTGCTTGCATCATAAACAATAACCATAATGCTTTACTTTCTTTATTGGTTAGTTTTTTGCTATTTTTAAGCTTCTCTCTAGCATGATTTAAAGGACCTTCAATATGTATTTTACAAAATTTTTCCAGCCGATCACTATATATATTTTCTTGTGCCAAATAATGTTTAGAATTATTTTCTCCGACAAGGAGAAAATTTTTAATTGATTTTTTATAAATAAAAAATCTGCGATCTTCAATTTCCCATGGTTTAGTGTGAATTTTTGCAATGTAATGGTTATTCATATTACCTTTTCCTTTGTTTTCTTGGAGTTACACGATCACACATTTTACATCTACACATTAAACCGTCTTTTGCTTTATTACATTTTGAATAATTGATTTTTGACTGTATCATATTACATTTAGAACATGCTTTTAGATCTTGTGGTAGTTCCGGTAAAATTTCTATAGGTATGTGCTTGTAGTTTTTTCCGTTTAATACAAATGATATAGAAGAAATGGATGCATTATATTCTTTTGCTAAAATTTCACGTATGTATTTTATTTTGCGCAATTTCATATCATGAAATTTACGTCTAATCTCAATTACGTCTTGATCAGTAAAATTTGCAAATGTCGGACGCTGTCCCAAATGGGACTTGCTCATTTTTTCTATCGACTCTTCACTAAATTTAAATCCAATTCTTTTTGCACTAATTTTATCTTTTATTTCTTGAGTATGCCGCATTCCTCCGAGACCACCAGAGTTCATATTCATTCCATATATATGTTCATTAGCTCTATATAATAACACGTATCGTTGTTCTGCCGCATAAGCGAGGGTCTCATCATTAAAATATTCAATAATTTCAAAAGTAAAATTATCTTTACCGTATTTATTGATGGATTTGTGCAAATAGGAGTAACTGTTTTTAGGTGATTGTCTTTCTGCTATAGCAAGATGATCTTTCCAACGATTTTTGGCTGTATTTGATTTACCAATGTATACTTTACCGTTGACATGATTAGTAATCTTATAAACATAAAATTTTCTATCCCCGATACATTTGGCTCGCATCCATAGCACCTTCATCACTAATAAGAGTTGCATACTCTTTATTATTCAATATATCATACATATTTACAATTTGTTGATTTAATATAGCTTTTTGAGAAATTAATCTTATTGATGAAGAATAATCTTGATATAAAACACTATGACTTGTACTATTTGGTCTTGGTCCTTGAATAGCGTGCCCATCTGGATAATGCCATCCATATATCGCTAATCTGGTTTTATCAACAAGTAAATGTTTTGTGTATACAATATCTTTCTTATGTCCAGCGAGTAGTACAAAATTTCTATTCGCCCTTTGTTTTTCTATAGTATTATGATGATTAATTAATGTTTGAATATTTGTCATTTGATATGATGCGCCCATACCAACAGGCATTAATTTTAAATCTGCTTTTGTCCATATTTGATCGGACATTTTCTTAGTTGGCAAAATACAATCAAAAGCATCTACTATTTTTCTTGCCGTATAACCATTCAAAGAAACTCTTAAAAAATCCGAACCATTTCCAACACACAAAACATCTGGAGCAACAAAATAAGTTAAAGTATTAATCTTATCACTAACTGTTATGGGCACGAAATTATTCATCCAAAAAGGCATATTGCCTTTAACACAGTGCTGATAAATAATATCGTCTCTTTGTTGAGTTGCTCCAATATTTAAAATTTCAGCCCCAATTTGAGATCCAGATATATTTTCTGAAAATGGTAATTTAGGGTATAAATCAGAAACTTTGTAAGTTTCAGGAAAATCTAATTTTTCTATACTTACTTCTACCATCCTGGGAGTTGCAAATAAAGATTTAACATAATTTATCGTGCTATCAAAATATTTCATATAGACCTTAAACAATAAAATCTATCATACGAGTTGGCACAAAGAAGTCATGGGTGGAAGCCCAGTTAATATAATCAGAAGAAAACCAACAATGACCTTTATTTCCCCAACCCTCTCCCCAAGAATTGCGGATAAAAAATTCTCTAACTCCATTAATAGTTCTAATGCCAGTAATTAGCATAGCATGTCCTCCCATAGAATCTTTTGGTGGATCAAATACTTTATTATCTCCGGTATATTCTAAAAATTCTTTTCCCACAGAAGTGCCAAAAATTACGGGGTGATTTGCACGAATGGCAGTTTCAATTTGCTTTAATCTATTTTCGCCCGTCTCACCTATCTGATAAAAAGTTTCTATCGTATTATCATTACCTTCTTTATAAGACTCTAGAGTAGGTTTTATAAATACTTTGCTTGTATCGTATTGCCAAGTTGATTCACGACATGCACCTAATTTTTTTAAAGAATCTAAGGCGTCATGAATATAACATCCACTATCTGAATTAGTATCATTTGAATATACCCGAGCATTGTAATAAATAAAAAGACGACTCACTTGTTCGACTTTTGCAGGATCTTCTAATCCTTTGAGCATTTCGAACGCATCTGCAGTCGCATTAGCCGTGCACGAACCTATAATCCCCTGATTACTTATAGGCGTAAATTCAGGAATAATATGTATGTTATTTTGTGAAGATGCCATTTTCACAAATTTATCTATTCTAAATTTTGAACAGTTAATTTCGCCAACCGATGGTCGGTATCCACCCAATCTAAAATGCATTTAATTTTCCTTATTATGTATTTTCCAAGTAGAAATACGCAAATTGCCGTATATTTGTTTAAATTTAATTGATACATTTTTATAAGATTTGCCCGTTAGGATTTTATGAATTGTGCCCCTGCAGGTATTGTAAATTTTAGCTAAATCTTCTGTAGATAAATAATCTATATGATATAATTTAAATAAATTTTCTATTTGATGCTCATCAAATTTTGATTGATAATTTAAATGTCCAAAACATTTCATAGAGGTATCATTTTTTTTAATCCCATATCGAGATATTAATGAGTGGCTTATATTTTTATATGTATCACCTTTTAAAACCCTATAAATAACATTTTCGTCTACTTTGTATATTTTAGATATTTCTTTTGGAAATTTATTATAAATATGATGCAACTTAAAAATTCTTAAAATATCATTATTTTTTAATTTTGCATTATAAACCTCTTCGCCAGCTCTTTGATTATTAGAGATATGATCGCCACCATCAGTAGAATTATATATTGTATAATTTATAGACCGAAAATAAGCAATTTGCTCTATTTCTTCACATTTACATTCTTCTATATTATCATATATTTTGATAATATCAAAACTAAAATTATCTGCACCATACTTTTTAAGCGCCCGACCTATCACTTGGATATTACTATATTTTTTATTTGATTTTAAAATTGCCCCATAATCTCTTAATCTTTTAGAAATATTAGATGAAATTCCTATATATAAATTACCATTGATAATATTTGTAATACAATATACAACAGGTAATTTACAAATATAATAATCCTTCCAATTGCCTTTAAATTTCTTAAATGATGACTGCCTCACACTCATAATACGCCTTTATTGTATACAAGTATTCATTTGATTACATGATTGTATTTGAGATAAACATTTGGGTGATAAATTAACACCGTTCATCATTGTTTCTTGACAAAATTGAGTAAAGCTTTTACCTTTTATTGTATATGGACGATCCGAAGGAATACATCCCAACTGTTTTAAATGAGTTTCGGCCACTTGACAATATGCCAATTCTTCGGTAATAGGAAGAGGACCATTAGGACAAGCAACTAAAATACTTGCCAAAAAAATTATAAAAAATAAACCTTTTTTCATTTTAAATACCTATTAAACCTTGATATAGATATACGGGTTTATTGACACAAATTAAAAGGACAGAAATTTAATGATTAATTTTATAGATAGTTACTCCTTTGATGATCTTATGCTTGTTCCAAAATATTCAACCGCGAGAAGTCGTTCAGAAATCGATATTTCCGTAACGTTAACAAAAGGTTTTAAATTTAATTTACCATTTGTGCCGAGCAATATGAAAACAATTACCGAATTGTCGATGGCAAAATTAATTTATGAAAACAAAGGTTTAGCAATTTTTCATAGGTTTACTGAGTTTGAGACTCAATTAAAATGGTTAGAGGAAATTAAAATCTGGGGAGAAGATACTACTAAATTTATAGGTTTTTCTGTTGGGGTAAAAAAAGAAGATTATAAAAATGTTGATGAACTAATAAATCGTGGGGCACAAATTATTTGTATAGATATCGCTCATGGCGATTCTCTTCATTGTTTAGAAATGACACGATACATGGCAATAGAATATCCCAATGTTTTGTTGATATCTGGCAATGTGGCTATGGGTGACGGGGCTAAAAGAATATGGGAAGCCGGGGCAGATATTTGTAAATGTTCGGTTGGGAGTGGATCGATTTGCTTGACGCGTATAAATACTGGGAACGGTGTCCCTAGTATGACCACTTTAATTGATTGCTATCAGGCAAAAATTGAAACGGAAAAAAATCTTCAAAGAAAATTATTTATTATGAACGACGGTGGATGCAAAACTCCCGGGGACGTTGTGAAAAGTTTGTGCTTCGCAGACTTAACAATGTGCGGTAATCTTTTTGCCGCATCTTCAGAAACTCCCGGAGATATTATTAAAGAAATTGATGGTAATTTATATAAAAGCTACGTAGGAAGTTCAACACATCGCGGTACCTATACGGAAGGTGTAGAGGCGGTAGTCAAATATAAGGGTGAAACATCACAAGTTATTCAAAGTATTACTGAAGGATTGCGTTCCGGCATGAGCTATCAAGGTGTTTTTAATTTAGAAGGCTTGAAGAAAAACCCACAGTTTGTTAAAATATCTTCTGCCGGATTACGAGAAAGTAATGCCCACGATGTTCAAGTTATTAAATAAAGGAAAATATTATGGGAATACCAGATGTAGGTTACGTATATGCGGAAATGCGAGAAGATATTTTTAATGAATTTCCAGAAATATTACAAATATTGTGGAAAGAAAATAAAACTTCAAAACCAGAATTAAGACTTAAAAATACTTTTGAAGATAAAGCATATGCGGATGGCGCAAATTCAGAATTGAATGAAGCCTCGAAAGAATTACAAGGTTTATGGCCAGAAATTAAATCTATATTAAGCTCTTCTATGTTAAGGGGTTGGGGCGAAGACCCGAATGCGGTGTATGTTATGAATAAATTTTATACTGCGTGCCCAACAGAAGATTATGATGAAGAGGAAATGAAATTAAATGGTTATTGATTATTATAAATCAGACTATATAAAGTTCAAAATAGAAAAATTTATACTAACAATACCCACAGATATAAAGTTTGAAACTTTTAATGATCCTAAAAATTATTATGGAATTATTTTTAAATATAAATCATATAAATACGAAATAGTAGATTGTTTATTGGGACCAAGAATAATTATAAATGGCAAAGAAGGCGAATGTAAAGACATGCCATTTAATTTAGGGACCGCTAGCTTTTTACCAGAATTTATTACAGTATCAAAAATAACATGACTTGTATTATTGGGGTAAAACATGAAAACAGAATTTATATGGGTAGTGATTCTGCAATCACATTACATCATGGATTAATCGCTGCAACCGATACTAAAATTCACAAATATTTTAATTGTTTGGTTGGTTTTTCGGGTCCCAAAAGTGTACCAAATTTGATAGATGAAGAGTTTAAAATTTTTGAAGGCAAATTTGATAGTGCGCATTTAAATAAAATTTGGAGGACTTTAATAAATTGTACTCCAGCAAATTGTGAAAGCGAATTATTAATTGCAACAAACAAAAATAAATTAATTTGGGTAGGCAATATGGCTTCCTGGCGTTATATAATAGAAAATTATGAATGCATAGGAAATGGGGCACAAATTGCAAAAGGGGCAATGGAAATGTCAAATTACTATTCTAACGATCCTCAAGAAAGAATAATAAAATCTTTAGAAATATCAAATAAATTTTGTACAGGTGTGCGACCGCCATTTTATATCGAAAGTATAGGATAAATTTATATGACTAATTTAAATATTGAATCAGAAAGATGTTATGCAATGAATGAAGAAGAATTTTTTCCACGCACAATGCCTATACAAAAACCCGGTTCGTCAAAACAAAATTACGGAACTCCACGAGAATTTATTCAAGCTGTAGAAAATAGGTTTGGTAAATTAATTTGTGATCTTGCTGCCAGCAAAGAAAATACCAAATGTGAAAAATTCTTTGATGAAAAAGATAATTCGTTAAATCAAAATTGGGCTGAGCTTTACCCGGAGAATAACTTATGGTTGAACCCACCGTTTGGTGGTATTGGAGTCTGGGCAAAAAAGTGCTATGAAGAAAGTCAAAAAAGACAGGGATTAATTTTATTTTTGACTCCGGCCAGCGTAGGTACCAATTGGTTTTATGATTATGTACATCAAAAAGCAATGGTTCTTGCGTTATCCCCGAGATTAGTTTTTGAGGGAGAAACATCAAGTTTCCCTAAGGATCTTATGCTATCTTGTTATGGTATGGGACTTAAAGGTTTTGACGTATGGAAATGGAAATAATTAGAAAGGAACAACAAATGGAAACAACATCAATGTCAGAATTTTTTACAACTCTTAATCGTAGAACAAATGAAAACAAATATCACAAATTACTTCAACGTATGAGAAGTTTATGTGTTGATGCCTCACATCGTGGAGTTTTTCAAACCAAATTAATATTAGATGAAAATAATTTTCAACAATATTTAGATGTTAAAGTAGCAGATATAAATCACCCTAGGGCTTTACTTGTAGCTATATTTAATGAACTTAATAATTTTGTGCATTTCGCAAAAGATGCTTATAAAATTCATACTAAAGTGATTTTACACGATAGTGTTCTCCATACCGATCCTTCGTATTGTCAATTAGTATTTGATTGGCATACGCAAGGACATTCCAATGAATTAAGAACAAATGAACCATTTGGTATACGCTATTGCGATCCACAAATTTCATGAGGCAATGATGGAGACTCAAAAACCAATATCTAAATTTAATTTTGATCAATTCATTACGGTAAGATATAAAAATCAAACATATGAACAAGCAATTGAAGAACGTGTAGATTACATTTTAAAATGTGTGTTTGAAGCTGGAAATTCACGATTAGATAATTGGTGGGTTTCCGGAGCGAATGAGGGTGAGTCAGGTGATATATTTTCTATAATTCACAAAGATTATATTAGTGTTAGTTGTCTAGAATATGACTGTACGGCATCCGATTATGATAACTTTAAAGCAATCATAAATGGTGAAACTTGGAATTTATTAGAAGATATTCCAACACGATGGTTGCACGAAAAATTTGAAAATGAATTGTTATCTGGGGTTAAACTTTTTAGAATTGAGCAAGAAAACAAAAAGCAATTAGCTGCCACAAAACGAAAAGCTAATAAAGTAAAAAAAGAAAAACTTATTGAATCAGCAAGAACCAAGCTAACCATAGAAGAACAAAAGGCTGTTGGAATATTTAAAAAATGAATACAGATACAGATAATTTAAAAATATTAGCCCATTTGTATAATGAACAATTTACGTATAAATATATTCCTAGTTTTGAAGCCACGCCAATAAATATTAATGTTATAAGATATGAAAATATAGGAAAAGATAACTATTTTGCAAATATTATCGCACCAATAATTAGAGTATCAGCATTAAGGCGGGAAAATTATATGGCTAGTTGGCAGATGAAAGAATTAAAATGGGAAGGGTATTTAAATGTTTGGTGGCAAGCCGTAGCTGATAATGCAAATCAATTTAAGAACATATACAAGGGATAATATGTCTAGAACACAAATGATATTTTTAAATCATCCGGCTTATATTGGATACTATAAAGATCTAAAAATGATTGGTTATTGGTATAGTAAGTGGGATCCGGATTTTCCTATGCCACAAAATTTTGTTGATAAAACCTGGGACGAAACAGAACGGCAACTAGTAATTAAATATTTGAAAACGGCAAAATTTTATGAAGGTTGGATGGGTTGGTCATCTTGCAGATTTTGCGAACAAGAAAATGGCTCGACTTGTCTTACTGACGGTGTATATGTATTTCCGGAAGGTTTTGCTCACTATATAGAAGAGCATAATGTAAAACCCGATCAAGAATTCATTGATCACATTATTAATAAAGGAATATAAATGGATACAACAATAATTAAATCAATAGCAACCTTAAATGCATTAATGTCATCTGCATATCAGTGTGACGGTGTAATTAGTATTCATAATGATTTAGATATCAAATCGGCAGAATCATTTTTAGATAAGGGATTACTTTATCATTATCCAGAAAACTCTACAAACGATCCGAATGAACGTTGCTACCGTTTAACTGATGCCGGTAAACAATATGTACGCAAAGAATTATCTATAAAAATGAAAATAGAATAATATTTAATATACACAAGGGTATAAATGAACGAAACAATTGATTTTGATGGATTATGTGGCGTTATATATATGCACGCCTCATCTGATAAACAAGTTCGTTGTAAATATGAATTTGGTCATGGTGGACCTCACTCCTACGAGAAAAATTTACCTACCTTCAGATGTGGTATTAGATTAATGGATATGATATTTACACATCCAGTTAATTTAAATAGCCAAGACCCAAATAGAAATAAACCCTATTGCGAAGAGTGTCAAAACTTAACAGATTCATTAAGTATGGGTGAAGAAGAAATTAGACGATTAAAAAAATGAAAAAAAGTAATAAAAAATACTGTTTGTATGACAAAGAACATAAATTATTTTATGAATGTTCCAGGCACAAGGGTTATGGAAAATGCGGAGAGGTTCTCGAACATTGTTTCGTGAAAGATATTAGAAAAGCCAAAATCACAGATAAATATTGGGCAAAGTGTTTGATAAAAGATTTAAATTCCACTAAAGCTAGAAATGATCATTATTACCCACAAACACCCAATCAAATAGAAATTATTCCAGTACAAATAACTTATGAACTGATAGTATGAATATACCAGATAATAAAGAAAACGAAATTGAAATAATTACCAAAATAATTACTCACCCAGCTGGGTTTAATATTGGTTTATTTGGAGATTTATTAACCATTCGTTCACATTGTGACGGATATGAAGTTGCCTGGATAGATTATGCTGACGGAACAGAGATCAAATCTCATAAAAATTTTTCACCGGATTGTATCAAAGAAGCAGTTAAATTTTTTGTAGAAAAAAGACACAAATATCAATTAGGTATTGATTTTGAAACATCATTAATGCAAAAGAAAATAGAATTAAATAATGAAATTAATTCAAAAATTTAAACCAAATGATAAGGTGCACGTTATAGATGGAGATATGAAAGGCGCAACCGGACGCGTATCATATACTAACTTTAAAAATCGAGAACCGATTTGTCATGTAAACTTGTATCCAGTAGATACTGATTATTTTTATACTTATGAATGCGAAATATTAGAACGATATTTGGAAACAATAAAATGAAAAAAGATAGATTCACAAAAAAAGTTTTTAAAGAAGTTAATAGATTATATTGGGAAGAAGGCTATGATCAATATGATATTGCCGAAGTCTTTAAATGTAATCAAGGTTCTATAAGTAGAATTATTAATGGATTGTTTACCCCTGTTGAAGAACGAAGAGCGGTTAAAAAACAAAAATATTCTCCGAATTATAAACCTTCTCCATATGAACCAGGAAGTGCAAAAACACTTCGTTGTAAGAGAGAAACATTACACAATACAAAATTAAATGTTACCAAAGCAAAAGAAATAAGACGAGCTTATTTTGCTGGAGAAAAGAACCAGTGCGAACTCGCTAAATTAAATAACATTAATCAAAGTAATATTTCAAGAATTATTGCTGGAGATAAATGGAAGATTTGCAAATGTTGAGGTATAGAGAACAAGCATATATGTGGTGCGCTCGGTCAGAGAGACAAATCGGTAACGATGAGTGGTAGACCAATATATGTTAATCCCAACATCGCTGACATACCGATGCTCTATAAGTATGTCTCCGAAAGGATTTAAATGAACAAAATTAAAGAACAGCTTCAAGAAGTATTTGAACTTGTAGAAGAATATAAATATCCGAATGATTGTTATAGTTATAAGGAACAAGATGGTATGATATTTATGTATAACAAAGCTGGACATTTGGTGATGTTTATGTCAAAACAAGATTGGTTAGATATATGTAAATGGAAAGGGGAATAGATGCCCAATATACCAGGAATGAACGGAACTGAATTGCCAGGGATTATAAGCAATATAAAAGAAAAAGCCTGTAATCAAGAAACATATATTCTAAAAGACTATGATAAAAATCTCGAAAATATAATAACTAACGGAATACAAAAACCAAATCGCACGGGAATTGACACCTTATCACTTTATGGTCTTCAAATAAGAACTATTATTGATAATTTTTTTCCAATACCAACAAAGCGAAAAGCGTTTTATAATTCAATATTTGGGGAATTGCTCTGGATGCTATCCGGATCTACTAACGTTAATGTATTGCGTGAAAAATATAATTCTAAAATATGGGATTTTTGGCAAGATCCGGAATTTGAAAAAAGAAATAACTACGAGTCAGGTTCGTTAGGTCCAATTTATGGGCATAGTTTTGTCAATTTTGGTGGAACTTACAATGGTAATGATGGTTTTAACCAAGTTCAATATTTAATAGATGAGTTAAAAAGAAATAAATATTCTCGACGAGCATTGATTAATTTATGGGACCCAAGAGTAATGACAACAGATAAAGTAAAATTACCTTGTTGTCATTATAGCTTTCAAGCATTAGTAGATAATAAAGACCGTTTAACGGGAATACTAACACAGCGTTCCGGAGACTGGTTACCAGGAATTAGCGCGAACCAAATTTTTTATTCTGCTTTCTTGTATATGATAGGTCAACAATTAGAATACAAACCATATGAATTAATTCATAATGTGGCGGACGCCCACGTCTATGTTAATCAGCTCGAAGGGGCGCGTGCCTACTTGGCAAGACCGGAAATGCCATCACCACGTTTGGTATTAAAACCTGCAAAAGATATTTTTAGTTATACGCTTGACAATTTTGTTGTAGAGGATTATAACCCTGGCGCGGTTATAAAAGTTCCGATAGCCGTTTAAATTTTAATTTGCTTATAAATTTTAATGCAAATCAATTATCGTTGTATAGGTTAAATTATTAATGGATACAACATTTTTTATCAACTCTGGTATAATTGCGGTATTAGTTTCAGTAATCATATCACTAATTCATCATATATTTAAAAAAATAATTCAATTCCATTCATCTTATAAATATAAAAACATACCGTTTAAATGGTGGGCAAGAATTTTATTTTCTGATATAGAAATGTATGCACTGAATATATGTTTTAGAAAAGAGATAAGATCAAATCAATTTCCTCAACGTACGCGACCATCTTCGAATATGTTATCCAGGACCACCGGAGCCAACTTTTATGGATGAATACTATCGTGGATATGACGATGGTGCAGATGCTTTTCGTAATGCTATGAAAAAAGAATGGGAAAGAATTCAATTCATGGTAAATAATGGAATATGATGTTGATGAATTTGAAATTTTAAAATCTGAAAAAAATAATCTACCAGGTAGTAGGTTAACAATTTTTAATTGCCTTATATGCAATAAACCAGTTTCTGAAGCAGAATTATCTTCTATTAGATGGACTCATGCTACATTAAGACATTATACCTGTGAGGTAAAATTACATGACAACAATAATAAATTTGTATGGTGGACCCGGAACTGGAAAAAGTACAAGCGCGGCTTATCTTTATTATTTACTAAAATCTTCAGATAGAAATACTGAATTGGTACGTGAATATGTTAAAAATTGGGCATGGGAAGATCGAAAAATTAACACTTATGATCAATTATATTTTCTTGGAAAACAAGCAAGATATGAAAGTATGTTATACGGAAAAGTAGATTATATAATCACTGACTCTCCTGTTTTATTGGGTGGATTTTATGCCAAAAAATATTGCCCTGATACGATTGCTGCTGGAATTAATGCTGCCACTTTAGCTTTTTATAATCAAGCAAACAAAGACGGTCACCGGCATAAGCATATAATGTTAACAAGAACTAAAACATATAATCCAGCAGGACGTTATCAATCCGCTGAAGAAGCTAAAAATATAGATTCAGAAATACATCAATATCTACATGACATGAACATTAACTTTATTGAATGTAAAACTGATGAAGTATCATTAAAACAATTAGTGAGTCAATTATAGGATTTAAAATGAATAAATCAGATTACTTTAAACCAGAAAATAAAATCGCAGATTCAGAAAAAGAATATTTAAGTCCTTCCGGTAAATATAAGTTAATAACTACCAGATTTAATACCGGACCTAAAAGTTGGAATTACTCACAAGGAATAGTTTATAACATAAACAGTGATAATCCTATTGCTATAATTCAGCGCAATTATGGTGTTTTTCCTTATTTATTCGTTGAGAACCATCCGCAAGGGGATTTTTTAATCTGTGGAGAAAATTATCAAGGACAAACAATTGTTGATTTAAAATCTGGTCAAATTATTGGATCTATGTCTGAAGGAGCTTCCAAAGGTCACGGATTTTGCTGGTCAGAATATAGGTATGATGAAACTTCGCAAATTCTAATTGTTAATGGATGTTACTGGGCATGCCCTTATGAATTTAAATTCTTTGATTTTTCTAATCCGAAACAAGGATTTTTAGAATTAATGCTTGATAAATGCGTAGATGAGGATTCTCGTTGGCCAATAATTTCTAACGATAAAATAGAATGTTTTCAATCAGAATTTAATGAAGAATCAGACGAATATAATGGTTCTATTGCGGCAAAGAAAACATTTCAACGACAAGATAATAAATTAGTTTTATTGGAAGAATGGGTCTCGGAAAAAGAGAAAGAAGGAAGGCGCGCCAGAGAAGAAGCTGATAAAAAATATGAAGAGTGGTATGAAAATTTCATTACAACCGATCCGTTATATTTGACTATGTTAAATAATTTAAAAGATAAAAAATTTAACACTGCTTCAAATTATAATTCTATTGGGTATACGTATGAAGGTTGGTGCGAGGATATTTCTATTAAAGAAAGAAGGATGTGCCGAAGAATTATTCAAGCGAATAAATTATTCAAAAAATTAACTGTTGATTTAGAATTCGGTATTGATAAAGGTCCTATTAAATTAGTAATTTTTAAAGATGGCAAATTAGATGAGTCTGTATTTTTTGATCATTCAGTGGATGATATGAATAAAGCTTTTAACTATGTTGAGAAATTATTATGAAATATAGGAATTGCCCATCTTGTGGTGCTCCACCATTACAATTAAAAGCACCTGGTGTGAGATACGATCATAGCAAACAATGCAATGTTGGAAGAGTAGAAAGAATCTATCCTATAGGATCATTGATTAATCCATCTCCAAAATTTTTATATCACTGTCCTAAATGTAAAACCAAATTTACATTAAAGGATTATGATAACCCTGGAGACAGTCATACCAAAGAATGTCCAATTTGTTGGGCAACGGAGGAAAAAAATGACACAAGAACAATTTGATTGGTATTTTCCACCAGAGGATCCTGGATATGCTTTTTTGAGATATTGTAATAGTTTAGCCACCATTACGCAATTAGATAATGGTGAGTGGCGTTGGGAAATCCATCAACCAGCTCAAATTATAGTAGATATGGATGGGTGGTGGGGAATTAGTAAAACTGCCAGAGACGCTATATCAGAAGTAGAAAAGAAATTATGACACACTACTACGACAAAGAAAAATGGATTAAATATCTTAAAATTGGAGATTATATTTGGGATTGTCGAAATAAAAGACGAAAAATCACTGGGTTTACAAAAACCGGGAGCGGTGATAAAATATTAGAAACGCGTGACAGTAGTTGTTCAGCGAGGCATTGTGCAACAAAATATAAATGGGATTGATTATGTTTAAAATAAATGATAAAGTTAAAATTAAAGAAGAGGTTTGGCAAAAATTTTGTAATGATAATAATTTTCCTATTTCACTGAATGTTGAACAACTAGTAACGCGTGTGCACAGCAATAATCAGGAAATGTTTTATTTACTTTCATTTCCACTTGTTTGGTGGCGAGAGGAAGATTTAGAAGAAATTAAAATGTAGTATATGAACAAGTTACAGCAATTCAAGGAAAATCGCGTAATTACAGAGTTGGCGATAGGCTTAAATGCACTTGCACATATATTGTCAATACACTTTATCCACTGTGGGATAGTAAAACGGGTAAACATTTAAAAGAAGATGGTAGAAATAGTTTTGCGTGTCATGCAGAGTTTGCATGCACTTGCCCAGTGCATGATAAAAATAGATAAGGATTGTTATAATGAAACAAATTATAATTGGATTGATTTTTGCAACGATAGTGGGAGGGCTAATATATGTATTAGAAACTTCGCCACACTATGATTATGAAACAAAATGTGAGGGCACCAATATTAAAAAAACCAAAATAGCTGAAGACAATGGTTGTAATATATACGATACAGTCATTCATGAAAAATGTCACGTCAAAACTTATACAAATGGTGTTTACTCACATGATCAACCGGAATATATTGTTGACAAAAAATTTACTTGGATTGATTGTATGAATCATTCTACTACCAAGATAGAGCACAAAAGTTGTGGCAAGATGTGTGAAGGAGAAATTATTACTACTTCTCCTTAATGAGGAAAATATGCAAGAAATTATTGGAGATATATTTAATTATCTTAATGATAAAGATACTAATGCTATTTGCATTTTTACAAATGGTATTGTAAATAGTTATGGATATGCTATGGCTGGTGCGGGACAAGCGGGAGAAGCGTCTCGACGATGGTTAAATTTTAGAACTCTTTTAGGAACCCACATTAATAAAAACGGTAATATTGTTGGAGTATTAGGTAAGGTAAATAATTTATCAAATTATATTTCTGATAATGGTCATATAAATATAATTAGTTTTCCAACAAAACAACATTTTAATAAACCATCAATACCTAAATTAATAGAACAATCATCTAAAGAATTAAAAACAATAACCGATCAAAAAGGATTCAAAAAAATAATTCTTGGAAGACCCGGTTGTGGTAAACACACGGGACGGTTAAGCTGGGATAAAGATGTTAAAAAATTGATCGAACCATTTTTAGATGATAGATTTATCATTACGAGGCAATTATGAAAAAGACATTTTTACAAGAATATGTGGATCACAAACTTAATAGTATTAGAGCGGATATGGATGATCTGTCAGATTATTTAGAAAATTATACAGATGATACTCACAAAATAGAATTAAAAGATTTAAAAAAATGGAATATAAATCCCGAACAATTTATATATAAATTTAAACCTTCTATTTCTGAAATAAGAAAAGCCATAGAAAAATCGGATATTTTACACATATTAGCAGAAAGATATAAAAAATCGGTTATACGTGATATTCCAAAAGATATTCTAAATAACATTATAAAAGAAGATAAGGCAGATATACGAGATGAATTTGAAGAGGAAAAAGAATTTGATGTAAGAGAGTCTGCTATTCGTAAATTAAAAAAAGCCAATCTAACTAAAGAAGAAAAAGAAGTTTTAAATTTATCGTGTTTATAAATATTTACCATAAACCTAATACAGGATGGGTATTACGAGATTCTGAATTTGAAGAATTAATTTGGTCTTCATTAAACACATATTATAAAGGACCACCTCCTGTCCCTAATATTATATTATCTATTGTTAATGTATATAAGAAAAGAGGTCTCCCGGTACTACCTAATCTAAAAATTTGGTACGATGAAACTGATGCTGAAACAGGATTATATTGGTTAGAAACTAGTTATCATTTTTTTAATATTCATTATCCGGAACTACAATTCAAGAATTATTATAAGTGCCTTAAAAATTTTTTAGAAAAGAAAAAATGGATTGGTGTGAAGAAAAGATGGAAAAATAATGAATTTAAATAAAATAAGCATATTGATGGGAGAAATGTTTTTAGAATTTGGACAACTAAATATTTCTTATGGCAAATGGATTAAAGCTAAAATAGCAGGCTCTCAACATACTGAAGAAAAATTTGATATTGAAGATAAAAAAACAAATATCATTCATCGATATTTACAAAAATGCGAACAAGAAAACATATTGAAAAAAGATTTCTTAGATATATGTATAACCACAGATTTTGAAAATAGAAGGTTATATCACAATATGGAAGAATTAGATACTGTTATTAATGATAAAGCAAGACAAATTGCAATTACTGTCATTAGTGAAAATTCAACAGCAGGATTAAATGATTTATTACGTAAATCAATGAATATAAATAAAGGCACAATTAGTGCTAAAATTATGAAAGCAGAATTACAAAAACAATTAAAAATAGAAAAATTAGCATTAGAAAAAACAGTAGAAGAATTAAGTAAAGGCGATTCGAGAATATCTATTAAATTAGATAATTTTCTTAAAGATATAGAAAAACAAATAGCTGATATTGAAGAAAGATTAAAAAAATGAAAAAATTATTTTCTTGGGCAACAAGTCTTATTAATTCAAATAAATTAGAAAGATTGGTATTAACTAAACAAGGTGCATTTATGGCTGCCTGGATTACAATCGACGAAGGACAATATACTGCTTTCGCATTTGATCAATTACCAGGAGGTAAAACAACTGTTAGTAATACTTTTACCAATATGGATGAAGCTAAACATTTTGCCGATCAAGTTTTGAAAGCCCAAGGCTTTAGTAGGTAATGCTAAAAATTTTATACGCAGCCAATAATTATACTTCGTCTTTTTATTCTTTAAAAAGATTTGTTGATACTTATTCTAAGTTCTATCAAATTAGAACGGCTGCGTATTCTAAATCTATTCAAAATATTAATGTTAATTGGACATTAGATTGTTTATTGGATTTTAAAAATAAATATCAAAATATATCTTTTAAAAATAGTAATTTTGATCTTTATCTTAGAGAAATTAAAAGATTTAATCCGGATCTAATTATATCTGATATAGAAATTTATACCTCTTACGCAGGTATTAAATTAAATATACCTGTGTGGCAAGTTAGCCCATTACTTCTATATTATGCAATAGATACAAAACATAATTTATATAAATATTATTCTGGCGTTATTAATAAAGATAGTGATAAACAAAAATATATTATATATATTATTAATAATTCTATTAAAAAACTAATACCCTCGCATTTAGGCGATCTGAACTCTAAACCTATTTTAAAAGAAGAATACGAGTGGATACGACCTAATTATAATTACAATTTAAGTGTGCCAATGAGTTGTGGAATAGGATTAGCGGATTTATATTATAATAATATTAAAAATGAATTATTTATAGATTATTCCGATCCAGAGTCAATTATTACTTCCCATTATAATAAATTATATGATAGTTCTAATCTCTCTATTGACAATAATATCAAATTTTTGTCTCAACATCTTAAAGAACTTGATATATAAAATGAAGAGGTAATATATGAATAAGACCGTTAAAACAACTCCAACAAATCAATTTAATAAATTTCAAGTCCAAGGAAGAGTAAAAGAAGTTGATGGTTCAATATTAGCACCAGTTAATTCTGGATTAAAAATGATTATTGCCGTTTGTTCACAAACCGGAGAGTATGAATCACCATTTTACAATATGTTAATTAAACGTTACTCAAAAGTAAGAGATGATTATCGTAGCTTATTTATTAATCAAAACATTAAGTTAGGCACGATACACTCAACAGCAACTAATTCAGAAACCTGGGTTATGCAACTGGTTTGTTTAGATAAAAATAATAAATTAGATAAAAAATCATTAGAAGATTGTATTACAAAATTATTAGATAGTGCAAAATATGAAAAAGCTTCACTTCACGTTTCTGACCTATTATTTAAGGATGTGCCTTCAATTAAAAAATTATTGATGAGTAAATCCCCTGAAGCAGGTGTCAATTTATACATTTATAAAACAAATTCATAAAGTTAAAATATTTTTAAAATTAATATTTTAACATTAATTAGTGGGAACCTTTGCTCCAGGCGATACCGTATCGTGTAAAGTTGGATACGATAAAATTGCACACGCCTTGTCTGATGAATTTGAAATAATTCATAATTTTGATATAGTATGTAGTTGTGATGAAGGTTATTTAATTTATGTTCCTAGAGATTTATTTTTACTAAATTCTTTTGAATTAACGGCAAAAGATTGTAAAACATTTAAAATACCTTTAAAATTTAAAGATTGTAAAGTTCATTTTATTTCTGAAGGACATATAGTTAGTCTGGTTTGTAAATTAACCGGATTGAGTTGTAATAAATGTAATGAATATTATCCATTTGCAAGTCCAAATTCTATAAATATATTTATTTGTTGGAGTTGCAGAAATTATCCGTTTTACAAATAGCTTGGTATTGTTTAATACGATTAATCCACTCCAAATATAAAAATATGTGTATTTTAAATTAAAATTAAATATATGTTTAGTTTAATAGAATAAATAATGACATATTTATATATTTTAATATGGAAGGTGATATGAGTTTTGACGATATTTTACAAATATTAAAAAATTTGTTTAATCGTTTTATATCAAGACAAGATAAAAGACAAAATAGAGATTTAATGGATTCTAATTTTAAAGGCTTTCAAGCACCATTGAGGGGTCCATTAAAAAATTCTGGCGGATTTGATCCAACCGGTAAAGGCAGCGTCGGCAGAGTGCACCAAGGCATAGATCTACGAGCCCCCGGCGGAACTTCAGTTTATCCTATTGCGCCAGGAACGGTAACACGTGTTTATAATGATCCTAAAGGCGGCAATGCAGTTGTAATTAAACATAATAATGGTTTTAGTAGTTATTATGCTCATCTAGGTACTATATTATGTTATCCGGGCGATATGGTAACTTATGATACTGTAATTGGTACATGTGGTGCTTCTGGTAATGCTAAAGGCTTTCCACACGTGCATTTTCAAGTTTGGAGAAATGGTAATTTAATTGATCCTGCAAGCGTGATCAATGTACCCGCATATGTACCATTTAATCCTAAAACAGAACATTTATGGTTACCCGGCGCTAAAATGACTGCTGATAATTGGAATTTACAACAACATCTTAATTCAAAACCTACTTAAATATTATTTATAATATGTTGAATTTTAGGTTCTAATGCACGACGTAATATATTTTTAAATTCTTCCATTGAATTTTTAGCAGCCAATTCGTCAAAACGTGCTTTGTGTTTAGGCTTCCACTTACCACCTAAATCTATCCAAGTACGACAGAACAATAAAACCATTTCCGCAATCTCACCTGGAACGTTTAAATTATGTCTTTTTATTTTAGTATTAAAAAGATAATTCAAAAAGTCACGACTTAACAAAGCTCCTTCTGTTTGTGAAAAAAAGAAAAAGGCATTGTTATACGTATCCATTTGGAAATTACCATTAGTTAGAAATTTATTATGAGTTCCAACTGTACGGAAAGCCCTATACCATAATTGAGCGGCGGGATGTTTATAAGATTTTTCAACATTAAAAGCGATAACATTTTGTTTAATGTATTCATTAGTTAATTTTAAAAATTCAGCATAACTATCTGGATGTATAATTATATCCAAATCAGTATCTGCTGTTTTAGGTAATGTTTTATGTCCACGGATTACAATAAATTTAATATTTTTATTATTTAAAGCGTAAATAAATTTATGAAAATTTTCTAAATGCGAGTTAGGTTCTGGAGCCTGTAATGCAGCGTGAATAATTTCATTAGAACAAGGGGCTTGAGAAAAAGTAACATACAAATGTCGATAACCATTTGCATACAATAATGCGGAACGGTGTTTTCCATCGGTAATAATGAATTTATCTTTGTATACGCAAGCATAAATATCACATTCAGGATGTGTTTGATCAAAATCCAATCCAAAATAATTTAAAGATTTATCTTGTACTATAGCCGAATCTTCACTTGTATGTAATAAAGAATACTGTTCTATTAATTCTTCATTCGAATAACCCATTAATCTTTTAACCGTTACAGAATCTTTAATAGGAACTATTTTATAACTTCCATCTTTGACATGTCTGATATGATATATATTATCAACATGAACCACTGATGCAATAGGCTCTCTAAACTTCATATTAAATAAAGTAGTAAGAGGCGTTTTATCACGTAAGTCAAAAACTTCAAGTGCTTTTTTAGCTTCTTCCACATTATCGCTGCAATGAAAAATATTAAAATCAAATTCTTTTCTAGTTTCTGATTTAAAATTCAGAATTGACATATTACATAGACGATAACCTTCGGTGCGATATACGTATTCATATTTAGCTGGTAATTTTACTAAAAACACAGTGATAGGCTCTTTATATTGGCATCTAGTAGAATTTGTGGGAACAGGAATAGGAGCATACATTTCGTTGATGCGTCGCCCCCGCTCTTCAATAGACATTGAAACTTGTTCTTTCATAACTATTGAATTATTAAAAACATTTTCAACTTTTGCTATAAATTTTTGATCTGAGTTCCAAGCTATAATAACTTCGTAATCTTCCATATAAAAATATTACTTTATGGCCAGAATCAATTATTTAAAGTCATTATAATAGATTTAATATCTGATAAATATAAATCTTTATTTGAAGCAATAGATCCTAAGGCAGGAACATTTTTTCCACCAATCAAAAGCCACACACGTCGGGATTCAGGTTCCCAAAAATGATTCCTAAAATCCTTACTACGACCATGATCTGTTGTCAGTATAAATATAGTATTAGGATCAGTATAATTCATTAATTTAGCTATAAAATTATCAATTGCATTTAAACTTGTCCAATATAATAATATATTACCTTGATGAGCCCATTCATCCGTATCACCTAAAGAAATCCACATAAACTTTGGTTGATTAATATCCAAATAACTTAGAACAGCTAATTCCGTATATACATCTGGACGATATTCATCATTATTAAAATCATCCAATATTATTTTATTATCCTTTAATCCCAAACTATACCAAGGAAAATTTCTGACATGTTTACCAATATTAACAACGGCAATGGAATTATCAAAAGTTTTATATATAGTTTGCCAAGAAGCAAAAACTGCGCTGTGATACGCAAAATCATTTATAATAGTTGGTGCATAATTGTGATCACAATAATTATCTAAACAATCTAGAGACGGATAACCTCTTATAATTTCTAAATAGCCGGGCAAGGATACGTGAGCAGGACCTCCTATTAACACTTTAGATTTTTCACCAAACGCAATTCCATTGTCAATAAAATGATTATAGATATTGGGTATTAATTCTTTGCTTGAAGGTCTAAAATTGCCCACACCCTCGTGCTTATCAAATATGTCTTGCCATCTCACTCCATCTAAAGTGATTAATATTATTTTAGGAGATTTATTGGTAGCAATACCTAAATTAGTATCTTGTATTACAAAAATACAAGATAAAATAAATAAAAATAATATGCGAATCATTTTAATATTCCAGAAAAAGTTAATCTGTATAAATGGCGCCTCAAGCAATTATAATATTGATCAAAATCTAGATGAGGAAAATTTCTATTAATTGAGATTCGATCATATTCTAAAACATTCAAAGCGTGTTGCAACATAGCTTGTTTATTTTTCCAATAATAGGTTAAAAATAATTTTAAATTAAAAGCCACATTTAATCTTCTTCTTGAGTATTCATACAAAATGATTCTTATTTGAGTGCCAGAATCTATATCCAATATAGGAACAGTTAGCTCAAAATCCGAATCTATTAAATAACATACATCATAATGTTTTCCTTCATTCCACATTATATGTATACTTTGAAACATTTAATCCTTTTCAAACCCGCGATCATCCCATAAATATTCACAACAAGGATAAAATCTTCCTAAATCATCTGTATCTTCTATTAAAGTCACAGGATCGATATTACAAGAACATCCTCTTGGAACACATTCATCACAGTAGAATTTATCTTCACGTTCACAAGACGAGGATGGTAAGTACATCCAAATTGCTAATTTGGCACATCTACGACAATTATATTTTGCTGACATATTTCATTACTTTTAATTCTGAATTTTCCAAATTAATTATTTCAGAAGGTTCAAATCTTGTAGGATCGATCCAAGGAAAATAAACCGGACTATCTGTTTTTACTACTTCTGGAATTAAAGTCAAATAAATTTCCGATACTACAGGCATATTATTACAACCTTCTAATAACATTGCTTCTCGATAAATATTGGCGCCACCACAAATCCATTTTGTAGTCATAGCGTCTTCCAGCACTAAACTCATTCGCCTATACCAAGTGTCTAAAGAATCATAACAATAAGCACCTTCTATTTTTTCTTGACGAGTAATTACTATATTAGCTCTTTTAGGTAACGGTTTGCCAATTGATTCAAATGTTTTTCGTCCAAATATAACAGCTCCACCCGAAGTCATTTGACGAAAAAATTTAAAATCTTCCGGATAACGTCCTTTCCAAGGAATATCGTTTGAATGAGCATCACCAATCACACCATTTTTAGATACTGCAGCAATTATTTTAACAATCATATTTTACCTTAAATTATTTTATCCAACCTATTGCATAATTATCACCCGGATGTGAATTATAATCTCCTGTAGAATTAAATAATAAAAGCGGAGCATCTGAATGACAACATTTTTGGTTGGAACATAAATAATAAATAGAACTATTACGATCCATGCAAGCCCACAAATAACCCCAACGCTTGTCATGTTTTGAGATAGCTTTTAATTTTGATCCACATCTAATACAGAACCAGGGCGTATTTTGCCAACCACCATCTTTATATGGATCATATATATCAGTATCTAAAGATGATTTCATATGTTCACCATCAAATATGGTTTCGGTGGCATTTTTAATTTCTTTAACTTCCAATTTAACCCATTGATTATTTTTGTCAAAATCAACTTCTACATATATTATATCATTACTACTGTGAGAAAATTTTAAATACGCTCTATTAATTTCTAATACTTCTGTCAAATTAGAAAGCAAATTATAAATAAAATTATCTTCGATTTCTTTTTGAGACATAGAAAAAGCATCAACCAATAGATCATTATAATAAATTTCATAATCAGTATATAATTCTGTTGTATCAGAAATATTTTTACACGTCTTGTCAAATGACATTTTATAATCAGTAAATCTATTTTTAAGATATTGAATTATCATTCTATATTTCTTCCTGCATTTCAATATTTTCTTCCCACGACTCATACATTATTTTTTCAGCGGTGGTAAATTTATTTTTAATTTGTTGTATTAATTGTCTATTAAATGGCGAATTAGCATTTATTATTTCTTTTTCAAATGATTCAAATAACCAACGTTTTGGTAATCTTCTATATATACAAACCAATTTATTGTTAATAATTAAAAAGGGATCTGCGTCTTCTCGCAATTTTTCTAAATTAAAATTAATACCGGAAGTATCTAATGAATTTGTTTTAATTATATTACAAATATCTTCTCCTTCATTAAATAGCTGCCAGTCGTGAACAATATATCCGCAAGTATCAAAAATATAAGTAATTATATAACTAATTCGTTTTTGAATTTGAGCATCTACCATATAATATTCATTAAGAATATCTGATCTACGATTTAGTAAAACTTGAGTTATTGGTTTCATTTATTTAACATTTAATATTTAAGAAATCCTTCGAGCATCATACACAAAACAAAACCCTGTCCTATCGGATAGTCAGGGTGATTTAATACTTGGCTCCAATCTAATTCTAATAAACGATTATCAAAGCCCTCATAATCCTGCAAGATTATATTTTTTCTGTATTTTCATATAATTTTTTTAATTTAGAAAATCTTTTGTTTTTGCCACAAGTTCAACATAGGCGGGAACGAATATTTCATTTTGTGCTTGCAATCTATTTAATCTACGACCCTTCCATAAATGATAAAGTGGAGTTCTCCAAGCACCTAGCGGATGTTTAATTGGTTTGGGGTTATTCCATCCGGCTTGAGCCCAATTCCAATAAGATTGTAAAGGATTTCCATCTTCATCTGCATGTTCTACATATAATTTAGCAAATTGGTATCCATTTTCTATACTAGTCGCAGTGTACCCATCATATAATTCCATTGGACCAAGAAAAAAAGGAGAAAACCATTTTCCATCAGAATTGGAGTTAGAAGTACAATCTATAACAATACTATTTTTAGGTATCTCGTGTTTAAAAGATAAATTATATAACATATTTATAATTTCACTATTAACCCATCATCTGTAATATTTATTTTCCCTTGTTCTTTTAAAGACAATAATGCTGATTTTACATCTCCAGATAATGTTCTTGTACAACCACATACATAAATCGTGTTATGTTCACAACGTTGTATAAAATCATATATTTTTATTTGATGATCGGGAATCCATTTATAAACTTGATTATAAAAATTCATAAAAGCCTGCCCCCATTCTTGATCTTGGGGTTGTTTTAATTTTTCTGGTAAATCTTTGGGAGATGTGGCAAATGCGTGAGGATCTTGATCGAGAACAAATATGTTAATAATATGATCTAGATAATTATTTAAAGCGTTTGCCATTCGATCGTTTTTATCACGATTTTTTAATTTAAACTTTAACTCATCAATTAATTTGATTGTATCTAATTTAAAATTATTCATTATTAAATCTGCGTTTTTTTAATTCATTCATATTAATGGTCGGACCAATGGTCATTGAATGAAATCCCAATTTTTCCATTTCTTTTTCATATTGAATAGCAGATTCTTTACTTGGAAAATTAATACAATATATCGAATTTTGTCTTGGCTTCTGTTTCTTTTTCATTTGAAGTTTTCTTTCTTCTCTTCTTTCCAAGCCCTTTATATGCTTTTCCATTCTTTCTATTTTATCAATTAATTTTGAATAATATCCTGCCGTCATACAATCTTGACAGCAATCGTAAGCAGGATCGAATCTCTCCTCTATATCAGATAATAAATCTTTATTTCGTTTTAACGACCTTCGAACAAACTCTAATTCTGTTTTGGGTCCAAATAAAAATCTTTTAATTTTTTTCCAAAATCTTAACATGCCGATGGTCTATTGAAATGTTCTATAAATAATTTATATATTTTACCTAATATTATTTTTTCTGGACAATTACTATCAATAAGTTTATCTGTGTAGCAATTAAAATCTTCTAAATCATTATAATTAACAAATGGGTTTTTATTTCCCCAATCACAACTGATGGTTTCAACAACTCTATCTAAAAGCTCCAATCTTTGAACTTTTGATATATTTGCTGGATTTGCATACACCATCAAATCTTCTTCGCATTGAGAATGACGTCTACGTTCATCGTATAATAAATTTAATAAATATCTAATATCTTCATCATATCTTTTAGCTTTTTGTATCAAGGAATTTTCTAACGATATGAAATTAGTAATCTCATACTCTTTATCTTTCATCTTCGACCTTAACATTAAATTGTATTTCAATTTCTGTGCCTAGCCGTTCTACTAATTCTTGAGTTGATCCGTAATAAGGAGCCATACATTCATTAACATAATTTTGATTATCTTTATTTTTAAACCATTGAACTACATCGAGCACACCTTTTTCATAAATTTTATGTCTTGTTTTTGAAAACAATTTATTCATATGATCTATGCCTAACCATACACCAATTGTAAAAGTCACTGGCATAGTAAGTATAAATATTAAACACAAAAATCCAAAATTAATATCCATTATTTTATCTCATTAAATTAAATTTCTCAACGGTTTCCATATCTATCTTATAATTATGCATTGCAAAATTATCACTTTGTTGAGCTAGATTACGACAATATTGTTCGAATGGGGCGTATAATTCTCCACCAGCAATTAAATAATAAACATAATCTTTGATGTAATTACCATAGTAATAGACAGCTGGTTTGAAATAGATTAAATCTTTATTTTCATAATCTTCATAAATATAAAAATCAAAATTTTTATGATTAACACATTTTAATTTAAAATCAATAATCTGTGTTTTATGTAGTGGGGTGACTTCCATTTTTTCGTAAGGATTTTCTGGATCATCTTCAAATTTTCTAATACGATCTGGAACATATGTTGATCTCCATTCCGAAATATTCCAAGTATTATATAATTCTGTAAAATCTGATCGTTTCAAAAAATCATCTAAATTCTTTTTTAAAGTTGATTTATGTTGCCTCATCTACTACCTAATCTTTTTTCGCCGGTTTTTTGTGCAATCTCTTTTGTATTACAAATGCCCCACCAACCATCACGTTTATTTAAAGGCGATTTTTTATATTTATGAATGGTCCAACGCCATTTATCATCAGCAATTTTAAATACGCCAACGGTTCCTTTTTCACCATACATAATATGGTAATTATCATTTTCTTGAATCCAAATATTCATTGGGGGTGGAGAAATATATTTTGATTTATCATAATCTGAATACATATCATAATGTCCTTGACATGCCCCATATCTATATTCGTCAAATCCGCCATCACCATCATCAATTAATTCAGTGTTCACGCAGCTAATATTTCCCCAACAGGGGAAATTTTCTTGATCTTCGTATTCTTGAAAACACGGGGTGTGACAGCAGGTATGAACAACTGGCGGAATCACTTGACTCCCTTGCGAATGAATCTATGTTCTATTTCATTTGCAACCTTATCTACTGATGAAAATATATCTTGGTTTCGCACTTGCATTTCTTCAATAATTCTTGTTTTATCGCTTCGCAGCCATCCAGTAATAGCACTTACTAGCATATTATTTACAGATAAGGCAGAAACAGAATCGCGCTTTGCATGTCTAACACCAACAACTAAACCAACAATAAAAAATACGGCACCAAAAATAAAAGCTGCTAAAAATGCAAAATCAACAGTCATAAAATTCATTTTGTACTACCCTTCTTTGATTTATGTTTAATTGTCTCAACTGTGGTTGTTTTGGGTTGTTTTTTAGCTTTTTCAACTGGAATAAATTTTCCTGTTCCAGAATCTCTTCCTATCTTGGTTTTCTTTCCTGACTTATCCTTATCCTTATCCTTCTTTTTAATTTTTTCAACGGTAGTTGTTTTTGGATTTTTCTTGGCTTTTTCAACAGTCACGAATTTTCCGGTACCAGAATCTCTACCAATTTTCTTTTCTTTTTTCTTTGATTTTTCTTTTGTCTTTTTTGTTTTAGATTTTTCTTTTGTTTTATTTGTCTTTTTTTCTTTAGCCATGTTAATACCTATAATAATAGTTTATGTTTCTTAGATAATTGTTTAATTTTATATTCTAATCTTAACGCTTCCGATTTGGAATTTACTTTAAAATATTTAATAAGAGTTACGGGACGGCGGGAGCGAGTATATTTTGATGCTGTTCCTTTATTATGTTGCTTTACTCTGCGTTCTATATCAGTGGTAATGCCTGTATAAACAGATTTATTTGAACAAAGCAATAAATAAACGTACCACATTATGGTTGTTTAATCAAATCTTGTACCGTTTTTAACTGAGCTAAAAATAATTCTTTTGTAGCTAAAGTATCCGCTGCGGCTGAATGAGCTTTTGTATTTTTAATATTATATTCTTTAATCAAAGAGCCAAGATTATAATATTTACTCCTTTTCCCAAATGCTAAATCAAGGAACAAGGCTATTTCTCTTGTATCTTGCATAAATGGTCTTGATCCAAAAGGAAAGGTGTCTTTACAGTTTTCTTGTTCCCATAATCTTTGAAGCATACCTAAATCAAATTTTACATTTTGCCCGCAAAGAATCCGATCTTCAGATGATACACCATCTTCTAACATCCACATTTCAATTTCAGCAATCGCTTTTGCTGGTTGGATATATGTTTCTTGTCCAAATTTTGTTAAATGTTTTAAATCTTCTAATTTATGTCCATTGATACGTAAAGCATCTTGACTTATATTATCATATCTTTTAGGTTTAAGACACCAAGTTCTTTGCTGATCGTCTGATAATCTATATAATGATAGCTCGATAATTTCATTATCAACTTCAAGTCCGCTTGTTTCAGTATCTGCGAAATAAATTACAAACCCACTGTTACTCATTGCTTCCTCATACATGGAGGGCGTGCTACACCCAAGATTTCCACAGTTTATATATTTAATATTTTCTTGTCAAGTGATAATTTGACTGATAATTTGAATTTTCATAAATTATACTCATAAAATTCATAGTATTTCTACTAACAAATCTTAATTTGATATCTGTTATATAGTATCCAATACTGTAATATCTCTTAATAATATTGTAAATTCAGTATTACACTTTTTGTTTTAATCTACCACGTAATTCATTAAATGATTTGAATCCGACTTTAAATTCATCTATTAAAAATCTTACTCCATCTAAAGTGCGAAGGAAAGTTTTTTCCTTTTTAGTTAATTTATTTCCATCTAAAACGAATTTCAATTCATCGCCATCGAAAATGCGCCATCTCTCACCTTTGGCATTACTACTAATTCTTTTGACTCTAACCATACGCGCTGGTGTTGCTTTTGCTTCATCATATAATTCGCTATCGAATTTACTCAACGGGTATTTAAAATTATCTTTATAATCACCTTGCTGCAAAGCATCGTATAATTGATTGTTGTCATCGTATCTGTCTTTCATATTAATCCTATTTCATTAAACCTTCACTGGCAATAGTACCACTTACTGCCGCACCTAAAATACCAGAAACCCCGGCAGATTCACCAGCCACAAACATATCTTTTACTTCTGTTGAAAAATCACTTTTAATATTTATTTTTGAAGCCATAGGAATGATACATGGCGCATAAAAAGAACCTTTGTTTAATAGATCGGGTATAGCTCCATTTAATTCTTCTAATTCTTGTAGTAACCAATTATATTCCGGCATAATTGATAACTTACTTCTTTTACCCATCAAAGTGGATAATTTTTCTTTCATGACACGGTCATTAGCTAAAATGAATGTTAATTTACCAATACGATCTGTTTGCTGATACCCATTTTCTGTAAAATTTTGTTCTGCTATAATATTAAAAGATACTTTATCTGAATTCCATCTTCCTTCATTAGATCTAAAAGAAGTAATCGCTAAATCAATATGATCTTCAGGTATGACAGTACCACCCCAAGATAATGGCCCTACTTTAACTAAATTATGTAATAATGAACAATTAGATTGATTAAAATCTTTCATATATGTCGTTGGCATTTCGGCTCTAATTCCAAATCTTGTAATATCATTATTTTCTACTATACCGAAATTAGAAAATAATTCACTAACCCAACGCCAACCGCCCCTACCAACACTAACAAGAATCTTTTTACATTGAAAATCACCGGCACTACTAATTATAGAAAAATAATTTTTATGTTTTAAAATTTTAAATACTTCATTATCAAAGCTTTGTAATGTATTATTTTGTATATCTAATTCATTAACAACAGATCTAGAAAAAGCATGAATGTCACGAGGATATAATTGATAATAATTATTTAATTCTATATCCATTCCATATTTACGTAATCTTTTTTCAGCCGTTATAGATGGTCTTTTATCTTTAATTAATTTTAAATTAGCAACCTGAGAAAACTCTCCCATTACCCACTTATTAGCAGTATTGGTGCGTCTGTATCCGGCTATCTCTGAAACTGAAGCTAAATCGTTAACATATAATTTACCATCAGAACCAGGCAAGCAACCCAAAAATCCCCATACTTGATGTCTTCGTTTAAGTGGTGGTCGCCCAGCATCAAAAACTGCTATTTTTAAATTTTTATTGCTTTTTAAAATTTTTTGTAAAGCAAAAGCTCCAGCAACTCCAGCACCAACTATACCAATATCATATTGATTAGACACCATTAATATCCTTTAGCTACTAGATATAGTTATATCAAGAGTTTTAGACGTTTAGATATTTAGATATCTAAACGTTAATTATTTCAAAGAATGCCAACCAACAACAACCGGATTTACAACTTGTACCGGTCTTTGGCTAATAACTTTTCCCGAATCATCTCTTTCTTTTATTGGAATCGTTTTAAGAATTTGTTGCATTTTAGCACCAAATTCACTTTTCATTAATTTAAGCATTTTAGTCACAGCCTGATGATGAGCTGGAGGATTAGTGCGGAACGAAACGCTTAAATCAGGATTAACAACTATTTGGAATTGTACCTTGAAATTATCGGGCAATCCAGCCGCATCTGCTAAAGGAAATAGCACTTCAGGCGTTCCCCATATTCGTCCATCTTTTAGAACTGATTCAATTTCACCTGCCGCGGCAGTTCGACTTGATTGTTTTAAAATTTGTTCAAATTTATTTGCTAATTTTTTAAGATTCATAGTATTATTCCTTTATATTACACGACCCAACTACTAACTATCGTAATATTAGTTAATGAATGCCCTGATGGTGGGGTACTGGCAGGATCTTGACTCACCCAAGATTCAAATACAGTACCAACAGTATAATAACCACGTAAATTATAGTAGCGCACGGATCCTTCAACTAAAAAAGAACTTGTATTTGGGTTAATTGGTGCAGTATCACCTTTTTCTGTTTCAATATACCCCGACACTGTAAATCCAGTAAATGTATACAAATCCGAATAACCATCCGGTATACCATAATTACCTTCAGCAAATCCGTAAGATTCTCGATTGTCATAATTAATAGTTTGACCCAAATCACTCATTATGCGCTCGGTGTTGTAGAACCATCCCAAGGTCCAATTAAAATTGCCGCGTAATTACTTGTTACAGAAGAAACGCAAATCCATGATTTATTATCTGCAGTATCTAACGCGCTGCCTTGACTGGCTAATTGTATCCAACGACACCGACCTTTCACGTGTTTAAGCGCGGCTCCGCTTACTCCGGCACCAATTTGATGAATTAATACGCTTTCACGTTGCATTGGTGGTGTAGTCGCTGGATGATTTACAAGACGAGTAACAGAAGGGTATGATGCAACATGAAAGGTGGTATTACCGTTAGTTGAAGAATAAGATCCTCCAGCGGTATATGGGATCGGTATATCACGAGCTGTTACTGGACATCCTCTTGCTTGATATCCGGAATAAACGCTATACGAACTTAATGATACTTGATTTACACCTGCAAGTGGGGCTGGACTCGAACCATAACTTGTACTTGACAATCTAGTCCAGCTTGAACTAATTGCGCCACCATTTACATGACATATTACATAAGGATCTACATCACCCGGATCCTGATCATCTACTCTAGTAAATATCCATCCGGATAATATTCCAGATAAATTACTATTACTTGCTAAAACATAAAAACTTCCATCAGCTGTTACCCCACTAGATACAGTGGCATTGACACAACCGGCATGATAACTACCCACATAACCGCTTGAATAAGAGGCCATAAAGCCCCCGCCGGTAGTTGTAGCACTATCTCCTGCACCACGAATAGCAAGACCCAAAGTAGGAAAACTATTACTCGTTCCACCAGAACCAGGAGGAACGGTTGCTGTACAGCCGGCAGAAGAAGCTAAAGCAGAATACAATTGAGCGCTTTCTCCGGAAACATCTGCACAAATATAATATATATTCGAATCATAATTATTAGAACTTTGTACTTTTGAAAACATAAACTCTCGTACATAAGTCACAATTGTGCCAGTAGGAGTTAAAGATGCTGAACTTGTAGATCCAACAAGATCCGTGGATACATTAAATGTGCCCACGCGAGGTGCAACAACCATCCATCCAGACATACCAGATGAATCCCATACATAACCGAGTAATTCACCCTCGGCTCCTGTAGCAGATTGGGTAACCGTTTCGCCTCTTAAAGGAGCGCCAGATGGAGCATTATTGAGTGGAATTTTTAAAGTAGATGGTCCTTGCATTACAATCCATATGTAAGCGGAATCAAAACCAGAAGGATAAGAATCTAATAAAGGATCGGAATTATTACCCCAGGAATCATTTGCATTGGTACCAGCTGATGTTTTAGTAGTTCCATCACTATGAGCTACCACATTCCAACCAGCCTTTTTCATAACTCTGGTTAAATGCCACATAGTTTTAACGGTATTACTTGTACCCGCAAGTGCTTGATTTGTTATTACTACTGTTGCCATTTATTCCTCATTTAAGACCACTCTACTTCTAATACTGCGTATTCTAATATAACACGATCTGATGGAGATCCTGCAGCCATTTTAATTTGTAATTGATAAATTGCAGGACCGCTAGTAAAATCACCACTTAAATCCACAGTAATTTGCTCGTCTGGTATAGTCGAAGATGTAGTTAAGGTGGTATTAGGAACTACTAAAGCATCAGTTAAATTATATAATTGCATAGTCATTAGTGGTCCAGTAGTATTTGATAATACTCTCATTTTAATTGTTCGAGTACCATTAGCTGAAGTTAATATGGTTGGATCTAGCCTAAAAGTTGCCGCATTAGTAAAAACGCTAGAATCAGTATTAGTTGTATTAGCAAATCCAACAATTATTAAAGTTTTTCCGTAATTATATCCATCTTGTACACTAGTAACGCTAGATACATCTCCCGGAGCCCATTCTGTACCGCTCCATATATAGGTTTGATTGACAGAAGGGGTTGCGCTACTTATCGATCTACCTTGTAAACCTGTTACTTTTTGAGTAACCGAATCGATAGAGCTAAGATCTCCGCCAAAAGTAACTATTCCAAGCTGTAAATCATTAACAATAGATTCAATAGCATTTAATCTAGTTCTTACATTAGCATAAATACCACTAGGTTTAATACCTAATTCTGTTTCTAATGCAACAACTGCATCACGTAAATTATTAATAATATCACCTTTAACAGGGGTGCTATTATCAACTATGTACGGCAATTCTATTGTTGAATCTATTGATGCAGGATATTTGATCATTTGACCTATCTATATACGTATTTATAAGCTAAGATTATGTACAACATTGGCATAATCTATTATAGATAAACCAAATACCGTATTTTATCCTTATGGAATCCCAATCTGAGATCTAATAACTGCTTGCCATTGAATTGTAGTTGCATTTTCTCCTGTAACAGTAACTAAAATGCTTGTTCCGGAAGCAGAAAGACCAACATCCCATGCCGCACTTTCTTCTTCAGTATAATTAGATACTGTAGAACCTATTTGTGAAAGAACACCACCATCACGTTTAAACAACGCACCGCGTTTATATCCAGCTACCACACTACCATCACTTGTAATACCAGTAATAGCAGCATCAACCATTGTTACTGCCTCATCCGTTGCAGTATAAGAATAAATCGTCGTGGGAGTAGCATCAGTAGTTTGCACATTTCTAACTACATCATTTACTGTTGTTTTAGAATTACTATCATTCGTTGTATCTATACTTACATTAAGGATACCGCTCACAGCCCTCATAACCTGATAACCGTCTACAGATACAAGCCAATCCGCTGTTGCAGCACCTAATTGAATAAAACTCTGAGAGATGTTTCCAATTGTAACATAATCAGAATTATCTAAATTAATTAAATTATAATCATTTATATCGCCAGTATCACGAGCTTGAATAGAAGCGGTATTTGCTAATCTAATAGCACCCGTAGTAGCTGTTGTAAGTCCAATTTCAAGCGCATCGCTAATAGATAATACATTTGTATTTTTATCATAAGTGAGTCCTGGGTCTCCATTAAATGAACCGGCATCATTGAATTGAATATAACCATCACTACCACCTGGCGCACCACCTAGTGCGGACCAAACACTGCTTTGACGAGTATATACTCCAGCACTAACACTACCATCTGTTCTTAAAAATACAGAACCATCAGGTTCTGAACTGATTGGTACGCCAGTACCAACAGTAATGCTCGGACCACCGCTACCTATTACTAAAGAGGCTCCCCTTATATATCCATCCGTATAAACATCTTGACTTCCAAAATCTGGAAAAAGTTTGGTCCCTAATATTGCAGCCGCTGCATCAATATTATTATCATCTAATAATTTATAGAAAAGTGTAGTGCCAGTAGAAGTAAGTACAGTATGTAAAGAACCAACGGCATTTAAAGCAGTACCACCTCGGGCAATATTTAATACTCCAGTTAAGTTAGCATCATTGATATCTATACTACCACCAGTAATTCCAGGTCCTGGACCCACCCTACTTTCAAGTACTGACAATCTAGTAGCTACATCAGAATAAATTCCATGTGGAGTTAATCCCAATTCGGTTTCCACCGCTATTACTGATTCACGTAAAGCATTTATAGCAATGGCTTCATCGGTAATTCCAGCTACTGTTGGTAATTGTAATATTGAGTCTATGCCGTTCGGATAAATTGTCATTTAAATTCCATTGTTATATTAATTTATTCTTGTTTGTTTCATTTTATTATCCGAATACGGTTCCTATGATGCCTGCTTGAAAATAAGTTGGATCATTATTATCTCCGTAAAAATTGACACTATTCCCACTTCTTTCCAACATAGTTAGATTATGATATCCAAGACCCGGAGCCCCATGATATTCTGCCTCAGGCCAATTATAAGCGCTGGCTAAAGTGTACCCTCCCGTCTTCGTGATCGCACTTCCAGTCGAGGTAGAATCTACCCCTATATCTACTGCGGCGCCCCAGTTAGCTGCCGTGTAAAATGCCATTCCACGTGCAGATGCGTGAACGTGAATTATCTCCCCACACACATATGCAATAGCATTTGCGGTATTGTTGTTGTATGGTCGTGCTACTCCGCTATACGTCCAGCTATTCGCTGATTCTATAACTTTCATAGGACGACGTGTACGGTTATAATAATTCCAAACAAAACGCTTTGCATAACTATCTTCTGTTGTAGTAGTACTTGTTGTACGAATTGTACCCAAATATCTACGTGTTGTTACACCTGATTTAACCAAAACACCATCTTGTGTTGTTAATGCGTCCGTACGTGCTGTATCGGTACTCCATGCAGCAGATAATTCTAATGCTACAACAGAGCCGGTCCAATAAGCAAAAACATCATAATTTTTACCACTAGTTAAACTAGACAAAGATAAGGAAATTTCTGTTGTTTGATATTCCCACCAATCAGTTCCGTCAAATAATGCAATTTGTTGAGATAAATAAGGTGTCAAATACAATGTACTAGCTGCAGTAACATCTGATGTTGTGACCGGGGTTCCAGTTGTTAAGGTTAATCTTAAACCTATATTTTTTTTATCAGCTGCGCGACCGCCAGGTTTTGTAACTAAATTAAATCCGGTGGAATTAATTCTATAATCATATGCTGCATTAGTATAATTATAAACATCAAACCCGCCGGTATGATAATTAGTATAAGTTCCACCATTTGCAACGTTTTGTATAGAAATAGCGTTTAAAAATATATTATGAGTATATGTTGTAGCACCAATATACCATTGATTTCCTGAACCATATGTAAGAAAAGCATTATCAGAAGTGTCTGCAGCCTTACCTACTATTATGGGAACCGCAGAACCCCCATTATAAGGAATTCGTATAAATCCTGTAGTTGCAGGGGTTGCACCTAACGCAATGAAATCAGATGCGGCGGCGCCTAATTGGGCATAAGTTGTAGAACCCTTGCCTAATAAAACACTACCAGAAGGATAAATACGTACATTAGCATATTGAAAAGCGCTTGTGTAAGATGAATCGGTGCCCAAAAATAATTCATCAGAAGCATTAGAAGTTAATGCTGTTAAATTTGCAGTATCACCATTATCTCTACTTTCTATAGAAAACCCACTAGCTAATCTAATAGTTCCTGTTGTTGAAGGAGTGGTGCCAATTTCCACCGATGTAGTAATATCCGCTGTGGCAGCAGTTAGAGAAGTGGTGGCTGATAAAGCATTACCACTAATTGTAGTGGTTGCAGAAATATCATTTGCAGATAGTGAGCTTGAAGTAGTAATTGCCTGTGAACCAAAATTAGGTGTAATTTTCGTACCAACAATAGCAGCTGTTGCAGACACATCCGCATTGACAATTTCACTGCTTGTTAAATTGCCGGATGAATCTGCATGCACGATTCCTGTGCCTAAATTAGTAATCGTGATTATACCCGTAGCATTTACTGTAAACCGAACATTACTGCCCGTATACATTGATATATAACCGTCAGCACTAGTGCCTGTGCCAGACTGTAATATTATCGCCCCACCAGTAGATGTAGTTCCGGTTTCATTTTGTGCATGAATAATTAAACTTTCGCCAGTATCACTGGCAATTGTTTTATCTGCCTGAGTAATTGTTGGTGTTACCGTACTCGCTTCCCACTGTAATATTTTGGCAGTTGATCTTATAATTACAATGTTAGAATTTCCTGTTAACGCTTCTACAGCTGCAGCATCAGTGGTGCCGGATAAGTCTAATCCTAAAGTTTGATTAGCTTGATTAATAGCGGGTAAAATTCCAGTAACTGCCGAAACATTAGCTAAATCTACTGCCCCATAGTCAAGAGCACTGGTTCCAATGACACGCAATACGGTGCCTACTACTAAAGAACCGGCAATAGGAACCGTAGCACCATTTATTTTGTCTACACCATTAGCAAGAATGTTGTTAACAGCGGTTAGAGCCGTTAAACTATCAGTTACTGCCCCGGCAACTAAAATATCACTTTGATCTAATCTTGATTTTAAGGTGCCAGATGTACCGCTTGGTTTTATACCTAATTCTGTTTGAACATTAATTATAGCATCACGTAAATTATTTACCGCAACAGCCGAAACTGGCGTAAAATTATCCACAATAGTAGGCAAATTAGAAGATGAATCTATTTGGGCAGGGTAACGAGAAGCCATTTATTAATATGCCAAATATTTGACCGTTTAATCGCCCATTAAATCGTCAATAATTATAAATAATTATGAACTAGATTTAAATAAAGCCAATAATTGTTCTGTTGTGAGTTCAACACAATTAATTATCAATTTTTTAGAATTCTCTATACTTTTAGCCGCAACAGTAACAAATACTTTATTAGGAGCGTTAGATTTTACAACTTCTATATAACTGTTATCTTCAAATGTTATTTTCATTTTATTATAATTTTCTTAATGAAACTACTTCGTTTCCTGTTTCTACATCAATTAATGTGGCTGATTTATAATGAATATTTTGTGTGAATTCTAATAAATATTTGAATGCCTGATCCCAATCATCGTATTCAGTTATTAATATTTGATCATCAATTGTTATAATTTTAGCATCAGTTTTACCCATTTAATACCTTAATCTATCAATCCGGCAATTATTTCTACTTTATCTTGATGCACAAAAATTGTTGCCTCTTCGTGAGCACCAATTTCATCTGTTTTAATTGTCCAACCATCTGGTTCGAGTTTATGTTTTGTACTACAATTACCGGGCACTAATAAAGGCTCTATAGCTAATGTTAAACCTGACTGTATCATTATTCCATCATCTGGCTCTGATCTATTAGGAATAAATAGAAAAGCGTGAGGACGATTCCAATCTAATGAATGTCCACCAAAATTATTTATAACATTAAATCCCTGTTTTTTAGCCGTTCGATAAATTGCATGCCCAATCGCACCTATACGAACTTCCGGTTTAATTATATTAATTGCATTCTTTAAACATTCTTTTGTTGTTTGAATTAATTTAATATGTTCTTCTGATTTTGGTTCACCATAAATAATGGTGGACGCCGCATCGGCAATCGCCCCCTTATAGGTAGCGCCAAAATCAATACTCAATAAATCGCCAGATTGTAATTTATATTTATTGCCAATGCCATGCACCAATTCCTTATTAACAGATAAACATAAATTATTTGGGAACCCGCGATAATTCAAAAAGGTAGGGATGCAATCACGTTTTCTGATTTCATTACCACCAAAATCATCTAATTCTTTTAGAGTAAATTCTTTTTCATTTTTAATAAAATCTAATAATAACGAAAAAACCTCATACCAACAATGTCCTGCAACACGCTGTTTATTTAACCAATCATCATCGTGTAAATGAACAAAATGGTTTTGTAATTTTTCAGAATTATTTTGAATTCTCATTTTTTAAATTTTCTTTTTCTTGCAAAGAATCTAAATTTAATTTAATTATACCTTCAATAATTTTTTGATCCATTAAAGACAATTTTCGTTGAAGCAATGCCACTTCTTCTTTTGACATTTTAATTAAAATATTATCTATGGAACGAAAAGTAAATTCCCGTACCGCTATCAATGCGGATATATCTTGAACTTTCATTATAAATCCTTTATTTATTATTCAACAGATTCTTGATTCTGGGAACGAATAATTTCGCCTTGTTCATTAATTAAGTCTTTTTCTTTTAAACCATATTTAAAAGAAATTTGTAAGACTAAATTATTATAAGCTAATTCAGCACTTTCATTTTGAGCCAAAGCCTTTTCCGCATTAGCTAAAGCTAAAGCTCTTTTCATTTTTACTAAATCTAAGGCATGTTTATCTTGTTCTGATAAATATTCTTTTACTGTATCTTGACCTGCCATTTTTTTCCTCTTGCGTCAATATATATCATCAAGTATATAAATTTATAAAATTTTAGCAGCTAAAGTCGCCAATTCGCTTCTTTCACCTTTTGTTAATAATACATGTCCTGCTATCGGATGATTCACGAATTTATTAACAGCTGTAGCCAATGCATTGGAACCAAAAGATAAACTCATATTATCAATTTGTGATTCATCACCAATTAATACAATTTTTGAACCCTCTCCTATTCTAGTTAATATAGTTTTTAATTCATGCATTGAGCTATTTTGAATTTCATCTATAATAATAAAAGAATTGGGTAACGATCTACCACGAAGATAAGAAATTGCTTCTATTTCAATCATACCATTTTCCATCATTAAAGAAAGATATGGGTCCATATTACCCATCTTATTATTTCTAGACTGTTTAGAATTTTTCATTAAGAAATTAATATTATCATAATAAGACGCCAAATACGGGCTTAACTTTTCTTCCTTCGATCCTGGAAGAATACCAAGATCTTTACCAACGCTTATTATTGGTTTCATAATCATTAATTTTTCATATTTCTTATCAGTCCTCTCCATTAAATTATAAAGCCCTGTAGCTATGGTGAGAAGGCTTTTACCGGTTCCACTGGGTCCGGACAACATAACCAATTTAACATCATTATCCAACAATAAATCTATAGCAAATTGTTGCTCTAAATTCTTAGCATTAATACCAAATATATTTTTAATCCTATTTACCGGTTTTAATGATTTATTTTGAGCAAAATATCGAGTGTGCCCAATTTCTTGACCTGATGGATCTTTTAATGAAACAAAATCATTTGCTTTTAATTGCAATTTATTAATTATCTCATCAGATACATCTAATATATTATATTTATAATAATCGTTAATTTCTAATTCATCAATAGATAAATATTTATGATTGGTTGGAACATCATTGATATTATAATTGTCTTTAATATAATCTTCTGCCAATAACCCATACGATCTTGCTCTTACCCTTAATCCAATATCTTTGCTAACTAAAATTGCTTTTTTAGATTTGCTGGATTTAGTTGCGTGTGATACATAAGATAAAATTCTATTATCACCATATAAAGGTGAACCAAAATCTTCATTAAAATGAATATTAGTTTCAATTTTTAAAATTATATCATCTTCAATTTTAATTCCCGAATGAATTTCTTCTTTTGAAGTTTTAATAAGATTATCTAATAATCTAATAAAAGTTCTCGCATTTTTTCCAGTTTCATCGTGATAAGATTTTAACTTATCCAATTCTTCTAAAACTGGAACAGGTATAACTACCGTATTTTTTTTAAAACTTTTATAACAAAATGGATGATAAATTATTGTTGAAGTATCAAGTATATAAATTTTGTTCACATTAATTCCGATGTTAAGTTTCATTTTCAAACATACTTGAAAATGAACATTTCATTTCAATATACAACTTTTTTTTAGGATCTATTTGGGATGGATCCTCTCTGAGAACATAAAATGGTTTTTTCCATTCAGCAATTAGCTCACGTTCTAAAAATATTTTTAAACCTCCCTCCATATCATCTATAACCGATATATTATATTGATTTAAAAGTTTTCTCAATCTAACTTTATCTAATATTGTAAATGTTTGATTAGAATCCCATTCGAATGGAATTTCTAAAGCCTCTATTATTGAAACTACAAATCTAGTCTGTTCTTCCGCTTCAATTTCTCTAATTTTAGCGTTTTTATCTAGCAAAATTGTATATTCCATACCCTAAAATGCAAAAATATGAAATTATCCTTCACAAGCGCTACACTCTTCTTTGGAACGTGATGCTAAATCGCCCCTGATAACACCTTCGGATCTACAATAATATAATGTTTTTAATCCGCTTTCCCAGGCTGCAATATGCACTTCGTGTATGTATTTAGGATCAGAATTGGAAGCAAAAAATAGATTAACGGATTGCCCCTGATCAATCCAACGTTGACGCTGGGCGGCTTGCTTTATAATTGCGTGTTGATTTATTTCCCGAGCGGTAAGAAATACTTCTTTTTCTTCTTTAGTTAGAAAATTAAGATGCTGAACACTACCGGTTTTTTCATTGATTGATTTCCAAACTTCGATTGTATTCTTTTCTTTTTTTTCTAATAGTTGTTCGAGAGTTGGATTTTTTCTAATAAAAGTGCCTTTGGCGGATTTTTGTGAATAAATATTAGCCGCAATAGGTTCAATACCAGGGCTATATCCACCAGAAATAAGTGAATTAGAAACCGTAGGGGCCACAGCTAGTAAATGACTATTGCGTCTATTGTGCCCCTTGCACCATTCTGGCTCACCCAATTCTTTTGCAAGAATAGCTGTTTCTTTTTCTGCCCTTTCTCTTATAGTTTTAAATATTTCATTATTAAGCCGCATAGCTTCAAAGCTATCAAAAGGTATCATATTTTGTTGCAATAGTGTGTGCCAACCTAAAACACCAATACCAATTGCTCGACCCTTAATAGCAGAACGACGTGAGCACTCTAATCCCGGGATTCCCTCTGATTTAACTATATATTCTTGTATAACGGCGTCTAAAAATCGCGTTATTACTTCAACAGTATCAGTATCTTTCCATTCATCCCATTTTGTTAAATTTAATGATGATAAACAACAAACAAAAGAATGCTCTGGGTCAGTATATAAAAATATTTCAGTACAAATATTAGAGGTTTTTACATCTAACTTATTTGATATATAACATTCTGGATTTTGATTATTAACATTATCAGTAAAAAATATATAAGGCTCTCCCGTTTCAATACGATTCAAAAGTAAAGATTGCCAGCGTTGTCTTTTTTCCTTATCTCCGGACAACATTGCTTTCATCCAACCATCATCAATGCATACACCATGGTTAAGATTTTGACAACGCCTATTAAGATCACCAGTTGGTCTACGTAAATTTAAAAATTCATCTATATCACCATGATCTATTGGTAGATAAACAGCTGCTGCGCCGCGTCTAGTTGAACCCTGAGATACACTAACAATTGTACTATCATAATTTTTACACCAACCTATAACACCATCAGAAAAACCATTACCATTAATATTGGCCCCCCTTGCACGAATATCTCCGATATATATCCCAACACCAGCGCCATGTTTAGATAGCATGGCCAATTCATGATTTTTTATAAAAATATTATCAATACTATCAGCAATATGAATTGAGTTGCATGAAATTGGTAAACCACGTTTTGTGCCCATATTGGATAATATGGGTGAAGCGACCCCGACCCAATTATTCCATAAAACATTGAAAAATTTTTCTTCCCATTTACCAGCATCTGTATAATATGATGCGCATGCTTTTGATACTCTTTTATACATCTCTTTTGGGGTTTCATTTTCTAACAAATACCCGTTAGATAATGTCTTAAACCCATTTTCATCCATCCATTTTGGAATTTCTAAAGCCTCTTTTAATTCTTTAAAATTTTTCATAAATCACCCACATGTCTTATTCTACTTACACCATCCATAATATTCTGTTTAGCAGAATATGGTCTTAAATTTTCTAATGCCCAGCATTTTTTAAAATCATCACTTTCCATTGATACATATTTAAATGTTGAGTGCGGGATGATATGATCAATTTGCCATTTCCACGTTAATGGATTATTATCGTCCCAATTTAAATTATCATATATGCCGTGATTATTCCAATTCATCCAAGGTTCAAATTGAAATTCCAAATGATACTTTAACTCTTGAATAGTATATGGTAAAAATTTTAAAATAGATTTCTTATTTTTGTGTCCGTTTTTTATTTTTAAAGCTTGATATATGGCGTTAGAAATTCTATCCCTTAATTTAAAAAGAGGATTATTTTCTTTCATTATTTTCTTTTTAATTCTTCTTTTTTTTCGATTTTCTTCTGATTTTCGATTTGTGCGTAATTTTTCTTTATTTTCTTCCCTATATTGTTTTTTTTCTAATTTTATTTTTTCTTTATTCTTTTGATAATATTCTTTATCTTTTTCTCTACACGCCTCTATATTTTTAAGCCTAAGCTGTTGTCGTTGAAATCTTCTACAATCTTTACATATATACATTAAACCGTCTTTGTTGGATTTCCTTTTTGTAAAATAATCCAATGATTTAGATATATTGCATTTTGTGCATTTCTTCATTTATCATCCCAAATCATACTAAAATCAATTGTTCCTTTAGAATAATCCGCTACTCTTCCGGCAAAAAAATCTTGCATTGCCACCCCGCTTGATAAAACATCAAACCAACCCATTTTATCTAATAATTGTTTGTCTATATTTTTCCAATTCTTTTTTAATCCTAAATCTTCTAATTTGGTGTTAGCTCTAAATCTAATAAAATTTTTCAATTCTGCTTCTGTTATTCCTTCTATTTCTCCAAAAGAAAAGGCTTTAGAAATAAATGCATCTTCTAATTCTATTGTAATCCGAGCAGCATCATAAATATCTTTTTTTAATTCATCTGTCCAGATATCGGGATATTCTGAAATTAAAGTCTTAAATAACCAACACCCAGCCTCTGAATGAAGGCTTTCATCACGAATGCTCCAAGCAATAATTTGACTAATTCCTTTAAGTTTATTAAATCTGGAAAAATTTAGCAGAACGGCAAAACTACTGAATAAATTAACGCCTTCATTAAATGCAGAAAATACAGCCAAACTGCGAGCTATATCTTCTTTGGTTTTGCCTTTGGTATTAATTAAACGATCAATCTTTGCTTTAGCGCTTGGTTCGTGCAAAAAAGCATCAAAATCTTCCAACCCAAGTGATTGATTTAATAATGCATAAGCAACGGCATGTATGCTTTCAAATGCCGAAAATGTGGCTGCCATCATTTGTATTTCAGGTTTTTTGAACCATTTTCCAATCATTTGCCCCCAATACTCTTGAATAAATACCTCTGATTGAGTAAATCCTTTTAAAATATGACCGATTAAATTTCGCTCTGTGTCAGTTAAATTCATTTTCCAATCATTAATATCGGATGACATGCTTACCTCACTTGGTAACCAGTGTGATTGTTGTTGCAATTCCCAATATTTGTATGCTTGCTCATATTCAAAAGGGGCATATGTAGGACGCGGTGTTAATAAAGGCATAGTCTCTCTTATCGATAATTTGGGTAAAAAAATCCTGTCACTTTAATTTATAAAGTGTGTAACAATTTATTTAGTTTCAATTCAATTTACAACTGAACGTTTTTTCTTAAAATAGTAAAAACTTGATCTAATAATTTCACACAAGTCGGCCTAGAAATACGTAAACGTTGACAAACTTTTGAAATAGATTGTGGTTGTTCATTATCTATACCAAATAGCATCTGAACAACTTTCTTTTGATTTGTGGATAAATTAGAAAAATTCTTATTAACCGCTCTCAATGCTTCATTTCGTTCTAAAATATCATGAGGTCCGGATAACTGATCAATTAATACGGGTAAAACGGATTCTCTATGAGGGGCAACTTTTTTAGCATATTTTAAAGGAAACCTAATAGTTGTATGTAAATTAGCGCGACGCGCTATACAAGTATCAATATATTTATGAGCCCACCAGAAAAAAATACCTTTTTCTGGATTATAATTTCTCATTGCTTTCGTTAAAGCTTCTAAACCATCTTGCACTAAGTCCTCATAATTACTAAAATTTCTATATTTAGCCACTTTACCCATTACTAAATATTTAAATTTTTCAATACAAAGACGTTCATGATTTTTAAAACTACGAACATCTTTTGATGCTTTTGTTTTATTTGCCTTTTCACGATATTTAATTAATTGTTTCATCAAATCTTGAGCTTCATCGATACTCATGCGTTAACCCTTTATTTTTAAACGGCACAACTTAATATTTCTTTTGTAGTAAAAATATGCTTCACTATTGCTATGATTCGTTATTATTATTTTCTTCTTCTAAAATTTCAATTACAGATTCTAAAGTATTTTTAATGATCTCCATATCATCTAGAGTTAACAAAAATTTAAGCAACTTAATAATTTGTTGCATTTTTTTTGTTTTATCTGATTTATTAGGGTCTATCATTTATAATTATCAGCAGCCCAACCGCCACCCATTAAGACGAAAGAAGATTGTGAAATTAATTTTTTAACTGGAGTGTCTGCTCCTTCTTCTTTACATTGAGGACAAAATTCTAGAGGGTCGTCTTTAATAGATTGTTGAACTTCAAATTCATTATGTTTTGGACACATATATTCGTATAGTGGCATTTTATATCTCTTATTTTAATAATTCATTGACCTGTTCTTCTGTTATTTTCGTAATAGTATAACTACCCAAAGGTATAACTACCCAACTTTGACTGTTTTCATCAAAATATAAATGTTCCCATTTTCTTGATGCTAATCATCCGGCTAATTCGTAAGGTGAATCAGTAATATTAATTCCATTTTTTAAAATATCCATACTTGACATACTTTTATATTACATAAATCTTTTTGTTTAGAATGAATTGTTTTATGTTTAATATTATTTAATAATAAAATAATATTTTCAGATAAATTAATATTCATTTTATTCTCCTAAATTAGAAACTTCTTTAACAATACGTTCCGCCCATTCTTTAATTTCTGATTCGGACATTTTTGCTTTTTTTTCTTTTGCTGTTTCTAATTCTAAAGAAAGTTTTTGGATGGCAGGAGACATGTTTGGCTCTTTACCTTGCTTAAGATCATTAAGCACTTTATGTAATTCTTTCACGGCAAAATTAATAAGTTGATCTTGTGAATTTTGATTTGACATATCTTCCTCTCATCTTCTTGTTCTAGATAATTCGTTATTATGATATTTGGACTCTCCTATGACGTTCGCCAATTTTTTTTCCGAACCAAGGACATCTTTTCTCATTTTTGCTACATCGCTAGCGAATGATTCTTTCATTTCATTAAAAGATTTCTCTACGATCCCTTTACCCGAACCGCCCGAGATCAAACGTTTAGGCACATGTGGGGAGCGACCTGCCGTTTTGCAAAGCAAACATTCATCTAAAACAATTTTAATTGAGTGTTCCGCCTCAAATTCTTCATTTACAACTTCACACAAATACTCATATGATGGCATTATTTTCCCTTTTTATGTCTTAATTTTGTTGCACCGTCAAGTTGATTTTGTTTTGCAGAATAAGGCCGTAAATTAGACAGCGCCCAACAATCCCTAAATTCCTGACGCAATTCAAAATCACTCAAAGTTTTAATCTCTTTGCAATCAATACATTGTTTATCTTGTAAAACCGACATATACCGCTCTAATTACATAATCTATTTGGTATTCTTGAGGATAGAAGCAACCTCATTGCCACAATCTAATTAAACTATAAAACCATTACCATAAACTTCACTATATTTATTTACTACCACTTTTATCTCATTATTGTTTTGGATAAGTTATGCTAATTTTTCAAAACCTTTTCTTCTATAAATTTTCTACTTCTGATTCAGATATATCAACACAACTTTCCATATGTTCTTCCGTAGGACTATTAAGCAATGCGCAACAGGAAAGCTGTTTATAAATCGTACCACTTACAAGTGGCGTACGTCTTGATTTTACTAAATGTAACTGCATATTTGGCAATTCTTGTTCATTTGGACGTTTATCAATTAAGAGTACAAAATTAGAATTTGCTGCCTGCAAAGCTGAACGGCTCAATCTATGAAGACCGGTTTGGTCTGAACCACCTTTATTGGCTGCCGGTCTATTTAATTGAGTAGCTGTTATGCCAGCAACATCGTGTGTTCTGATCATTTCGTGAAAAGCTTCACTTAAATAATTTAATTGTAACCAATCGGCAACGTCCTTTTGATCATGTGATAATAGTGCTAAATAATCAATTATTATAACTTGTGGTTTTTTATTTTTGGTTGCCACAATATCATTAAATATTAATTCGATACTTTCCATAGTAGCTCCCCGTGGAATGTCTACTATTGTAAAATCGTGTGGATATTTATCAATAAATTGCAAGGCTTCTTTTAATTGTTGTGCTTGTTCTTTAGTTAAAGTAGCATCACGAATTGCGGTTTGTGGTACCTTAGCAATACAAGCTAATACTCTTTCTAACATATCAGCATGAGGCATTTCTAATGAAAAATATAAAATATCACATCCTGGCTTAAAATCTTCTGTAGTAGTTAATTCATTTTCTCCTAACCACATATTGAGACCTATGTTCATCATTAAAAGGCTTTTACCAATCCCCGTTTCAGCACCAATAAGTAAAAGCTCTTGTTTTCTGAGTCCGCCCATAACAAAATCAAGAAACCCATATCCTGTTTTAAGCCCGACGCCTAAATTAGGATCATGCATCTTAGCCACGTATCTATTTTTAAAATCTTCCAAAGATTCTTTTAAAGTTTTTTGTTCATAGGCTTTAATTTGATTAATACCTTTAATATGATTTACTGTAGAATTTAATTCACTAATACTTTTCGTTAAGTTAACCCTACCGTCTTCTTCAACTAAATGCTCTCTTAAATCATAAATTAATTTTTCTACAAACCTGTTTTTAATTTTTTCTAAATCGTGTTTATATTCTTTTTCATCTATATTTATTTTATCTAAATCATCCCAAATCTGATTAATATAATTAATTAAAGTTTCATTTTTTTTATTTCTTTCATTAATTACTTTTCTGGTGGGAATTTCTTTATAAATGCGAACATAATCAAGAATAATTTTAGCAAATCTCCAAATATCTGGAACAAAAATTTTTTCATTACAATCATGAATGAATTCTAAAGCATTTTTTTTATTAAATAAAATATGTTTAAGTATTATTAAATCTAATTCTTGATAAGTCATATATTCTTCCCGCGTATCATTATAATAAGGATAATTTTAATATAGACAACTTTGGTTTAAACCAATTGTTTTCGATAGTCTTGTCCTATAACAACTTTTAAAGGCACCTGGTTCATCAAACTTTCTAAACTTTGTTTTAGAGGACCATGAAATGTTTCAATGGGATTTGGACTATTGCTTACAAGAATGATTGGTAATTTATTTTGCAATCTAGTTCTTAAAATATTTTCAAGAGTCCTTCCAAATAAATCGGCTGCGTTCTCTGTGCCGATAAATCTAGAATCGAATTCATCTATAATAAGAAAATCAATTTCCAACAATTCTTTTCTAGCTAAAAATTTATCTTCACTTGTAGCGGTGGTTAAAACATTTACAACATCACTTAGCGTGGTATATAATCCTGTAAATTTCTGCTGTATAATGCTTTTTAAAATACTTGTAACAGACAGTGTTTTTCCAGTACCATGAGGTCCGGCCAAACAATATGATAAACCATTATTATATGAATTTTTCACGTTACCAATACTTTCTACATAAATTTTATCAATTTCCATTAACTTATGATTAAGCAATGATTCTATAGGCTCATAATTTGGTAGTTTAGATATTTTTCTAATTGTTTCTATTGCCAAAATACGTTGAGATTTATTATCTAATTTTTCTAACGCAAGATTTATTGGCATTTTCAAATTCCAATAATTAACAGGAATATTAGCATTATAGTATTCATGAAATAATGATATTTTTATCGAACAATAAGAACATAATCCATTATTAGGCACATCTTTTATATTATTTATGTTTTTGCTTGAACAAACTTTGCAGCTCTGAATCAAATTCAGAATTTGTTGGTGTAATTTTTTGCTTGGAATATTGTGTAGGGCTGTCGATCTGTATATTTCTTGGGAAAGCATAATGTACTTCTTTCAATCCAGTATCTTTAAATTTATCCATTGAATTAAATGTTTCTTGTCTTTCTATTTTATTTAATTCATCTTTGAGTTCTGCCATTTCTTTAAGAGCCAATTCGTCTTTAAGATTATTTCTAATTTTTTCTAATTTATCTATTAAAACTGGTTTATCTAATTTTGGTTTTATCTCACTTTTTACTTCAGAATCTAAAGTGGTTTTGGTTTGTTCAATAATTTTTACTAACAAAACATCTTGTAAAGTTTTTTGAATAATTACCTGTTCTCCGTCCATAAGAATTAATTTGGATTTATTGTCAGTCCACTCTTCTACTATGGCATCAAAATAAATACCATTATTAAATCTAACTTGTACTTTTTGTCCTTTTTCGGGGTTCATGCTATTTTATCCAAAATATTTAAATCAAATCCAGTATCTTTAATTTCATTAATTAAATCCGATTTGTCTGGCATTTTTTTTACGAAAGCTAACTCCGCGTAATTTGATATACTAACTCCATATTTAGAACATATATTAATAATCGAATCTGGTAGATTATCAGTTCTAATAATTGTTTTTTTGTTAAATAAAAATTTAAATTTAAATTCATTTATTATATCTAAATGGGTAAAATACCCTAATGAAGTGATTCTTTTATTTTTTTCTATAATTTTTTTATCGAATACCCAGTCCAAATATTGTTTTAATATTGTGGGATCAGAACTAAGCATATTAGATAATTTTTTAATCTGATACACTTCATATGATTTTGATGGAGCTGGATTGTTAAATTTAAAAGAATATTTTAAATTATAATATGCTTCGTATTTAGCACATAAATAACCGAGTAAATGAACAACTTTCCATTCTGTTATCGGTAAACTATTTATTTCTTCAAATTTATTAAAAAATTTTTTATAATGTTCGGAAACATTGTCAGTTAAAAGAGGATCTTTATCTACATGTAACTTTGTTTTGGCCATTTGACTATGAAACCTTTTTCTGAAGCATATACTTTATATCTAGCTTCTGAATGTTTTTTAAGAAATCTCACATTATCTACAAAATCTACAATTGCTGAAAAATTTTTACCAGGATAACCTCGAATGACCCGACCTATACGTTGAAGTGCTTTAATACTACTTTTGCCACTACCAGCTAACACTAAACCATTCAAGCTGCCTATATCAATACCAATATCATATACAGTAGATGCTAAAATTAAATCTATATCTTTTGCTAAAAGTCGATTTTTAATTTCTGTACGATATTCTAAATCGTGTGCCCCATGCAATATTTCACATTTTATTTTATTTTCTTTAAATAATTTATATAAATTTTTACCATGTTTAATATGTCTAAATAATACTAAAACTTGATAACCTTTTTCAAGCAAATTTTTAGACTCTTGTATAATTAAATGATTTCTTACATCATTTTCAACAATGTATTCATTATACACCTCTGCATAAGTTCTAGAATATACCGGAATTGCTGGAACATTTATAAATTTAATAATTGGTTGAGAGAGTATTTTTCTTTCAATTAAATCTGATGCAGTAACATTTATAATTTGTTCTCCAAGCATACCATTAATTAGTAAATCCGAACCATCATCTCTGTAAGGAGTACCGCTCATACCATAAATATGTATAGGATCTATATGTTTATAAATTTCTTTTATAGTATCACAAGCGGCAATATGGCATTCATCAAATATATGTAATTCGGTTTTTTTAAGTAGTTGTTGAATTTTAAATTTATTAACAATATCGAATTTTTCTTTTTCTATTTCATCTTCATCAAACATTTTAAATTTAATATCTAAAGCTTTACCTACTGTCCAAATACTTACGATATTAATATTTTGAATATCACATACACCATTTCCAATAAATCCAATTGGTTGTTTAAAGATTTCAGAAAATGTTTGATGAAATTGTTGAAGTAAATCTAGCCCGATAACGTAAATAATAGTCGGTTTATTTAATTTTGCGGTTATTAGGGCGGCCGCGAGCGTCTTTCCTGAACCGGTACATGCTCTAATAATACCTTTTTGATTTACAACAGCCGCATCAACTATAGCCTGTTGATAATCTCTCGGTTCCTTATTAATTAATTTTAAATTTTGAGAAATATCTATTTCTGGATTAATTTGTAATTTAACTCTTTTATCTATAATAGTAAAATTAATATTTCTATCAGTTAGAAAATCTTTTACTTTTGATAAAAGACCTAATGGAAAATTACCCTTTTTATCTAAAAGATAAGTAAATCCATCCCATCCGTTTTTAAAAGCCTGCGTATATTCTACCCCAATCATTTTAAACGAGAGCAAATGTTTTAATTCAATTAAACATTCGGGATTATCCGGCAATTTAATATTACAAATTTTATTATTTTGTATAATTAATTGATTCATATTTGTTGAGTTCTAGGAAATTGAAAATTAATGAAATGCGTTATTCCATTTTCTGGCTGAACTTCCTGAACTTCTGGCTGAACTTCTGGCTGAACTTCTACTGGTGCATCAACTATATAATTTAACTCATCTAACATTTGCTGATCTATTTCTTCAGCTATATTAACGGTAGCAGATTGCACAATTTCATTTTCTATATTTGGATTCATATTAGCAAATATATTATTATCTACAGGTCTATATGTTAATCTAATATTAGTAGAAAAAGAGTTATCCCAAGGATCTTCTAAAGCATCTACCCAACTACCGATTCTTATTGTTTTTTTAATATTTGGTAAAACATATGAATCGATAGGAATTGAATTAAATATAGAATATGTTTTAGAAGTTAATTCGTGTAATTTACAAATAGATTTATTTTTTCCAGATTTATAAAAATAACACTTAATAACAAATGGGGGTTGGGCAAAAACCTCACAAGAAAAAATATGACGTGGTATTTCAATTATTTTTTTATCAAATAAATTTTTATAAATAATATTAGTAATATCGTGATCGTATAATTTATTTGCACAAACTGAAATATATGTATTTTGATCTTTAATTGCTATTGACTTGCTATTAACTTTAAAAATCATTTTTACCTTCGAATAGTATTGCCAATTATATTATAATAGCCGTCAGAAAAATAATTGTTACTGAGCGTATAGGTATAAGTATAATAAGCTGTAGAAGCTGTAGAAGCCGTAGAAGCATTAGTAGATAATGGGGTTGAAAAATATCCATCAAAAACGCTAGAAGTATTAATGGCGGCGGCTTGGTTTTTATATCTTTTAATTTCTTCTAATCTTTTTTTAGAAAGTATTTCTTTAAATACAATATATTTACGATTAAAACTTGCAAAACATTCAATAGCACAATTTCTGGAATCTTGCCAATTATAACAATATGATGAAAGATGTTTTAAATCTAAAATATCACGTTTTTGTATCTCATCTGAGATTTTGTTTGCCACTTGACCGGTAATAATATCTTCATTAGAAATACAAAAAGAAATATATTTAATTACCTGAGTTTCACAACTTACTTTAAATAACATTATTTATTAATTATCTTTCTTATTTTAGAAAAAGCTACATCAAAAATACTTTGTTTAGGGGCTGGTGGATTTGGTAAGACAGGATTATCTGGCTTAGTAAAAACATTCTCTTTGACATCAAAATTTACCGGTTCCCAATCACTTGGAAAACTAATTTCATTTACAGCTATTAAGAGTTCATTTTCAAAAATATTATCTTTCATGAATTTATTAAAATGATAACTCATAGCATTAGCATAAGCTGCTTCTGATGCTGTGTAATATCCTTGTTGCCTTAATAATTTAGCAAATAAGCGATAATCCCCTTGTTCAACTGCAGTCCAGGCAATTTTATAACGTTTGTTTCTTAAAAAGTTAAGATAGAATTCCATACCATCTTCTAGTTTACGAAAAGAACGAAACCAAGAGCCAGGGTTTTCTGGTTTAAGAAAAACTTTTTTACCATTAATAATTTCCCAAGCACCATTTAAAACGCAATATTCAATAACAACACCGGGCGTATCAACAGCCTTGATATTGGAAATATTATTATTCCAGCAATATTTGCCAATACCAGTCTCTACCCCCCATTGAGAATATAAAACGGCTATTTGCTGTTTATTCGGAAAGCTATTATATAATTTATTCCAAGCACCTATTAATGTTCTTACAAAATCATTCACTGTGAAATTGGTTTTAATAGTGGGGACTCGTACTAACATTTTGATCCTATGATTTTCTTCTATCTACAACGTTTTGATTTAAGAATTTACCAAATGCAGAAGATTTTTGTGCTATTTTTTCTTTTACTTTTTGCGCGTCAGAAACAACCTGATCTTTACCTAAATCAAGATTTAAAGATAAATTACGTTGTGCATCTTTATTTTTCACAACATTCATATGTTCTTTTGTTTCTTTGGTTAACTGTTCTACGCGCATAGTAGGTAACCCTAATCCGCTAAACATAGAATATACTTTAACACAATCTTCATTGGTATCAATTTCATAAATACCACGGAAAATTCCCAATGGACTACCACATTGATCAGCGATCATAGCGTTTGCATAATTAATACTAGATGCCGGTATTTTATTCCATACTTCTTTTGAAGCACATAACATAAATCCAACATATTTAGATTGTTTAATATCAAATCCTCCGGCGAGCAAATTAGAATTTAAATTATTGATTACGGCTTCAGCTAAGGCAGTATCTTCTTGATAATTATCAACATTAAAAGTACCGTATACCGTTAATCCCTCACCGTCAATTAATAGCTTACTTAATTCCATGGGATCGAGGCTTTTAGAAGGGCTCGGTCTTGCGCTTTGACAATTAAATACATTTAACGGATCAACAATTGCACTATTCGCCACATGGAAAAAGTTCATTTGCCCAACGTCTCGATAAATTGTTTCTATTTTTGCATTATCCACACAAACCAAATTATGAATACGCTTGGCTTTTACTTCTTTAAGTAATTTTTCTAAAGTTTGCAATGCATTGTGTTTAGCCTGCACATCTTCAGCATCCATTGGCAAAACAGTAATAACCAAAATAGGCTTACCAATATTTGCTAAAATATCAATAATAGTTTCGGTTGATCCGGCTCCAGAACCACCACCCAAACTTGTGCAAAATATAAAAATTTGTGAATCAGCCAATTGATTATTTACTAATTCTGCAATTTGTTCTTTATGTGTTTCTGCTGCATCACGACCAATTTCTAAAGACTTGGCTGCACCACCCAAACCATAATTTAATAAAAGCTTATTACTTTCTGGCAAATCTATAAATTTTAAATCTTGTTGTGCAGTATTTATAGCAACAGCATCATATCCCAATTTATAAAATGATTCTGCTAATCTACTACCACATTGTCCACTACCAACAACTCCAAAATTTATGGAGCGTACTTTCTCAATTATTTTACTTTTTGGCATCTCTTGTTCTTTTTTTGCTTCTAATTTTGCTTTTAATTGTGCTAATTTATCATTATCAACATCAACAGCTGATACATTTTCTTCGGTTTTATTTTCTTTATTTAAATCATCCATAACGTCCTCTTTAGGCAAAATCAAGATACTATTTTTTACTGTCATATTTATTCCTATTTAAGAAAAAATGAATTCATTAAAAACCATTCAACTGTTTGTTGCAATCCTTCTTTAAATTTATAACTTGGCAACCAACCCATATTTCTTAATTTTGTTGAATTCACACTATATCTAAAATCGTGACCCGGTCTTGGATCGGTTATATGATCGATATGATCATAGCTCTTATCCATTATATCACAGATCATTTTAACTACTTCAATATTTGTAAATTCTTGATTGGCGGAAATATTATATGTTTCTCCAACTTTTCCAGAACGTAAAATTTTAAGGATGGCAGCGCAATTATCTTGTGTATGTAGCCAATCTCTAATTTGTAATCCTTGTCCATAAACAGGAATTTGTTTATTTTCTAATAAACATTTAATGGTTCTTGGAATTAATTTATCTGGCGTTTGTCTAGGTCCATAATTATTACAAGATCTGACTATTATAAATGGTAAATTATGTGTATTTGCAGCTGCCTTTATTAATAATTCTCCTGCCGCTTTACTTGCAGAGTACGGGTTTTTAGGAATTAAAGGCGATTCTTCTGTCCACGCAGTATCCTCATTAGATGATAAGGCGCCATAGACTTCATCAGTACTTTGATACAAAAAACATTTTACATCATATTTTAAAGATAAATTGATTAAATTTTGTGTACCCAATATATTTGATTTCATAAAAACATCAGGATCATGTATCGACTTATCTACTGCCGATTCAGCCGCCATATGTATAACAATTTCTGGTTTTACATATTCAAAAATTTTATCCATAATGTGTTGATCACATATATCCGCTATATAAAAGTCATGCAATTTATGTTGATAAATATTATTCAACATAGATGAATTAACTATTTTATCCACACTTGAAATTTCGTATGGGTGTTTTTCATAAATAGTCTTACGAATAAAATTCGAGCCTATGAAACCTGCCGAACCAGTAATTAATAAACGACGTTTATCCATCTATACATTCCTAATATTTATTCTTTAAATTCTTTCACTTCATAAACATTATAATTAGGATCATCATATTTTTCACAAAGTAAAACATTTATATATTTATGCCAACTCTCTAAAAATAATTTAGAATTTTTATTCATAAACATTTTATGGACCGGATTTTTCTTTAGAGATGCGCTTTCTTCATGAAAAATATTAGTTTTACCACAATACAACACTTTTTTATTTAAATGATTATTAATACGCATACACATATCAACATCTTCAAAAGCAAAGAAATAATCTTCCCTAAAACCTTTAAAACCAGATTTATTGGTAAAACAATTTGCAAAAGTATCTGCGCGAAGTATTGAAACAGCCCCAGTAACTACTGGATAATATCTATTAATTGTATCTCTCGCAGTTTCTGTAGCACCAACTCTATAATGATATGGCAACCCATTTGTCTTATGAAATAAGACCCCACAATGTTGAATTTTATCCGTATCTGTGTAATTAAGTTTGGCTCCAACAATGCCAATATCATTATCTTCTTTTAATAATTTGATCATATTTTTTAATGACACTGTATCATTAAAAATGACATCATTATTAAGAGTTAATATAATATCATCATCTTTTGGACACGCTTCCTTAAACAAAAGATTCATACCCTGGGAATAACTTTGTCTATTATTTGGGTATTCAATTAAATTATATTTAACATCATTCCAATTTTTAATTTCTTCAACCGATCCATCTGTTGAACCATTATCTTTAATATGCCAAACATAATCTATATCTTTTATAGCTGGGCGAAAACTCTCCTTTAATTTACTAATTTTGTCTTTGCCCTGCCAATTTAATGTTAATACGTGTACAGTCATAATCTATCCTTTATATATCACTAGAATCCGACACTTACTCCCCCACCTACAGTAACTCCTCCAATAGTATTAACCTGTACTGTCGGTCCAACATAAGTATTATTCATTAAAGGCAAATGCTGTCCTATATTATATTGGATAGGAGATACAGAAAGCTCTAAAGTTTTATTGACCACCCCATATCCGGCGCCTAATTGTAAAATACTAAGATCCGGATTTGTTTTAGTTTTTCCATAAGACATGATACCAACAGATACACCAGGCGTAAATTCACCAGTCACGGGCGCTTTTGAAACTCCTACGCCACCATTAGCAAACATATAAAGTCTCGGATTAAACCAGTGTAATTTGGCTTGTGGATATTCTTCTAAAAATTTATTTTCATCAATTTTAACATCATAAGTTTTTCCGCCCGTTTGAATTGCAAATTTGGAATAACTATAATGCCTACCGCTTTCATCTTGTCCTAATACCGAAGTAACAGAATATTTTCTTTCTGCAATATTAATATCCCATGGTTTTTGTTTCCAAGCACTAAACCCGATTTCACCAAAAGGAATTTCCACATTTGAGAATTTTTCATTCAATTTTAATTTTTGAGTATTAGTTAAATAACCATATGGATCTGTTTTAGGATCAACGTTTGGTGGGTCAATTCTAGGTGTGGTACCTGTTGATGGTACATTTGTATTATTTTGAGATCTACTAGTGACCACCACACCATTAATAGCTTTAACTTGAGCGTTTAAAGTTTCCAAATCTTTTTTAATTACATCAAGATTAATGTTTTGTTGTTTTGCATATGCTTCTAAATCTTCTTTTGATGCATATTGAGCTTGTGCTCTCGAAATGTTGTCAAGAAGTTGTTTTTGTTCAACTATTGATTGTTGAATATCATCTAATCGATTAGCATTTTCAATTTGTTTAAAAACAATAAATCCGCTCACACAAATAAGCGCGATAGCTACCAAAGTCATTAATATTTTTGTTGAAAGGGACATGTGAAATTTCCTGAATTTAAGGTTTCGGTTTACGCGCACAATATAATTATGTTTTTATTTAAGAAAAGTACGAATAAAATTATTTTCGTTTCCAATTATTAATAAACGTTGATCTTGATGCACTATAGAGTCCAAAAGTATTTATTTGCTTGCTACTCATTTTACCAAAATGAACTACTGGCAATTCAGTCACGCAAAACTCAATGCCTATTTTTTTTGCTGAAAATGATAAATGCGTGTCTTCAAAATAACAAAAATATTGTTCAGAAAAAGGTCCTTTAAATATGTTTTGTTCTTCAATTAATTTGTTCCAGACCATTTTTTTAGCAGTAATACACCATCCACTTAAATAATTAATATCCTTCTTGGGATCGTTAGTTTCATATAAAAATTGAAAATTGTTGTTGGGATCTACTTTACCACCAGTCGGTCCAACTAAATTGTTATCAGTACATTTATCTAACACGCGATTAATCCAACTATCAAATTCATTTTTTACACGTATATCATTATTTAAAAACATAACGGTGTCGGCTTTAGCATTTGTATAACCTATATTACAAGCTTTGCCAAAGCCCAAATTTACCTCATTATTAATAACTACTAAATTAGGATTTGTGGCTCTATATTGTTTAAGAAATTCTGCAGTATTATCTGTACTAGCATTATTAACAATAATAATTTCAACTTGTGAAGGATCTAATTTCAACAGATCTGTTAAACAGCTTTTAGTAAAATTCCACTGATTGAATACTGGTATAACAATACTAAGCTTGAATTCAGTTTTTACTAATTTCCAAATAAATTGATATACTTCCCCGTATTCACGTTCTTTAAGAAAGGCGCTCACTTCAGATGGCAATTGTTGATAAGCATTTTTAAATTCTGTATTTTCAACAGCATTAATTGCATTGATTTCTTTCGATATAGTTAATCCTACCGACGATATCATTTTCTTTAAAGAATCGTGAGTAAAAAATCTTAAATGTGTTTTATCAAGAATGCCAGTTTCCCTGTAATCAAATTTATTTTGTAATAAATCAATCAATAAAGCATTATGACCTATGTTGGGAATTGAAATCAATATAGATCCCTCATCTGTAAGCAATTGTAATGAAAGTTTTAATATCTCATCTGGTTGTACTAAATGTTCTAGAACGTCCGCAAAAATAATGTAATCAAATTTTAACTCATCTCTCTTACTATCAAGAAACCAATAGCCATATCCTTCAATTTCACCGAACTCCTTACCAATCCAGCTATGAACAGCATATTGGTCTGCCATCTTTCCAGATTCTTCATCTTTTTCTACAACATAAACCTCACAATTTAAAACCTCTTTTAAATATTTGGTCATTCTTCCGTGGGCAGGTCCAAATTCTAATATTTTTGTGTTAGGTTTTATTTGTCTTAATATTAATGAATTTGAATTATCAGTTTCCATATCCAATGTAAAATCATAGTTAGACATTTTTAGTTAACTCCAAAATTTGAGAAGTAACGATATCCCAATTATAGGTTGTTTTAGCTAATGTTATATTTTTTTTGTAGTGCTCTAATAACATATCTTTATTTTTAACAGCATATCGTAGTTGTTCTACTCCAGAGTCTATATCTGGCATAAAAGCCCTGGTTTTAATCTTGTGTGTCCAATACAAAAAATTTGCAGGCACGATAAATTCTTTACCATCAATTAATAAAGCATTGTCCTTATTTAAAAAATCTAAGAACCCACCATAATTAGAAGCAACATTAATTTTACCAAAAGCATGAGCGTCTAATGCTGTAATACCAAAACCTTCACAATGGGAAGCCGAAAATACAATATCACAAGATTTATAAAGGGAAAATATATTAGGAACAAATTCTTTTATAATTTCTATTTCTGCGTGATTTTTGAATTTATCTTTAAATGAATCAAAAATTTGTTTAAATGATAATTCAAAATGATGAACTGGTGGTCTATCTTGTATTTTTATCACCAAACAAACATCATCATCTTTAGTAAAAGCCTTACCATACATCTCTAGCATACCTGCTAGATTTTTTCGTCTATGTACCTGTGCTATTACTGCTAAAATAATATTATTTTTCTTGGTTTGTAATTTATAAGGTTCTGCCGTATCAGCCTGATTAAAATCAATACCGTGAGGTATTACCATCATATGATCCTCTGGTACACCAGAGTCCATAAACACTTGTTTAGCGAAATTAGATGGTGGTAAAATTTTATCAGAAAATTTATAATGTTTAGCAAATCCATCTGGAAGGGCATTTTTCCCGGCAAATTCAAATGTCCACAAACCAAACCTATTCTTAGAACCGTGAGATAAATAAAATGGAAAATTTTTAAAAGCGGTATAACTAATTTGCATATCGTATAAATCTTTTGGTGATTCACCAAAAATTTGCTTTTCATCACAATATCCAATTAAATTGGAACGAAGATCTTCTGGAAAATGTTTAATACCATTAGTAGAAAACAATTCTACATCATGTCCTTTTTTAATTAAAGAACGCGCTATATTTTGTCCAACTATCGACCAACTATGATTAGAACTTAAAAATTGTTGTAGCAATACTTTCATTGATACCTGGCTTTCATTATCAATATTCGTTTAATATATATCAATACTATTGATAAATTTTTAGGTATTTTGAAATTACAATCCTAGTAAATTTTTGACTTTGGTTGAACTAATAATAACAGTATCGTTATTAAATCCAGCTTTTTTTAAGAAAACAGTTATTTGTACCCTTGTTTTTAAAGTTTGTAAAATAGGGTCTTCATATAGATTGGAGAAATTGAGAGTTAAAAGTCCGGTAGAAGCATCTATTGCTACTCCAATTCTACCATCAACAATAACGCCTTCAAGATCATTAATATCTATGCCATCAATTTGGGGGCTAAAAGATCTGACCGCCACAGTAAATCTAACTTGTTCTTTATTTAGTGCATCCAAATCAACAAATGAACAATCAGCAAATCGCATGGCTTCATAACCTAATCTAGTATGCCCATCACCACTATAATCTACAACAAAATCTGTAAAAATGTTAATAGTTTTTTCAGCACTAAATGATATTGCTGGAATTTCAAATACTATATTTCCTACCTCGAAATCCATTTTCATAAAATATCCATCAGGACGTACTAGTTCTCCCCCATAATTAACAACTATATTATTTGGTAAAAACATATCATTTCTACCCGGATCAAAACTAGGTGGTAATGGATATTTATCATTAACTATGCCGTCTAAAGAACAATCATTAATATTAAAGCCCTCTTGATAATTAAAAGAAATAGGTACTAATTTGGGATTAGAATTTGTATTAACCAAATAATTAAACCAATTGAGTTGTTTGGTGATTGTAAAATCCACCGGACTATTCGTTAAATCTATGCCAAACAAAGAATATCCAGCCAGATAACCATCTACCAACATATCAGGTAAAGGATGTACATCGATGCCGCGCTCGGACGAAGCTGTATATTCATCTGCTCTATCGATATATTGTTCCAAAGTAAATCGTATTGCTGTAAATTTAGTTCCAATTTTATTAGCAGGCGATGTTGTTGCAGGAAATGGAGCCACTTTATCAATGTAATTAGTCATCAAAGTTACGTCTGTTGCGTCTACAACCATATCCCCATTAATATCTGCTCTTAAAATTTTAAGAATAGTATCAGAATTATAATATATTTTTCTAATATTTATATTATAATCATCAATTAAGCCAGTAATTTTAAACGAACCGTTATTACCTGGATTACTAATATCATTTAATATACGAAGCCTTTTAGTACTTAATGATAAAAACGCCGTGAAGGTGGCACTAGCACTAGTAAAAATTGCTCTAGTACTATCTTGAGGATCAGCTGTTATCATACCATCTGAACCAGAAGCAATAACGGTAACTAAATCATCATCTAATAATTCCCAAGTTAAGCTATTATCATCTTTGAACAGAGTGGTAAGAGTAATATATTCATCATATGTTGGAACTGTATTTAAATCGCTATCTAAAAGATCTAACATTTCTGACAAATCATTATCATCTACAACCCCATCCCCATTTAAATCGCCATAAATCATAGAAATTATTTCGGTGTCAGCAATACGATAAAAAGTAGAGGTATCTAAATCGTTTATAACTATTTTACCATTTAGTAATCCATTAATGTTAGAGACGCCTCCGCTACCGGTTAATTCAGTAATCAAATTTAAAACATTTAAATCATATCTATACCCATCTGACGGGTCATCAATAACTTTAAGAATGCATTTATTATTAATCATTGAGAAATGATGAAAGCTTGCAGACACGTCGGCGGTGCCAGCATTTACTGATTTTGCATTTTTATCTGTTATACTACCGAGTATAAGAGGATCGGATACTTTTTCTCTTTCAACTAATTGGGTTGCTGTTAGTAATGAAATTTCTGGAATAAACTGTTGTTGTGAAACTACCGATTCTCCGGTTCTTTGATCTTGAACTAATACGCTTTGTTCTGTTATAGCCTCTACGATACCATAATAAACATCATTTCTAACAAATTGAATATCATCTAATGAATAATCTTCTGTTAATCCCGTTGTATTATTAATGTTAGTTTTAGGTATTATAACTCCATGCCCCGATTCGTAAGCTTGTCCATCCGATACTTTAGCCGAATCAGTCCATACTTGAAACCATAAATCTTCATCTGGTACGTCTACCCAAATAGCACCATTAAAAAATGTAATTGTAGAATTATCTAATCTATTAGCCCCCGTAGCAGCTTGAATGGTACATTTATCTGCAGAACCTGCTCTTTTCATAGTAACCACATAATAGCTACCGTTTTTAATAATACTTCCATTTCCAACCGGAGTGTTACTAAAAATAAAATCTACCGGTTGTGGCGTTTCTCCTAATTGTATTCCCTTATCTAACAAACTATTATAATTAAAACTTAATTGTGCTAATGGAATGTTAGAAGGATCAAATTCAATAGCTGTTCCTGGGGCAATATCTAATGGGCAATCAAGTGCTGATTGTAATTGAAATATGCTAATAATTAAATCTCCGGACCATTCCAAATCATTAGGATCAACGGAATTGGTTACTGCTAATAGTAATGTTATTTTTTGAATATTATTAGTTGTTGCTTGAAATTTTTGACCTATTTGAGAACTTACATCATCTTCGGTTAATTCTCTTAATTGTTTATAATCTGAAGTAATATTTAAAGTATCAATATTATAACTAGGTAATGCAAGAGTTAATACTGTATTTAAACTGCTACCAGAACCAACAAAGAAATCTCTGAAAAAGATATTAGGTTGTAAATCTTGAGCAACCATAACACAATCTCTACTTAAACTACAAGGTTTGGCTTCTTTAATAGTAAATCTACCACCTAAATTAAAAGATTCTGTTGGATCGCCTATAAAATCATTAAATAATATTTTAAGAATTTTTGTATAATGTTTTTTACTTAATTGTTTTTCGTTTCTATTAAATACAAACGTGTCATATTGTAAATTATTATCAAAATCAATACCTATAATAAGTAATTTAAAATTACGTTTTCCAGCAGCTTCGGAATTTTGTAATTCTATTTCTAATTGATTACCATAATTACTATCATTGGGTTGTAACTGAACATCAGTGGCCTTCCCATCTAATAATCCAGAAGCTAAATCAGAATCAAATAAAGTATTTTGTGTTAAATCTTCTAATAAAATACCAGTACCTAAGTGATTATGAATCAAACCGGTTTGGATTAGATTATTATAATCTTGCTCTAATGTAAGATCGCTATTATCGACTGCTTGTCCATTAAACCAAATATTTTGTTTAGCGCTTATTGGTTTTCTCATTATACGTACCTTCTAATTATATATTATATAACACCTTGAATTTGCCGGTTTAAAAGATTTAATTAATGTTTCTAAAACTTCTTTAATTTTACTATTATCATCTATTATATCTAATGAATCCGATATAGTAACTGAAAAATCAGCTAATCCAGAAGCTCTATTATTAAGAGTAACAAAATCTTCGTTTTTACTAATTAATGTGTCAAAATTAAGTAGTAAAGTTGTATTAAGATCTTCGGTAATAGGATATATCATTGTAGTATTACTAGAATAATTTGGATCTAATGGTTCACCAAAAGGTTGATATAATGGTCTAGAAATATTACTAATTCTTAAGTTATCTATCAAACAATAAGCTGAATTACCACGATTATAATCTGAACCGATAAAAAATTGATTAATAGCATCTGTAAATTTAATATTATATTTAACTTGATTTGGGCCCGCAAATGAAGAGCCGTATATCAATCCCTGACCAAACAATAAATCACTACCAAATAATATATTACCTCGTTCATATCCATCCAAAAATAGATGAAGTTCATCTGCGGTCGTACCACCATTGATTTTATAACTAACTTTAACACGATGCCAAGTATTTCTAACCCAGAATATTGGAGACCTAACTTGATAGTCAACCTCATTAGCTCTTATATTAAAGTTCATATATCCATAAGGATCTTTAAATATAGAAATTCTATCACCTTTTAGACCCTTGGGTATATATGATACAATAACATTGGTATTTTGATTTGGCAATGCTTTGTGTAACAAAATAGTAGACCCGTTATTTATAAGTTCTCCTCCCGCAAAATAATCAATATTTTGCCCATCTACTTCTAAACGTACACCTAACACTTCAGATGCAGTTCCCTTTAAATCAATAGTAACATTGTTAGTGCTTACCAAATGCTCTGATACCTCACCGAAGGCATCAAAATAAAATCTATAATTGGGATCGTTATTTGTATCAAAAATTGGATTAACCCAAAATTCTATAGTAGCTTGTTTTTTAACATCTAAAATTCCGTCATTATCTATTACAAGCGGATTATCAATTAAACAAATGCTTTGAGTAAAATTATCATTAATTACTTCACCAGATTGAATGATATTTTGATCGGCATATCGATAAACATCAGCTTCATTAATTGGTGGAACAGTATCAAAATGTGATAATACTAATGAATTTGCGTCCGTTTCCGATGCTTTCAATGAATTAAATTCTTTAGTAATAGTACGTTGGCTTTTAGCCGCAGTTTCCCCAACTCTCGTATCAGTAAGCTTAATATTTAAAATTTGTAATTCATCTATTACACCATTTAATTGTAATTTACCATTAAAATTACTACCAATGTACATATCATCAGGACGCAAATCAAAAGGAATTGATAAATAGGTATAATAATCTAACTCATATAAACCTTCGGTTAAGAAATATGGTTCACCGGGAAGCGCAAGATATTCAAAAGTAAAATATCCATTCTGTAGTCCGCTTCTAAAATCAATTGTATTTAAAATTTCATAATACCCATCTGTAAAAGATGTTAGTGGTAAACTTCCAGTAGTATTAGGATCTAATGTTAAAGTTGTATGATCATCAGACACGTCAATAATTTTATAAAATCCAGCCACTGATAGAGGATTATGAATAATCAAATAATCCCCAACAACACTGCTAGAGAAAAAATTATTATCATCTGTTACAGAATATCCATCACCTAATTGATAACCATCACTATATAAACTATTGCCTACACCTACCTGATAACTGTATCGTACGATCGCTTGTGGTATATTACTTGATGAAATAACAAACCAGTCTACATTTTCTGCTTTGGTAATGGGATATTTTTCTTTAATTTCTAGAACAGCTGCATTAGATGTTGTTTTAATTGGCTTACAAGTCACGATTACATAATTGACTTGAGCAAATAAATTTAATGTATCTTGTATCCCACGTTCCGTAAACGTAAGCGTTTCTGTAATAACAGAAGGGACTCCTGCAGTATCAACAACAACACCATTTATATCAACAGTCGTTGAGGTGGTAAAATCAATATTATCTCCCTGAATTGATACTGATAAAGTCCTTCCGCTTACACCATTAGAAGTTAAATCAGATAAAATATTATTAGAAGTAAATATTCCACCCATTAAAGTAGAATTACTCGGACCAATAAATGTTGTGGGTATTAATATTTTATTAATTTTTACTTCATCTAGTGAAATTGGAGTTGGTAATTTTGTTTTAAGAATATTGCTTTGATTACCCCAAACATAATAACGTCTTTTTACTTTTCTATGGTTGATTCCCAAGGTTCTAATTAGTACCAAATCATCTATAAGTGCATCATTTCTAATAGTAAGTATATTTGTAAAATATCCATCAGTGGATTTAGATAACTCATATGAAGGATAAAGGGCACGCAATCCGGGAATTTCTTCTTCTTCATTATGATAAATATTATATGACAACCCGGACAAACTGTTCGGCATATCATCATTTAAAATTAATGAATTTGGGTTTACATCTAAAATTATATAATGTTTTTCAAATGATGAATCATTAATACGAATTAAATCTCCAGGAACAACATTATTTGCTACAAAGTCAACTGTAGAACTAGTTACTATATTAGATCCAATTACAGTTTCTAAATCATTATAATTAAAAAATGAATGTAGTAAAGAAACCGTGAAATTCGGAAATACATCTATTTCAGTAGATACATCAAATGCGGTTTTATTAACGGAAAATGTCCCATCAGTAATAGTTACTGGCATAACCGTATCTAAAGTTAAAGTATTACCATTTACGAAAGTAATTAAATATCCATTTTCATCAAATCCTGGCTCTTCTATATAAATAATATCCCCAATAACGATACCGTACGCGCTGAAATTAAGAGAAGATATAACTTGTGTGGAACCAACTATAGTTGTTAAATCATTAGATGAAACAATATTACTAGTAATAGCTCCAACAACTTCTTCTGGATTAATTGTTCTAAATTTTTCATGTAAATATGGCTTAATACGATCTCCATATCTTATAATATTTGGAACCTCGAACCCATCTATAAATAGATGCAATTCATCTCTACCCATTTTTGTATTCAGTTTCCAAGAAGCCGCCACATGATGTAATTCATCATGTATCCAATCAGATACATTGGCACTTATAGTATAACTAGTTTTAAATTTATCAAAAATTTTAAAATTTAAATAACCAGACTCATCTTTAAAAATAGAAAATCTATTTTTATTTTCTTCTTCCGCATAATCTATTATATAATGCGGCAAATCAGCCACAAAAGTAATTCCTTCATTAGGAAATACAGAATTAACTACAAAAGATAATTTGTTGGTACCACTTGTAATTTTGGTCGTACTTGGTTGAAGGTCTGTAGTTGATTTAATATCATAAAACCTACCATTAGTATGTAGTGTTAAACTATATTTTTTACTTACATAACCATCTATAACATATCCGTCATTAGCATATCCGTCTATAATTTCAACAAACCATCTATTGAAATTACCAACTGGATCTCGATCATAATAAAAATATACACCATCTTTATTTTTATTCGGGATACCTCCGACCTGCTTGAATTTATCTAACGTAAAGAATTGTTCTCCAGTATCTAAATCGGTTTCATAAGTTGGATGATATTCTAATGCTCCAATAAAAATTTCCAATTCAGATATTAAATACCCGTCCTTTAGTGGAACAATTTTTAATTCTGCAAGATTATCTAATCCGTCCCAGTGCGGCCTAATCCACGTTTCAAACGTACCTTCATCCAATTTTAAATTAGATATGGCTGGTAAACTAATAGACTGATCTTTTTGATCAATAAGTATACCTTCATTATATTTTGTTACTTCTAAATCAAAATTACCTGTTAAATTAAATTTGCGTGGATTTAGTAAACTTTCGCCCAGCGACCAATTTTCAAATACCGATTCGTTTACTTCTGCTGGTAAATGAGATATAATAGATCCGATATTTTCTATCGCAGCAACAGTGGGTCCTTTTGAAAAAGAATGCATAGCAGCTGTAATAGCATCTCGATATCTTTCTCTAGAGAAAGTAACATCAAATACATTTAAAATATCAATATCTATTAAACTTCCAAAATTTTTAAGCAATGCATCTCGAAGTGCTCCAACTTTATAACTCACATAATAAGTATCACCGGCATTTAACGCACTTGATTCTCTAAAATCTAATGCATTAGCACCGTATTCATAACTAACTATAATTTCATCAGTTAAGGCGGTATAATCTATATAATATTCTCCTTTATTATAATCAACAACCACATGTGATAAATCGTTTATAGTATAACTGTATGTAACTAACACCGAATCACCAATAGCCGGAGAATTAATGCCTGGTAGTATAAGTTTTACTAAATTACCTAAAACAACAGTTCCAATACCTCCCCACAGATCTGCCTGATCTGTTAATCTAACTACCTGAACATCAAGAGTGATATTTGATGATAAGTATTGTAATCCGGTATTTAAATATAAATGATAACCATCATAACCATCATATTCTACTGTGTGATATTCTTGTTTTTCTATTGGAGTTATTGTAATCGAACGATTTGTAAAACTTGCCGCCTCAGTAAAATTAAGAGGGGAAATATTATTTAATAAATCTTCTATTTCATATATAGATCTGATAAATAAAATATCATCTGTAACAGTGTGTACAAATTCAGAATCAACTAAAGCCCCAATTTTATTTGATGAAACAATATATGAAACATTAGTATCTTGGGATAAAATTTGCTCATCAGCTAAATCAAAAGATTTTGGTAAAATAAACCCATCATCAAAATCAGTATATTCGAAAGTTTTATTTTTAGCAGATAATGTAGTGATACGATAATAAATATCTTCTACACTTGTAATATGAGGATAATTTGTTGCTATGTATCCACGTTTATAAGAAATAGTTCCTATGTTAAAATCTTGATCGCTACTAACAGTTAAATATACGATACCATTTTGGTAATCAATAAAATAATACCCTACAGTTGTTAATCTAGATAAATTTAATGTTTCTGATTGGAGTCCATCAAAATATAATTCTGTAGTAAATATTTCATTATTAGACAAAGAAACACTTGTATTAAATGATGCTCCAATACAATCTTCAGATTGAGCAATTATATTATTATTATTTAATATGATTTTAAATATTTTAATCGTGGGTACAACCGTATCAAGTACGGTATTAACAAACATAATTTCATTATTAACTTCTTCAAACGAAGCTCTTTCGCCTAAAAATTCTTCTATATTTGGCGGATTATTATATGTAAAAAATACTTTACTATCATTCCAACGAGAAACTGGATAAATTTCTCCAGTAGTTTCATTATACACTCTAAATACATTCGTGATTGGGGGGTTTTGAACACTTAATACATTAAGTGCTAATAAATTATTATCAATTCTTTCATCCAATACTTCAATATGAATTTGCGCCTTATAATCAATATCTTGTGCAAGCACTTGTTCAAAATTAAAAATAATATCAGCTTCATTACCAATTAAACTACCAGCTGTTAAAGCAACTAAATCACTCGTGCTTGTATCCACAACCCAATCAATATCTTCTTTAAAGACTTGACGATAATTATATATTGCAAGTGGGGGGGTAGCACCAGTACCATCATTTGCTGAAGATTCTCCAAATACGTATACAGTACCAGTTTCATAATCAATTGAATATTCTCCAATTGATGAGGGAAGGAAATCCAATCTAAATTTTAGTTCTGTTGTGAATGCTGGATGTTGTTGATTTAAAATTGGTAATGTGTTTTGATCTACAAAACTTACATCTCCGATAGTTCCAATTTTATTTCCACTAGTAACAACTGGAGCGTGTTTTAAATTAAATACATTTAATAGTGGAGGCAATACTTCTCTTCCAGAAGAATCAACGCTATGCACTTCTACAGTATCAAAATCAATTACTCTCCCAGTATCTTTATATTTATAAGAAACTTGAACTTGAAAAATTTCTTCAGAGGAGAAATTTGGATCTTCCAAAATTTTATCACTTAATTTGATTTGGTTATTTTCTAATAACAGATATTTAAAGGCATATGCACTATCATATTTTTGGTCTAAAATTTGGTAACCATATGTTGAAATATCATATGAATATGGAAGATGTCCATTACTATATGTAAATGTAACGGATTCTAATTTAATAACAAAATTTTTAGATAAATTTAATATAAAACTATTAATATTAAATATACCCTCACTATCAATCGAATTAATTGTAAGGCTTTCAGAAAAATCTGCTTGTAATAAACTAATTGGATCGGTATTAAATTCATCAATAGATAAATTTAAACTAGAAATAGCATTAGTTGCTGTCTTACCAACCCTAATTATTTCATAAGCCCCTTCTTCATTTAAATGATCAAAAGGCGTTTCACCGCGGGTCTTTCTTTCATCTGTGATGGTAATAGATAAATAATTGTCATTTTTGGCTTGTCTAATATCATATAAAGCTTTTACAAATAAAGTAGATAAAATATTTAAATAATCATGTAAAATAGTACCAGAGTCAGTATTATATACATTTTCGCTTAAATAATTTAAAAAATATTCTTTAACAGGATTTGTAGATTCTACTGGTCCTAAGAAAAATAATTTATTTGCAATACCGTCTTCGAATAAAATCGAAGTCCCATTTAAAGATTTAAATAATGTAGTATCTGTTGATGCAAATGTAATAAAGTATCCAGCCAAACTTGTTAAAGGTTGTGTTGTAATTTCTAAAATATTATCTAATACTCTTACCTTTAACACTTGAGGCGATGGTACGCCAGGCGTTTGTGATACGATTGTAATATTATCTGCATTAATAGTTGTAATTAAAGAATCAGTAAATAATACCTTAACTGATACGCTGTTTACAACATTTATAGATAAAGCTCTAAGATTATTTGTCATCTACATCCAATTATCTAACTTCTTGATCCACTAAAACATTATTTGCTACAAAATATTGATTTTCTTGGGCAACTAACGATAATACTTGTCCAACTTGACCATTTTCATTAAAATATACTACTCGAGCACGATCTACTCCATCTACACCTTGTGCAACTGTTACTAAATCAGAAGCATCTAAAATATCACCTAATTTATTAGTATTAATAGCTGTAGTTAACCGATCTTTTAGATTTTGTAATACAGTATCTGATGAATCAGTATAATTTGAATCTATTACTATATACATAGTGATATCTACCAATAGCTGTTGAGCAGCTTTTACAAGCACGTCCGCATTAATTGGTCGAGCTTCTTCTATAGTAAATGTTGTATCAGAAATTAATTTATTATAATTAAATTTAATAGTAATTCTTTCATTTTGTTTTGGTGCCGTATAATCATAGAAAGCTTTATAACGACTTCCAGTAGCAGGTTGATTAAAATAAGACACTATAAATCTTACAGATGTCGAATTGAATCCACTTGAAACAAACATCTTATCTATTAAAGTAAATAGTTTATTTGTATATAAAGTGCCATTACGTGTGAAGGACAAGCTCTCACTATCTAGATCTGTAGTAAAATAACAAGTAATCCTAAACTGATCTCCTATTTTGGGGCTATTTGTTAAATTATTAGTAGTGTTGGGTAAAATAAATTCTAAATTAGATAAAGTATCATTATCTATCATTTCATTAGCATAATAAATATTATTTTTGATGGAAGATCCTAAAATATCATAAGTTACATCTGAAGATAAAACTTCGCCTCCAGTTGTAGTAGTAACTTTTTCTAATTTTGTTATTCTGGCTAATTTAACAGTTGAAGGAATGCTAGAAGCAGATGCTAGACCTAATGTTTTTCTAACAGCTTCAGCAATAGTTTGTTTAAATCCGGTATTAGTAGCAGTAAAAATTATTTCTTTAATTTTAGTCATACTGGTGCCAGAAATTGTAATTATGCCAGTATTATTAATTTGATCAGCAACAGTTATTGCTAATTTAGATGGTGCCTGTCTTAAATTATTAGAAACAAAAAGTAATACAACAACATCGTCATTTTCATTTGCATTAGCAGTTGAAGGTAATATTAATTTATTATCAGTTAAATCGATTTCACCGTTATCTGTCCATAATTCTTTATTATCTAATAACCTTACTATACTAATTTGATTAGAATTAATATTCCCGAGTTCATTTGTAAAAGTTATAGTATTGCTAATAGTATTAATAGAAACAATATCATAAATTCCATTATTATTAGGGTAAATAGAATTTTCTATTTTTACCTTTTTAAGTAATACTTCATCTAAAGCACCAAATACTACAAACCCGCTGGATAATGTTGCATCAGCAGTGCTCGCCGTAAGCGTACCAGTACTTGCAACAATGGTTACGTCATTAGTTGGGTCTATAATTGAAAAACTGACAGAATCATCTATAAAAGAATGAATGTCAATAAACAATTGATCATTAATCGAATCATATTGTAATGTTTGAACACTTTTGTTGATAAGAGAATTATCAAATGTAAATGGCTGTGTCCGTTTAATATCATCGGCTGTATAAAAAATACCAACATTATCTCCAACAGTTGGCGTGTTATATCCAGTAAATGTTAATACATAATAGTTATCATCATCTACACTAACTGTTCCTATATTATCTTGATTCCAAATTTCTTGTTTATCTGTCAAATTAACAACTAGTAATACCTTATCGGAAGCAAATTCAAAATCAGAAGCATTAATATTTAATGTAACTATTAAATCATTAGCATCACTTAATTGAATTGTTTGATTTTCTCTTCTAATGATATTAGATACAGAATTATTTGTAAATCCGGTAGTACTATTATTATTAAAACTATTTCCAACTCTACTAAGTGGCAAATTAGTTATGCTTGCAGTTAAAGCTTCTTGAATATTTGCCAAATAGGTAACACGCAAAATAACAGTATCATTTACAACGTCGACATTAGTTGAAGGAATAGTAATTTGATTTGCTGTAAAATTTCCTGCAGAACCGCTTACTGTAAAAACATCTGATTGATTAAAATATACAGTTACAGCAGCACCTTCAGTTGCCGGAGTATCAGAAGGTAAAATTATTGTACAATTATATTTAATTTCAGATCCTACAATAACGCGTTCATTTGTAATAATACTATCAGCATCAGTGGTATTAAAAACACCTAAAGTGGAGTTTTGTAAAATAATAGCACTTACAGTATCTACAGGTTCTAATAATTCTTCTATAATTACAGATAATCTACCAATAAAATTTCCCGTTGATACTTCAGTAATAAAAGAATCGGCTTGTTGAAATTTTTCTGCACTTAAAATAACACCTACAGGGTGTTTTACATTTCCACTATAGAAAGCGCCATCATCACTAATAGTAAAAAGTGCTGATTCATTTCTAATAGCATTAGATAATCCCCAATCAATACTATCATCCGATATACGGGGATTACTGTTAATAATTTTACCATCGTAGTCAACGAACGGATCGAAATCAACGACCCACGTATAATCTACTTGTAAAACATCACTTACAGACGGCAAAGTATTACCTGTAATCCTTATTCTTCCAGTAGTATTAATAGAATCGTCTCCATCAACGCTTTGATCTGTAACGATATAACGTTCTCCAGTATTAACATTAAATACTCTTGTTACATTGGTTGAAGGAGTATGTAATAATTGAATAATGGACTTATCTCCTGAAGATACTAAGCTATTTTCATTAGTAATAGAAATATTTTGTTGAATTTGAGGAATTTGAATGACATCTGTAAAAGTTAAATTATCTTGTCCATTGAATCTTGATTTAACGCGATCTTCTTCAAATAATTCAACACGATCATTTATCCAGTGAAATTTATCAAACCCGAAGGGGCTGCCTGATACATTGCCGGTATCTTTAATTAATTCATAATTTCCAGTAATTCTACCAAGACTATCTACATTTTTTTCAACGAAATTTGAACCACTTAATGAACCTGTAACTTCTAATATTTCTTCAACTGGTTGCGCCGGTAAAACACCATTAGCAATATTATCTATTCGACGACGATTAATAGTTTTATTTTCATCTCCAGAAATTTGTCCCAATACATAAATATTTTTGTCATCTGTTGGATCATTATTATTACTTTTGTCTTGATAAATAAAACTATCTGTATATTCAGATAAATTAGTGCCTAAAATAATAATATCTACTTTATTTCCTGTACCTTCAGAGATAATAGTAAATGTACCATCATCATTTTTTACAACTACAGTACCATCTCTTGTCATTAAAGGATTACCTGGTTCTACAACCAGCACGTCTATGACATTGCTATCTGTTAATGCCGCATTACGATAACCCAAAGATGTTCCAGTACTTGAACCACTAAAAATGGCTAATCCACGATTTCTAAATGAAGCGTCATCTTCTTGATCTGTTCCTCCAGAAAAAGCAAATACATTAGTAGCATTAGAAACACCTGGGGTTGAAGTACTATTAATAGAATATTTAGATATATTGCCCGCAGTACCTGGAGTAGTAGCTTGAACCGTGACTTCAACTGCAAATTGGTCAGAAATACCCAAAAAATCTAAATCATTTTTATATTTAGTGGCAATTGAACGATATAAATTGCTATTTGATGGAATAACACTTATACCATTTGCAACAGCAAATGAGTCACCGCCAGAAGAATATATAAAATCCCCCTTATTAATGGCAATTGAAGCAGGAATAGAGCTAAATGTGAATAAAGCCAATCCTGACGATTTACTAGCCGATTTTCTTGATAATCCATAATTAGAAAGCAAATTATCTAAATCAGATCCAGAAACTAATCTTAATGATTGTAAATCAGATACATCTGCAACTGTATCATATAATAAACTCAATTGGGAGGCAGGTAATTCTATAAATAAATCTCTTATTACAGTGCCTGGTTTGCTATCAGCTGATGGTCTGATTGCTTTTAGCAATTCAATCATATTTAATATAATTTCGTCGGCTGATCTAATAACTACCATATCTACCTTATTAATATATCCTGTTAAGGACTAAAAGTAACAATTGTTTGCTTAAATTCTCTATTTAATACCTTTATCATTACTTCAAAAAGTCTTGGGTCTATTTGATTTCTACTTACTTTAACTTCTTTAATACCTGCTATATGCTCATCTGGGGTTACTTGTTGTAATGTACTATTTAGCTGTAATTGTTGCAATTTTTTAAGGTTTTCTAATGCATTTTGTAATTGACTCTGAGCGATTGTAAGTGTAATATCGGTTGATAAATGCGAACCAATAAGTGTTTTAGAAATGAAAGAACCATACCAAGGTTGATAAATATTAGATCCGGCAGCTGTTAAACATATTTTTAATATATCTTGAATTAATTTATTTTGTCCCGTAATTTGTTCTAAATCACCATTTTTTAATATAAAATCGCCATTAACAATTCTTAGATCTGAAGACATAATAATCCTTTTCCAATGCAATATTATTGCAAACATTTAACTTATTGATTTTATTGATTATTTATCTTCCTTCATTAAATAATGCCTGATAATATCCGCCCATAAAAGCATAAATTTCTGAAAGTTTTTTTTCAAATTCAGTAAGCGCTTCTAATATTGGTTTACTAGAATCTGGTAATACTATATCAATTTTCCCTTTTATTGTATTTTCATCTGCTCTATTACGAGCGTCTTCATCTATTAATCCTATAATGCCCTCTGGACTCATAGACCAAAGAGCGGCCTGAATAGCAAAAATATCTAATAAACCTAAACCGCTAAATTCTCCTGTTATAATTTCTATATTTTTTAATAATTCATTTGCTCTATTACCATATGCATTTCTTTGTTTATATAATGTTTTAAGTTGAGTATCGTAAAATTGATAATCATTTTGGGCAGTATTTAAAGCCATATCATCAATATCAGAAAATACATAATCTCCCAAATCTGGCGTTGAAAGACCCAAATCCAATTCTGTTTTAGCAATAACTTTATTAAGCTCTAATTTGATAATATCAAGTTCTTTTTGTTGATTATTGTCTTTGTCATTTTTATCAACGTCTTTTAACGTACTTCCGAATTCAGGACCATTTGTGCTTGGAATAGGTTTCCAATTAATAGTTGTTCTAATTTTTGAAATTTCAATAAATGCTTTAGCCAACTCTTCTAATAATGCTTCTATCTGTCTTATAAATTTAAAAAACATATTTATTTCAGAACCGTGTAAATTTTTAGAAGCATTAGGTATGCTCTCAACCAATGAAATATCAGTTATATCAGAATTATCTTTAATAAAATTAATAGAATCTCTGAGAAATTGATTAATATTTGTTTCTTGAGTGGGGTTCTCAAGTACATTTGCGTTTTTAAATCTAATAGTAATAACTTTTTCAATATAGGGACGCTTTAATGTTATATTATTTGATAATTTTGTTTTTGATTTATCAAACAAAAATGGTGCACAAATACGATTGGCAGCAGGCATAACGGTTAGATCTATTCTAGGATCTACAACAAACGGCTTTAAAATATGTGTACTTATAGTAATTAAAGATGATAAGTCCGGAAAATTTAAACTAAGATTTGCCCTATCTGGTACTTCAAATACCTGCCTATCTAATTCTAATGGTCCTATATTTTGTTTTAATTGTTTATCAAAATTTCTAGTAAAAATAGAAGATATTGCTAAGGCACTAGCACTATCGTCTTGTGCTCTAAATATAAAAGAATTTGATATACCATATCTTTCTCGATCATTTAATATACCTTTTCTTTTATTTAATAAAGAGTTAGCTATTGCTAACCGATCATTTTGTTTTTTACTATCTTTATTTACATACGGATTAAATCCTGGGCTATAAAAATCTGTTCCCTCACCATTAACAATTGGAAATCCGACCATTCTGTAAAAGGCAGAACATCGACTTTCTTGAAAATTTAATGAATTAGATTCATTTCTTACAAAAATATCATCTAAATTTTGTAGACCAATAGTTTTATGTAAATTAGAATTTAAAACATTAAATTTACTTCTAAAAGAATCAATAGTTACAATAATTTTAGAATAATATTGATCAATGTCTGGCGCAACAATATCATTAGTATTGAAATATTTTCTTTGTGCATCAGTAACCAATATTATTCTCCATTATCTCTAGCTACATCACTTTCATCGCGTCTTACAGCTCCTGAATCTCCGCCAATTCCTGTTGCAGCAGATGAAGATTGAACAAATGTATATAATAATTCTTTAGTTGTTACGCTAGGCGTTTGGGTGGTATCTGCAGGATTATTTAAAATACTAATAAATTGATTGTTATAAGCAACTTTAATCACACCATTACCGGCTTGAGAGCTTGTAATTTGTGCAACAAATTGACTAGAACCATCATAACTAAAATCGGTTATATTTCCTAACGTAATATCTGCACTTAAATTGGTCGCAAGATCGGAGCCAACTTCAGCTGGCAAATTCGTTGCTATATTATTACCACTTGATTCATTTAGCGTAACTAATACATTAATTGGTTTTGTAGTAAATTGAATGCTCGGATCTAATTCAAAATCACTATTATAAGGATCAAATCCAGCATCAATAACTTCTCCTAGTACTTGATTGACTTGTGATTGTAAATTATGTAAACAATCTATACATTCAGATTGTAGAGTTTCAGCAGATTCTACTGAAACACTTTGTCTAAATTTATTTACTGCATTTAAAATACAATCTTGTGTGTCTTGAACATTTGGTAAGGTAATACCTCTTAAAATAGCTGCATTTGTATTTAATCTAGACGCTATCGTGCTATTCATAAAGTTTTTATTTAAAGCAACATCCGGATGGCATCCTAATGTAATTAAATCTTCTGCAACCAAAATTGTGTGATTAATTTTAAAAGTATATGTTATTTGTTCAAATTTTAATCCATCTGTTGGTGATAATACTGGATTATCAGAAACAGTATCAGGCAATGTGATAACTGTATTCAAAGTTCCCGCACCTGCGTCAGAAGAAGATACTTTCATAACAGTAATTCCATCATCTTCATAGGCTGTACCACCACCTAATGATAATGTTCCATTAAATGGTTCTATTAAATTATTTTGATAATCATAAACACCATCAACTGGAGCCTGTAATACAATACAATTTTTAATTCTGATAAATCTTGCACCTAACGTATCATTACGTCCGAAAATTAATGGATCATAATAAAATCTTATATCGGCTAAGTAAGGAACTCCATTAGAATTAGATGTTGATGTATATGTTTTACCTTCGGGAAAGAAAACTTGAGATACACCATTAGGTAAATCGAATGCATGCGTAATATTATTAAATGCTAATGCAGTGCTTGCCGCTTCATCATATAATTGATAACTAGATTCTCGCAAAGTTTCTGAACCAAATATACTTCCAGTTTCTATAACTTTATTAAAATATTGTAAAGTGCCGGTTGAAGTGATTTCTTTATTATTTTTAATAAATGAAGGGCAAACATCGGTGGTACAACACCCATCATCACTGCCATCATCATCATCGCATGGTGGTAATTTAAAACTAAGATTTAATAATCTTTCAATTAGTTGAAAGATTAAAATTATTACACCTAATAATACAAATAAGTTTTGAAATATACAAAGCAAATCCCCTAACTTAATTGTAATTGCAATAACGCTATCATTGTCCGCTGAAGCAACCGCTTCTGATAAAATTCTTATATTTTCGATAATTTGTTTAATTAAAGCAATAATACGTTCTATTAAATAAAGAATTAATGCTAAAATTAACAATAATAAAGAAATTATCATCATTATTAACGCCAAAAATGGAAATAAAGACAAAAATTCGGGAATACAAACTCTAAATAATCTAATAATTGCTTTAATAAGTTTAAATGGATTATTAATTGAACATAATACTTCAATTATACATAAAATCATATTCAAAATTGGCATGAAAAATGTATACAACATTAAAAATGGCATAAATTTTTCTAATAATGATAAAATCGCATCCAAAACATTTTTAGAAAATTGAGGAGATAAGTTTGGTCTCAAAATTCCTGGAGGCAAAATCATATTTAATGTATTAAAAAGATCTAATAAGTCCTCAATAGGTAAATTAGGAAACGGAATATCAAAAGGAGGTAATTGCGGGACTGCCAAACCGTTAAAGTCTGATGGTAAATCAGGAAGTATTACGTCTGAATCGTCGATGGGGTTACAAGGCATTATTTATTTCTTCTTATGCTTATATATACCATCAACAAAATTAATTTTAACATCTAATTATTATTTATTAAATTGAACCGAGCCCCGTATCTTTACGTACTTTGCGTCCATTTAGTAATAAATTATCAGATTCAATATTAAATGTACCAGTATTTCTCATCATTATATCTCCATGAGAATACACTGTAAATCTACTTTCAGCGTGAATTGTAATACCTTCATTATCTATTCTTATTACATTAACTTTTCCCGATTGATTAATAACCCGTAAATCTATTACGCCCGGTTTTCTACCATTATTAATACCTGATTTTATAAATCTACTATCATTATTAGGCGTGGTACCGCCACTTTGTATTAATACTTCTCCGTCAAATTGAAGTGCTGCTGAAATATTATTACGCAAATCTCTACCAACATTACCAATTAAAGCGCCTTGTAAATCAAGCCAAACAGAATGACGGTCAACAGTATTGGCTCCAATATTAACCTCTATAGAGCCATCAAAATTTAAACTTCCGCTTCTTCCGCCACCATCAGCATCATCTCCGGAAATTTTAATTTGTTGTTTTATAATATCTACTTTATCAGCAACTCGTCCAGTTGCCAAATTGGTCGTTACTATTCGTTCATAAATAATATTATTTTGCTGAAACGTACTGCATGTATCAGCTATATTATGATAAACAGTGCCGTGTTTAATATAAGTAGGATTATTTTCAGATGAAAATCTATCTAAAGGAGAAGCATTGCCATTAAGTTCATCTATTATTTCAACAACAGCATTATCACCAATAAAAGATTCAATTAAAATATCTTGAGTATTTTGATTAAAAACTAAATCATTAGGATCTTTAGTTTTTTCATTTGGCGTAATAGTAGAAAAATTTTCATATCTAGTTAATAATGGAACGTTACCAGTTTCACTGGACGCTGGTACATTTAGTTTAAATACACCCTCTTTATCAATATCTAAGAAAAATCTACTACGATCTCTAGCGTAATCATCTCGTTTTGTGGCATCGGGTGGACCTAAAACATTTTTCTTTGCATTTAACTCAAAATGATAAGCAATTTCTCTTCTTTCTAAAGCTTTAATATTTTGAAATACATTTCCTAATGGATCTTGTTCTTGTAAATTTGTTTTAATTTTTTTAATTGATAATTTTTCTATTTTTCCTAATGGAATAACAGATCTGTTAATATCTAATACATTACCATAAATATCAACAACGGTACCTTTTATCGTTTCCATCAAATAATTAGGAGAAACTAAACTTAAACTTAAAGCATCAGCACGACTTTCACGTCTATTTAAAATATCGCTTATCTTGATATTAGCACTATCTTTATATGATAAAAACTCTTTCTCATCATCTAATATATTAAAACTTCGCCCAAATTCATATACAATTTCTCTTTTTTCAGTTCGTAATGGATTACGAATTGAAGAACCGATATTTGACCAATTTTGAGCAGCTATAGGATCTAATCCAATTTTTTTAAGTGTATCATCATATTGTGGATTTGATTCTCTTAAAGAAGAGGCATAAGCTTCTTTGGGTTCCACATCTCTTTTAATAATACCTTCAACAGTACGGGAAGCTTCTGTAAAAACATATTTATTATCAAAAGTGTCAACAAAGACGTCCCTGCCTGTATCTAAAATAAGACTGTTATTATCTTCTCCTAATGTAATACCGTCATTTTGATCTAATTTAATATAATTATCATTATATTGGAGAATATAAGAGCCAGAATTTAGCTCTGGAACTGAAGGTATAACAGTATTTAATGCTGCAGGATCTTTAGCTAATATAGTAACAATGTACCATTGTCCACCATCTGCTTGTGCAACTAATACTGGGGTACCACTTTCTGGATATCCGCCTACAAAAGCTTTTTTTGGAGGACGTTTACCAACAGCAAAATAATTAACTGGCAATTGTGCTAAAACAATATTATTAATATCTTGCCGTATTGCATTATATTCTTTTAAAGAACCAATATAAACTTGTACACCAAGAACATCAGAATCAAAAGATAAAATAACTCCTAGTCTTAATAAACCGGGTACACGACCTATTGTTGTTTGACTCGTTCCTACCATTGGTCCTTAATCACTTGTAAAATTTATCCAACAATCGACTACGTATTTATATATCACTGTATCTACTTTGTTAGCATTGGCTTCATTTCTTGTTGATTTTTTATCAAGTGTAACTCGAGCCATATTATAAGCTTGAGAGGAAGGAGATCTATTTTCTTCAGGATCATCGGAATCAATTGACACCACATTAATAAAATCTTGTTGATTTTTAAGAAATGAACTAGGTTGTTTTAATTTAAATGATTCTGATAAGCCATTTTGAGCACCAATAAGAAATTGTTTTATCGCTTCTGCTAGCGCTTGCGCATTAGGACTGAAAGAACTAAAACCCGAACTAGAAGCATAATAAATTCTTAATTCAAGAGTTGGTTGATAATTAGCTCCAGCAACACTAAAAGCAGAATCAGCTGCTTGCAATATATCATTCAATGTCTGTCTATTTAACTGTGCATAAATGCCTTTACTGATTTGATCGCTTGGACTAGTAAATGTACCATCAGAACTACCAATAATAGTACCAATATGTTGTTCATTATTAACATTATCCTGTCTAATATTAACAAAATTAGTAATATCTTTATTTTTGTATAGAATTTTTCCAACAGTATCTAGATAAGTTGGAATATATTGTCCCGGCATATGACCATAAGATACATTTAATGAAGTAGAAAATTCTCTACCATAATTAATACGATGCTGAACACTTTCTACATAAAATAAATTATCAAGATGTTCTATATAAATTACTTCTCCCGGTTGCATATATTCATTACCAAATATATTAATTGTGGAACCATCATGAATTTGTTTTCTTGCTTTATTAAGTAAAGCAACTGCGAACGGAGCACATTGAGTTTGTGGATCGGTTAAATATGGTGCATTTATTGATTGTGGTATTCTAACACCATACATACGCCATAAATCATAATCAACTGCAAGCGCGGTAGTTAATGCATTTCCAGGACCAGTAAATCCATTTAAGCTATCAGGTAAATTATTTATATAATTATCACCAAATTTTCCAGATACTTCAACACTTGTAAATGATGGAGCATGTTCTGTAATAGACATACTTTTAATATGTTGTGGTTTAATAATGTAACGTTTTCCAGACCCAGGACCATAATCATCATAACTTTCATCTTCAATAATGCCTTCAAAGCCTTGTGGAATTTGACTATTATTTAATAATCCTGGAGTGATTAATTTATTTGCTATTTGTCCTTTATTTTGAATTAAAGATACACCTTCTTGAGCATTTTGTAATGCTTTTGCCGCAATTTTAATAATACGTTGTCTTTCAGAAATTCTAGTTGAAATTTCATTTAAAACTTTTAATAAATCTCCTTGACTAACAGATTTTCCTCCCAATAATTTATTACTATTGGTAAATAGTTGTTTTAAATCGAATTCTTGTCCGGATTTTTGATACAATCTATCTGCAATTTTTTCTTTTCTATTCAGATCTCCTTCATTAGAAGTTATACTATTAACATCTTTACCAATAAATGCTTGAGTCGTTTGACTTAAAAGATCAACTCTTGAATATGTACTTAAAATATTATTAACGGTGGCTTGTGTGCTAAGAGAATTATTTGCATTTAATCCATTACTAAATAATTGCAAAACTTCATCAGGATTATCAGTTGATGATAAATCTTTTAAAATAATTCTGGAAGTAGCGCCTGTAGATTCGTCTGAAATAAATTTAAAAGTTGTAAAAACTTTATTACCTGGAATATTTGGACCTTTAGTAGAAATATATTGTTCGAGTTTAGCATCTGTGTTTAATCCCAGAGCTAAACCATACATACGAATTTCATCTTCAATAATTTCTAATCTATCTAAAATATTAGTAAGTTGTGTAACATAAAGATCCTCTAAAAATTGAGGATAAAGTTGAATATCAAATTCTTGTTTCAATCTTATCATTCTATAAAATACGCTACTTGGTATTTTATTATATTGAGGTACACGAACTCTAATGTGTCCTTGAGTGTCAGCAAATACTTCTAAATCTAGAAGTTGGCTTACTCTTTTAATTTGTTCATCAACGGTCGTATATTCACTTCTAAAAAGATCTGGATTGGTGAATGATTTTTCAAATTCCTGAATATCATAATCTTTATCATAAGAGTCATCTACAATAAATAAATTAATATCTTCATTTGCTCTTACTTTCCAAGATAATCTTCGAGTAAGATAATGAATCCTTCTTCTTAAATCTCTATTTAATCTATCTGCATCACTTAAATTATTTTTATTTCCTGCATCTAATAAATTATCTGAACTATAATCCAAACTGACATCATTACCTATCAAACTAATAGGTTTATTTATTTGTTTTAATTCATCTGCTATTTTTTGTTTTTTTACACTTATTTTTTTATTTAATTCATTAATTCTAGGTTGTAAATTTCTAGCATTAATATTATCGGGGCCAAGATAAGTTTGTCTATCTATAAGATCGGCTCTCTGTTCTAATAATTCATTTAATTCTCGTTCAAAACTTTCGGTTCTAATAGTTCCATTTAAAACATTTTTATAAGTTTCAGTATCTGTAACTAATTTTTTAAAAGGAACGAAATTACCATATAATAAATTACGTTTTTTAAGATCTGTTTGAAAATTTCTAAAAAATGATGTTGATGGATCTCCACCCGTATGAGGATCTCGCCCAAAACTATCAAATTGCGAAGCCGCTTTATAGAAGGTAGCAAAATTATAAGGCTCTCCAGTTACCATTAAAGACAAAACATTCATAACATCTTGTCCCGCAAACGGATCATTAGTAGTTGGTGGGGTAGAAGTATGTGTGGACGGATTTTCTTCGTAATTATTTCCAAACATTACTAATGTACCAATACCTTCTTTCCATTTATACACCATTCCGTCTGGATCATAAAAAATTCGTCTTACGGAAGCGTTTTGTATAGTGTCAGTATCTTGTACAAAATTATTTACAGTTGGTTTTTTTCCTACATATATTCCATTTTTATATTTAATAAAAGCCGATTTAAATAAATCTTGATTCTCTTGTAATAGTTCTGGTATTTGATCTTTTTGAAACCCAGTTGCTCGATCAAATTCAATATTAAAAGGAGTGATAGGATCAAAAAGAGAACCGTTCCAAACATCAAGTGCCGGTTTATAATTCACTACTCCAAAATTAAAATAAGAAGAATTATCTTTAGCACTTATGTTAACTGTAAAAGTATTATTATCATAATTAGAGCTATTATTCTCTACTAACCCCGCAAAAACTTGAGTACCACTCTTATCCGTTGTAATTTGATTACGCATCATAAGCCATAACCAATTAGGAAAGTCTTTGCCTACAAATAATGCTTTTTCAATTGAATTATCTTTTCCTGCATGAAAAAAATCCTGTAAATTCATTAAAGCTTTATTTGCTGTTTGTAAAAATCCAACAGCATTTAAAGAATCTTGTAATCCCCCTAAAATTTTATTATCAACCGTAGTTTTAGAGCTAATGAATACATGCACCGAATCCATAGGCTGAATAATTAATTTAGAACCATAATGTAATCTTAATTTTTTTCTTAAAGTATTGGTACTTGCATTATGTTTTTTACTAACTTTTCTGGAATTAGTATTAATTTGAATTTGATTAAATATACGTTTAACAATACTTTCAAAAATTTTAACTTCGGTATTTGGTTGAGCTATAGAAGTATCAAATATTGTATCTATTGCATTAGCTAAATCACCGCTTGGTAATTTACCATTACTCAATCCATTTACATCAAGAAGCCCGCCACTCGGAAATATGTATGCTGGGTCAATATCAACTTTAAATAATGAACCGTCAAATTTAATTTCTTGCCCAGTCCCATCCACAATAGCTCGAACTCTTTTGCCTAAGAAAGTATCTGGATTTACAATAAAATTAATAGGATTTGCGCCTCTGCTAGCACGTATTTTATTTAATAATGTTTTGTCCGATTGTATACCATTTTCTAATTCTCTTAATCCAAGCTGAGTAAATGCACTACCCATAATTGTACTAGTAGCATCTGCAATAGCTTGCTCTATATCATTATGAGTAATTAACATTAGCTCGTATGGATCTACAAATGTAATATTACAACTACCACCTCCAAAATGAATCGATGAAGTTGTATTAATGCTGGCAGCCGTTGTAAATTCAATAACACCAGTACCTTCACCCAAATCTGTTCTAAATGAATTTAATACATTTGTGGTCCAAGTTGTATAAACATTATCTTTAGATAAATTAGTAATAGTTCTTACCCGATCAACTACTTGTTTAAAAGATTGATAAGAGCTAGTGCCACCAAAAATTGAATCTAAAGTATCTGTCGTAGAAAATAAAACAGGTAATAAATGATAATCAACGGCACCAATTTCAGTAGCGATAGTAGAAATTTTAGTTAATTTTTCATAGGCGGCAATTTGTTTACATTTATTTTGAAATAAAAACTTACTTGCTCTAATAAATAATCTCTCATCTTTATTTAATAAATCATTTTTATAATTCTCTACTAATGAAGAAAAAGCACGTTTTTTAACTAAAATAGTAACATCTGGTTCTTGCATCCAGATTTCTAATTGTTTCGCTCTTGGATTAAACAAATCGGTCCTATAAAAGCCCTCTTCTGTATAGCTACGTTCGGCGCTTTTATCAAATTTATCAGCGAATTCACCAAGACGCCCATAAGAAACGGCATGCCCATTTCTAACAATATCTAGACTATGAAGTTTATTTTCACCAAGTGAAAATTGAGATTCTAAAACATTACCAAGTGTATCAAAAATATCTGTCATTTATTTCTCTTTTATATGACGTATTAAAGTAACTCCATCAATAAAATTTTGTTTCGCACTTAATGGGCGTAAATTATTGAGTGACCAGCATTGTTTAAAATTATCATCTTCCATAGATATATAAGGTAACTTAGATTGTGGAATTATATGATCTATATTCCAGGTCCAAGTAGAAGAGTCATTATCATTCCAATTTTTAATATTATATCTTCCATAATTTTCCCACGTCATCCAAGATTCAAATTGAGATTCTAAATGTTGTTTTAATTCTTGTATTGTGAACGGTAAATAATTATAAATAGAATTATTACTTTTATTTGAATATAAATAACTTCTAATGGTAGTAGATATTATATTTCTTAATCTATAAAAAACATCTTTATGATAACGCTCTTGTCTTTGTTTATTAATTTTTTCTCTATTTTTTTCTTTATATTTTTTATTATATATCGATATGGCTTCCGCATTTTTTTGTTTATATATTTTTTTCTTTATAAGTATAATAGTTTTATTTTTTTCATAATATGATTTTATTTTTTCTGAATTATTTTCACAGTATTTTTTCCGAACTTGAAGTATTTTTTTCTTATTATTTTTATAATATATTGTATAAACTTTATTTTTTTGTAATTTCACACATTTACTACATTTTAAGTAACGAAATGTATTTGATATTTGCATACTGTCACAATATTTACAATATTTTAATTCTTCTTTCATATTTACCTATCAAATGAAGGTCCTACTCCATAGCTTAATGGTACGCCACCTTCAGAATTATTACTTGGACCATTATTAGCGCTACGTTGAAATGGTAGATAATTATATCTATATCCACGACGTTGAGTTACTGTAAACTGTATATCGTAATCAAACATACCTAATCTATCTACAGATTCTTTCCAAGACATACTATTAAAATATCCACGAAATACCCAACCATTATAATACATTTCAACACCAAAAGCTAATGTAGCTAGGGTTGGCGGATTACGTGGAAGTATACTTTGTGTTAAAGGATTAAGTCCTAATACTCCTGCTGTTGAAGAGAGTAATTCGCCGCCCAAACCTCCTAAAGTTTGGCTTGCACCACCAATAAGATTACCTAATCCTGATACCATACTATCAGAGGCTAAGGTTAATCCAATCGGATCAAAATTTAATTGTTCCGCTCTATAAATTTCATACAAAACATTTAGTCCTTCAACTCCAGAACTACCTGTTGTTCCGTGCAAACCTAATGTTGGTAATTCTTCTCCCCAATATTGAATAACATATCCGCCTTTGGTTCTTTCTGGTGTAATAAGTTTTTTAAAATTATAATCAATAGATTGAGGATTAATATACATATTAATTACACCTATTTCAGGAACAAACCAATGTATAATATGCCTTTTGTTTCTAAATCCGCGTTGAGAGGGTATTTTACTTGCAGGTAATCCCTCTCCGCTCGCTGAAGGAATAGGAGGAATAATAAATCCTTCCTTTTCAAAAGAACGCTGTTGCGCAACGCTGCTAGAAGTTAAACGATCTAATACTGATTCACCGCCAGAAATAGCACTATCTAATGCGCTATTTAAAACCCCACCCACTTCGCCTAAAAATCCCATTTATTATCCTTAGTATCCTGGGTTAATACGTGTATTAACCCCACCTGTATTAACTGTACGGCTAGTTGTTTTATTTACAGATTCTGTTTCTCGTACCTTTACTTGAACATCTGCTGTTGGATTATTATTATTAACAGTTACATCAACTTTAATTGGTTTTACTTCAACTTCGTGTTTTGTTGTTTCTAAATTAGGTAGATGAGCAGCTAAATTAGCTGGTCGTTGTCTCATAGCTCTTGCAGCCATCTCTCTTGCACCTCTTTCGGCGGCTCTTTGAGAACGTTCTTGCTCTAATTTAATATTATTTAATGTTTTTTGCCTTGTTGCTTCCTCTGCGGATACATTTTTGCCATAACTACCACCAACCAATTCACTTGCCCCAAGCAAATAATCTTTTACTAAATTAGCCGAACGATTAAATATTTCTGGAGCTGCCCCAACAGATCTACCAAATCCGCCGGCCGCCGCCCTATTTTCAGTAGCCAAAAGTTGCTTGAATTCTGGAGGACCGCCCTGTTTATTATGCCGCATACGATCAACGTCTCTGGCAACAGTATCTTCCAAAGATTTTATTAATTCTTGAGCATAGGCAGATTCTTCACCTTTTTCATTTTTTCCCGTTCCGATAATTGATCTTGCTTCTAATAATAATTGCTGCTCTTGAATAATAACGCCTCTAGCTATAGAAGTATTCATATCATCTAATATTGTATTAGTCCTTTCAGTTAATTTTGTTCCTTCAGCAACATTGTCTTTTAATGCTTCATCAGCACTTTTTAATGCATTGGCGGTTTCTGTTGGACCTTTAGACAAAGCTTCTAATAATCTATTAGCAGTTTCATCGGTTTTAGCTAATCCGCCAAAGGCTCCACTTTTTAATAATTCACGTTGGCGCATAAATTGAGAAGCAGCTTGAGGGCTTCTTGCAGCTTCTTCTAAGCTATAAATTTTACCACCAAATTGTTGGCGAAGTGTTTGCTCCATTTTTTTGGCAACTTCATCTACCTTACCCTGTCTTAATAAATTTTCTATTTGGAATGCGCCTTGTAATCCACCCGGACCACCTGTGCGTTGAGATATTAGCGCTTTAGTACCAATACTCAAACTATTAACAGAATCAACCATTCCTTGTATAATATCTACAGAGGCTTTGGCAGTTAATCCAGTATTTTGCAAAGCCCCACTAAATCTGGCTAATATATTAGTGGCGCCCTGGGTATTATCACCAATAAATTTAAAAGCATCAGCAACATGAGTTAAATATCCTTGAGTATCTTCAAATCTAATACCCAATTTATCAGTAGCTTCTTGCATTAAACTGAACATGTGCAGACCTTTTTCAACTCCATCCGTTACTGGTCCCTGTGCATTACCTAAATCTTCATAAGCTTTTACTAGAGTACCTAAAACAATACTCATATCTTGTGATGAACTACGAGATAACTGAATAGCCGCCGTCATTGCTGACATTCCTTCACCGAATTTACCTAATCCCTCAACCGTATGATCGAGAAAACCACGAATATGTTTAGCAGACATAGCCCATTGAGTAACTTGTTCAACACTATACCCGGTAGCTTTTGCCGAATTATTCATAGCAGCACCAAAATCTGCGGTTAATTTATTTAAATTTTCGTAGTTATCACCCATTTGTTTTTGGTATTTTCCAAGTTCTCCGCTCATTTTTATCACACCCAACAAATTATGTTCTAATATTTCTGCCTGACTAGACTGATCTAATAATTGTTTTACCGCTTTTTCACCACCCATTGATAAAGCTTGGGCGTATTTTCCACCTAATGCGGTGGCAACATTTGTTATACCGCCCATTTTAGTTGCTAGAGCATCAAATTTATTACTCATAGTATTAATAGCGGAACTACCTTCTAATTTTAAATTTTCAAATGGTTTAAAATTACTCATTAACGTCATGGTTTTATTAAGCCCATTAGCAAATTTATCGAAATCTTTATTAGAACTAAGTGACCAACTGCTCATATTTTTTTCAGCTTCTTTAAACTTTACTCCATATTGTTTTATCGCCTCACTGGCCGAATCAAAAAAACTTCTAATTTTAGAAGTATTTATTTCTGTCTGTTTTGCATTTTCTTTTAATTGTATTTCTAACTGTTTAAGTTGTTCAATAGTAAGATCGCCCATTTAAACCTTAAATAATTTTTCGTTTACGTCGACGTCGTTTGGGGGGGTGGCTTTCTTGCTTAATATCTTCTGTAATCCATTTAGAAGTTTCTTCAAAATCTTCTTCAGAGGCAGAAATAGTATTTCCACCAATCATTTGTTTAACTGCTTCTGGATTAGTAAACGAACCTATTAAATAGCCATGATATTTGGCTAATTCAACTTGCTCGTTAGTATCTTCTAACCAATGATGGAACATATACATTTTGGTAACCGGATCCATGTCCTCTAATTCAGGATCATCTGGAAATTTCTTAAAAGTCTTACATAGATACCATAAAAACCTATGATCCGGCTCCTTAACTATTTTTTTAGATCTTCAGCAACCTCCTTTGCTTGAGTTTCGCTTTCAATACCGTATTTAACGCCAACTTCGTGCCTCAATTCATTGAATTCATTATATAATTTGGTTATAATTGTTTCTTCCATATCATCGACCAAACCCAATTTAAGATCAAAATCCGCCCCACCTAATGTAGACTCAATGTCTTGTCCATCTATTTTAAAAATGGCTCGAGCTAGAGTTTGACGTCTAATTTCAAAAGCTGCATCAGCATCATTTGTACATTTAAATATAGAAAGCATTGCTTCTCTTGACTCTTTAGCTTTTAAAGTACGTAATGAGAAAACAATACCATCAATTTCAACGTCTTTGAATAATCTACCAATATTGGCTAATAATTCAATTCTTTGTTTGGCATGACCACCTACTTTATTTTTATTAGCTATTGTTTCTTGTCTTAATTTTTGTAATTCATCTCTTTCGGCAGGAGATAATTCATATCCCTGTGAATTTTGTAAATAAGTTGGTTGAGTTACAGGTATAGATGGCATTTCATCCGGATCTCCCACATTAAATTCTCGTAATTTAGTTTGTGGTTCTGCTGTTTTTTTATAAAATGATGAAGACATTAATAAACCTCACAATCATTTAACATATATATCAAATGATGTGAGGTTATTAATTATAATATTAACGTTTATGACGTTCGTAGTAACGCTTTTTTCTTTTTTTTACTTGTTCTCTATCTATATATTGATAATAATGTTTGGAACAATATCCTTTTGCGTCATGCGGGTTATCACAATCTTCAATACTACATTTTCGGTTTTTGGTGCGAGATATTGACATTTTTCTTTTAGTCTCTTCGGAGGCTTTTTTACCTCTTTTGGCATTAGCCATTTTTTGACGCGTTTCTTCTGAAAAACAATCAATCAAACCTTTATTCCAGGCAGAATAACCTTTATGGCTTTCTGACATTTTTTGTTTACTTTCTTTGGTATGTTTTTTGCCTTTATGTGGCGGTCCATTTTCTTCTACCCACTTCGCTAACCCTTCAAATAATAATTTTTTTTGTTCTGGTGTTTGTTTTTGTCCTTTATTAGCTTTGGATATTTTTCTTCTAGTTTCTTCGGAGTGATGATATCCAGAATTACTATTACCACCAATGGCATTATTATATCCTAACCCAGTGGAAACATGTGATTGATATTGTCGTATCAACTCTATCTCAATAATATTGGCGTCATTTTTTGTTTTTGACATAGCTATAACTTCAAAAACAAAATTATGAGCACCGTATTTATTAATGGCATAATGTATTACTTTAGTTGGATTGGCAGCTTCAAATCGATGCTGCCACCAACGCTTATTTGGCTGTACAGTTTGTCCAATATAAATTTTATTATTGACTAAATTTGTGATCTTATACAGATAATGCATATTTTAATACATAAATATGTGTGTTTTCTGTTTAAAAGCCCCCAAAGATACTATTTATAAGTCCGGTACTTGGGCTGAATGAAGAGTCAAGGGCGCCGCGTAACATACCACGATCAGCACGTTGTTCAATTCCTTCGACATCAGTTTGTAACGTTAGAGCGCGTGGACCACCAAGACCTGCCGTAGCCGGTCCGCCTTGAATAGTACTGCCAATATCTTCTGCCATCCATGACATATTATCTGTAATAATCCAGTTATCAGCAGTATATGAATAATCAATTCCAGTTATCCATACATTTTTAATTGTGGTAACAATCATACTATCTGCGCCGTCACCATTCCATTTGTCATAAATATCTATATTAAATGGAATACGTTGTGATTTTGCATGTAAGAAGCCACGACTAAATGCTTCGGCAACACGAATACGATCATAACGAATTCTACGACAATTTCCAGAAATATTTGTAGACCGGGTTGGAGCACTATCAATATGACCATCTGTACCAACTTCATCAACAGGGGTTACAGTTCTTTCTTCTCTAATTTCTATACTTTGAACAGCGCCAACTGGGTTGGGACCAACACGAATTACAATATGAGTAGAAAGAGCCGTACCGGTTCTATTGCTACCATTTGGGTTCTCGATGATACTTTTGGTTTGGGGCGTCAGAAGAGGCATATATATCCTTTAAATGCATAAAAAACTTACATATGTATATCTTAATATTACTTTTTATGCCTTATCCTATAAACGCCGTCTAAAAAATTTAGTTTAGCGGAATATGGTCTTAAATTTTCTAATGCCCAACATTTTTTAAAATTATCATCACCAATAATTAATGATGGCAAATCTGATTGGGGAACAATGTGATCAATCTGCCAGGTCCAAGTAGAAGGATCGTTATCATCCCAAATTTTAGCATTATATTTACCCCAATTACTCCAATTCATCCAGGACTCAAATAAATTTTCTAAATGATTTTTTAATTGTGCGATAGAATATCCTAAAAGGTTTTGACAAGTATTTCCAGCCTTCTTTTTACAATTACGTTTTAAATATTTATTTAATAATTTTGATATATTTGATTTTAATCTAAAATTAATATCAGTTTTATATTTATTTTTAATATATTGGTTACGAGATTTTTTAAATTTTAAAGTATTTTTTAATTTTTCATATCTTAATTTTAATCTTATTTTATCTTTAATTTTTTGATGAAATTTACATATGAATTTAATTCTCTTTCTGCCACATTTATCAATGTAGAAGAAAAAATTTTCAATAGGAATAGTTTTCTCACATAATTTGCAATATTTTTCTGTTATTAGGTGCGTTTTTCTAGTGTTATTTTTATTTTTTGTTAGATAACTGTTTTTGATCCCTAATTTAATATAAGCCCTATTAATTTTACAAGGATGCACGTTTAATATTCTACTTATTTTTACTTTTCCCAACCCTTGATTAAATAACACTAATACTTTATTAAGAAATTCATCATTATATATTGTAATTTTACATTTATTACTTCGCTTATTTTTTTGATATATGTTGAAACAAGATTTACACCAAGAATTATATTTAATTACATTAGTCTTATTTTTAACTGAAAAGGAATCTAATGGTTTAGATAACTTACATTTAGAACAAACTTTCATTTATTATATCTCGTTTTTTGACACGTCTAAAATATTATACTTAAATTTATAAATCGTAAATTTTCATCTTTTATAAAAGTAAAATAGAGCTGGAAAATACGATTCTTTTTTTCTCTTTGTCTAAATTGATCTATTGATTTTATTATATTACAAATTTTACAGCACCGCTCGACATAAAGAATAAAGACGAGCGGTACGTTTTTTATGTCTACCAATGTTATTGATTCCAAGTTCTTTATAAGCTTGCTGTACTTTCCAACGAGTGCAGCCAAGTTTTTGAGCAATTTCTCTGGAACCGATATGTTGATCAAATAGCAATTTGACTTGATTTAGAAAATTACCTTCAAATTTCATAAATCTATTTATATCGTGCCGATTCCAACTCTTATGAAAATGAAATTGACAGGATAGTTAGGCTGCACTTTCACACTAATATTCCATTGTCTTGGATCTACAGAGTCACGTCTAACTACCAAGCTAGCAAAGTCTGTGATTATATTTTGAGCAATAAATGCATTTAATAATCCAACCGCCCTAGTTGTTAACATTGGAATAACATCTGGATCTTCAGGAATTCCAATAAATCCTGCAAAGCCAGTACGTAAAGACTTAGCAATACGATCTCTAATAAAGACGATCGACATTTCTTCTTCTTCTGGGAAACCGCTTTGCGTTGTTGTCTTGCCCCAGATAACTCTTCCACCACCAGCAACCGGTTGTAGTACAGTTACACCTGCAGCAGCCAATTGTTCCATAGTTGTAACCGAAAGTGTTTTATCACGAAGAATATTAAATCCACTAATTACTTTTTGAGTTAGTGGCATTGCAATATTGGCTGTACCAGATACAAGCCCTGCGGCTGCAGCAGCAATATAGAAACCATCAATAATTGTGTTTTCTCCACCAACCACAGCAACAATTTCATCAGGCCAAAAATACATTGCTCTAAACGTATGCCCGAATCCATCAGCAACCGAATAGTTGGTTAAATCTTCGGTATTACCAGCCAAAATTTCACTGATATTATCACCTTGAATACCTTCAAGAATACCAATATCTTCTACGGCAGCAGGCTCGGCTCCTGTTAGATTTTCAGGCGCTAATCCTTGAATTGCTCCGGTAAATAGTACACGCTCTCTCTTATTTCTTAAATTGCTCATTGTAATACAATGATTTAAGAAATTTTGGAAAATAATTGAAGGCGTTTGTGTTGGTAGCGGAACCAATATATCAACTTCAATTGTTTCCAATTTTTCAAGAGCTGCTATCCAACCAGCATCATAGAAGTCAGCATCACGCTCATCAATTAATGTTATGCGTAATGAATTACCATCTGGCACAATATTATGATTTAATACGATATAACTGCTAGTACTTGAAGTATCTAATACTTCGTAATCAAGATCATGTTCGCTTACAAATGATTTCGAAATAACAATGGCTCCTCCACCGCTATCAGAAATAATATCAAAAGTTCCGATATTTGTAGCCGTAGTCGAATCTGTTACAACTAATTTTAATCCAGCTATTGTTAACGGTAGTCCTTCTCCAGCCGCTAATGTTGTAAAATCAATACTTAAGCTTCCAAACGTGGCTTGAATACCGGCAAGTGGAGCTATATAACCATCTGTTGCCGTACTTAATGCAACAGTTAATCCAGTAACTGGATTTAAAAGATAGAAATCAACATTGGCAGCATCAGTAACGAAAGCATCAAATGGAGTTGTACCGGTAGCTTGAATATTTAATTCACCATCGGTAACACCGATAACGTCCCAAGTACCACTATTTGCCAAATTAACTGAATCAAATATCTTTAATTTCTTACCAACATATGATGAAGTAAATGTGGTGCCATCAACACTAAAAGTGCCTAAAACCGATGAAGTTAGGCTTCTGTTTAAATAACCGTCATTACCAAAATTAAGTACCGCATCACTTTGATTAACAGAATATGAGAATGAGTAGCCGCCAGGAGGGTCTACATCATCAAACACAAAAGCGTCTGTAGTTGGATTTCCTGCAGTATCTAAAGTATAGAAATCCCATTTATTTGGTAGAAGTTGTGTTTCAACTTTTGTTGTAGGATCAGTAACAAAAAAGTGAATATCAGTATCTAAATCAGGCATTACTCCTAAAGGTAACGGAACCACGAAATCATCTACATCCGTAGATGTTGCATCAAAACTTGATACCAAATTAATTGAAGTTCTACGTGGAAGTGGCGGTTTAGCTTGCAAAGCATAAACGCCTGGTGGACTATTAGAAAATGCTAACTGAGCACCTAATGAAAGAGTATTTTCAGTACTTGGCGAACCGTGTTTAGCAACTAATTCATCTGCCGAAGTAAAAAATTCAGGATCATTAATATCAGCTACAGATATATATGTAGCAGTTAACGAATCATTACGACTAAGAGCACCACCTTTAACTTGTAAAGTGAAATAATCACCCTCCCTGAAAGGTGAAACTGATGTGCTCATAGATTTAGTTTCATTAATAGCGAAACTAATTATACCGTTACTTACTAATTGTCCATTAGCTACCCATACAATAGGGCTGCCTGAAGAATTTAGTTTAACCCCTGAAACAGAACCAAAAGCAATAAATTTTGCCGTATCTTGTACGGGTTGATTTAAACTATTACGTTGTACCGAAATGCATTTAATGGTCCATGTTTCTGTTGGAGCATTTTCATCATCTAATGTGGGACCACCATAACCATCTAAATTACCTAACCCAACATTTGTAGAACCAATAGAATAGAGCGAGCCGCCTTGATCGATAATATAAGCTGTTTGTAATTCTATTCTTCCATTTGCAATATCGATTCGATAATCATATCTATTATCAAAAGAATTAGAATCAGGGAGAGTGCTTTCAATACCAACAAGTGGAAGCCCATTTTTAAAAAGCTGTGTGCGATTGGAAACTATAGGGGCATTTTTAAGTACGAAGTGTCGACTATCTCTACCAGTAGTAGATGTGTATTCAGAATTTAATCCATCATTACCATTACCTACTGCAGAAGCAACAACAACCTCTGTTCTTGCACCAGTACCAACCAAAAGCGCTAAGCGTGTGCCACCTGGAACTGAGACCCCGGCCGTCTGCGTAATAATATCAGTTGTAACGCCAGGTAGTGTAGATGCGCCGGCAGGAAGATTAGCCATTTTTATCCTTATTATTCATAGTAATCCAAACTATCAGTAAAATATGATATTATTACCCGGTTATTTAATACCTAAATTAACGAAAATTACAGATTATTTAATATTTCTTGTAAGGTTTGTTCTGTATTGATAGTTAAATTCGGTGCTATTATTTCCTCATCAACTTGTCCAAATTCTATAGCCGCATTAATTATTTCTATAATATTTTCTATTGGAACGTGACGGCGCCACTCGGTACGTATTTTTAAATTTACAGTATCTTTAAATAATCTATGATTTCTATCATCAGTATCTGTTGGACCACTTGTTGATACGTTTAATACCACTATTCCTTCTTTTACTAATTCATTAAAAGCAACATCTACGAAATAAATGGATGTCAAATCAACTAAATCATCTCTAGAGCGCATATCTCTGGCTAAAATATCAATATTAATCGTGCCTTCCCATGCCCCTGCAAAAATAAAATGAATTGGTGTTCTAAAAGTTTTAATATTACCATAGCCATCTTGAAAAATTAAATCATCCCACTGAACACAGGAGGTCTCTCTATTTAAAGAAATAGGTATAGAATTAAAAGACCCTGATTTAACTATTAAAGCTGGATAAAAATCGGGTTCCATTTTAAATGCTTCTTGAATACATATTCTGGTAGTAGAATCATCATTAATTCCAGCTTCTAAAGGCAAATCTGTTACATCTACTACCTTTGGATAACCATAATGGTCTGTAACATATCGATAAAATGTATCTTGAGCAAAAAAATCTCTTAATGAAAATAAAATAAGTTCTTTTGAGTGCAAATTCATAGTATTTTGCACTATATTATGTATCTTATTAAGATCTGATTTATAAAAATTTGTCGAGACCATTAATTTACCACCTATATTTAATTATAACTGGCGAAAATACATAACCAACTGTACTTCCATCTATTTTAGTATATGAAAATTTCCACTCTAATGTGGTATTATAATTATATCCCATTCGATAATCTTCAGAAACATCAGAAGATAAATAATTTGTCGTATCTAGTGCAACATAAGTTGTAGCATATGTTAAAGCATCCATTGCTGTACTTGCATATGCGTCTCGTTGTACGTAATTATTGACAGTATCTCTGTTTGCAATTACATCTAAAATAGTTCCGGTCGTACCCTGTAAAGCAATCTTTTTATGGCTTGTTAATCTTATTCCAAAAAAACTAGAACCATTTACTAAAGCAACACCGCCAATTGCAGCGGTACCGGCTTGTGCATTAATAATTTTAGCACCCCTGGGGATTAAAGTAGCTAAATTAAATCTTTTAATCCAACTTCTTGTAACTGCCCCTGCACTATCTTCAATAGTTAAAAAATCACCATTAGGACCTGTAGTGCTAGTAACATATGGAACTTCTGCAGGAAAAACTGAATTTACAGAACCATATGTACCCGTCCATGTTGCACCAGTACTTGAATCACTATACATCATCATATCTGATGTTAGCGGAACTTCAATTAGAATCGATTGGTTTTTATTATTTACAAATGTAGATCCTTGTGTTAATCCAGATATTAATTCATCTGATGAACCATCAGTTGTAAATTGATCAAATATATTGTTAGTAATAATCTGATCATATGAGCCAACCATATTAATATATGAATTAACAGGTGAACCAGCCCCTCTTATAAAAATATTATCTACAAAATTACATGAACCGTCATACACCGTTATTAAATCAGTAGATCCTGAACTACCGCCGACACATCCAGAAAAAGTATTTCCTTTAATATTGGCACTACCATATAATGACAATAATGAATCATATGTATAATTAGTAGAAGAAATGCCATTAGAAAAACTTCCAGTATCAATAATATTATTATTTATTTTAATAGCCGTTATAGAAGATGTTAAAGCCATTATACCCACCTATATTTAACGAGCAGCGGTGATAATATATAACTTGATGTACCAGCATTTGCTGTTGTAGCAAAATTATATCTAAAAATCATTATTAAATCTGTAATATGATTATTTATATAAGAAGTTGAATAATCATTAGTAAGAGAATAATAATTAGTGGTATTATAATTACCGTTTGTTATTGTTGTGGAAACATCTGCGGAATTTTCTAAGTTACCTTCTGAAAATACAGCTGCTATATTTGCCATTGTAGATGTAGGGCTGCTAAATGGATTAGTTAGCGGCTTTGTTGCTAATGTTTTTGATAACCTTAATAATAATGTTGATGTGGTGGTTTGATCTATATTTGATTGTAATTGATCGTATTTAAATCCTATCAATGCGCTCATTACGTGAACATTTTTGGGTAATACCCGTGAAAGATTAACAAAATAAGCAACATTTCTTAACGGACCGACATTTGCAGAATTACTTACTAGACCGCCTTGTATTAGATAAGCTGCACCAGAGCTTGGTGGCGATGAAGCCCTACCAAGAATATGATGATCATAATTTGTGGACGTATCCCAAAACCAAGGTGATGTTGTAGTATTTTGATCTTCCATCATAACCATAATTGTATTGGTTTGATTTTTATTTCTCTCATATATAGAGGTATCAGTTAAATTAAGTACTAAAGTTTCTGTTGTACCATCAGTTGTTGGCTGATCAAATATATTATTAGTTATACTTTGTTCATTACTACCATAATTCCTTATATAAGAATTTATACTAACACTACCTCTAATAAATTTATTATTTGTTATAATACAACTACAATTATCTATATTAAGCATATCAGAACTGATTGATGGTCCCACAAAAGCATTACCATCAATTGTTGCTGAACCAAAAACCCACATATGATAAGTATAATTATACGATACGGGCGATATTCCATCAGAAAACTTCCCCTGATCAATAGTGTTATTTTTAATAACTATATTTGCAAGTGTAGTTTCTAATGACATTATGTTCCAACTATACTATCAGCTATCAGCCCTATATTATTTGCAGAAATGACAGAATGATAATCATCTAAAAAGGTTGCATTATAAGCGTTTATTTTATTATTAGAAATTTCCAAAATAGGAGTCTCAAAACTGTAAGAAGTTGGATTTTTAACTCCTACTTGAATCCACGAACAAGTATTCTTATCAATTATTACTGAGCTAGAGTAAATGTCAGATCCTGATAAAATACCGCAAGTCGAATCATCCCCTTCGTATACTCTATTAGAAGATCCTACCACATTAATAAATCCTTTATTTGTTCCACAATAAATATATCTACACATATTTTGAGAAATTAACAACATATTATCTTTATCAAGTATGGTAGTCGTATTTGCAATATTTAACGCCCTATCTTGTCTTGTTAGGTAACAAATCGCTCCACAAATATTTTTATCTATACTTACATTTACTGGAACAGGCATATTGGCAATTTTACTTGAACCATTTGCACTACCACTCATTATAATTAATTGATTTTTATTACAAACATTTTTAGATATTCTACAATTAACCAATCTAGCGCCGGTTTGTGTGCTAGGAGTAGATATATACATGCTTGATAAAGCTATTGCTACTAATTTATCATCACTAGAAATTGAATTTTCAATTTGATTATTTTCTATAATGATATTTTCATAATAATGAGTTTGTCCATTTAAAAGTAATGCAATAAATGGAAAATGATTGCTCACTGAGGTAGTAAATTTACAATTTTTGATACTGATATTTTTTCCTCTCGAATTAGTAAAATCAGAACTTATACCATATATACAAGCTTTACCTAAATTACTTAATTGGCTAGAAGAAAAATCGCTATCGCTAGTAGCATCATAACTATAAGTGATATTACAACTATCTATTGTTACATCATTGCCTGTAATTTTAATACCATATCCATCACTTATAGTCATATTAAGATTATTAAATTCTGTATTTTGATTAACAGTTACTGGCGAACTAAACGTAAATTTTCCACCATCACCAATATATTTAATCTTAACTGCGTGATTGAAGGTAGCTCCTGAAATATCCATCGTATCTCTAACATAAACGGATTGTCCAAAAATACTTCTACCATCATTAACAAAAGAAATATAAGAAGTTAATTCATTAATATATGTTTGAAAAGATTCTAATGTTCTAAATGAAGCTAGTCTACCCAATGTAAATGGTTGAGATAATCCGTTATATCCTTTTTCAATAAAACGTCTGGTATCGCTTATAGTAGCACTTGTCACTTTCCATGTTGTAGATAATCCAACAGTTGCTGTAACAACATAAAGCGGTAATAAATCTTTAAAATCAGATAATAATTTATTAAAATAAGTTGCTCTAATTGGATAAGCAGACCCCGAACCTAAGGTCGGATTTTTTACATAAAATAAACGTTCATGAGTTAATGAACCGTATGTACCTGTTAGAGAAGTATCATAATCTGTGGATGCTATAAATTCAAATTCTCCACTAGAATTTATACATAAATACCATCTAATAGTATCAACGTTAGTTGTAAATCCTGGAGATAAACTTTCACGCACTATAGGAATAGAAAGTATAGCGTCATTAAAATCTAGCAATTTACCATCAATAAGGGCAGCACCTCCACGAACGCTTATTTCATTATCATTTGTTAAAGTTGTTGATGAAACAAGATCAAATCCTCTAACAATACCGTTTTCATTTAATAGCCGTTGAGGGGCATTAATATAATTAATCGCTGAGGTGGAAAATTGACGTTCAGTTATATTGCCAAACTGTCTTTTATCTTTAAGATAAGTAATTTGTTTATTAGTATCTTGTAATTGACAAGTTCCAATAATTATTTTCTCTCTATTATCTTGTAATGATGGGAAAAGCTGAATATCTATTTGTTTATTTGCAAATGTTGAAACAGCAGAACTTCTAGAAATTGACACATCAATATAATCTACATGAGTATCATCATAAAATCTTACAACTTCACCTTTTTTACCAGAAGATGTTGGTCCTATATGAGTATATGTGGATGGTGATTCAAACTTACACATATATCCATCAAAAGTTCCATTTACTTCATTATAATTATTAAATATAAGAGATATTTTGCGATATTGTCCAAAAGCATATCCTCTTAATTTTGGAGAAATATCAACTAGATTAATAGCTGCCATTTCTGCAGAACTATACAAAGTAAATGAATTAATGCTATCAACAGTTAGATTACTACCGCTAGTATTAAATCTCGCACGTTCATGAGTAAATGATTTTCCATTAGCATCAATAAATACTTCAAAAAATCGTTTAAATGAAACATTTGTAATTGGATCACTAACGTGTTCTTTATTAAATGAAACAGAATCATCTGAAAAATATATAAATACTGGTAAATTAATTGATGATAAATAAGGCGATACTCCGGTGCCATGTATAGCATCATATACAGTAATAGTTGTAGTACTTGTGGGTCCTGGACAATTATTAAAAGCAATATTACTAATTATAAATCTACCATAATCTACAGCATTATAACTTGAACTATCAATATCGACCGCAGGTTGTACAACTAATGTTTTACCAACTTTTAATCCGGATGTACATAAATCTAATGGAATTTCATAAGCAACTTCTACTCTATTAGCTAAAATCTGTTTAGTTATTAAAGTGGCTGCCCAGTATCCATCGCCATAACCGTCTTTAATTGTATTAACTTCGAGAGCAAAATCATCACGTTCAACACCATCAACATAGAAAAAGTTTTTTCTTAATGGAGAAAATATTACAGTAGGAGCAGCCAATGCAGTTGCGGGAGTAGAATAACTAATAGCAAATGGTGGGCTAGCTACATTGGCTCCGCTTAATCCAAATCCAAATGGATCAATTCCATTATAGTTATCAACTATATTATTTGGAAATGATGCATTAGATGATGCAGTATAATCGCCATAACCATCAGGATTACCAGAAATAATTGAGAAACTAGCATCATTATATCTGTCAGCTAAAGTAATACCAATTTGTCCTTGATAAGCAAAAGCGATAAATCTAAAATTAAATCCCGGCTGTCTAAATTTATTATTAATTGTTTCAACAACACCATCTAAACTATAACTGCCAACATTATTTCCGGTATCTCCGGTAACATCTATTGCTGGTAATACTAAAGTTTTTTCTACAGGATTACCAGTAGGATATAATGCCAAATATAAATTGTAATGACCTTGATCTAATTTATCCGGATCAAATCCAATACCTAACGCTGTTGCCCCTCCCGGATTTGATATAATTAAACTTGGTAATTCAGAAAAACTATTATTAGCAGCAGCTAATGCTAATGAATTATATTTTGAATTATGAAAGAACGGACGATCAATTCTAATTATTGCATCAGAGGATGCATAAAGATTTTTCCCATTTATTCTAACAGAGTAAACTCTTGTAGATCCATTTAAAAACTTTTTGGTTGAATCAATTGTAAATTGTACCGGAACAGTACCATTACCATAATTAATTGTGATATAATCACCTGGTTTAACTTGTGAAAATTGAGCATCAAAAGTATTATTTGCTAATACTTCTGAACCAGGGTTTAATAAAATTACATTATCACCGTGTTCAATATCATCTACTGGTGCAGTAGCAGCACTAAATAATAAATAAGTTGTAGCTGGAGTTGGATCTACTATCGCTTCAGCGGCGGTATCATTTATTAATGAAGTATTACGTGTAGCCCTAGGTATACCATTACCAAAAAGATTTTGTGTTCTACTGCCCAATAAAACTAAACTGGAATTATCCACGAATTCAGCAAAACTTTGCAAATCATCAGCTGTTTGTGGAACAGAGACGAAATTAGAAGAATTTATATAAATACCAGAAGCATTGTGTGCTTGATTTGCTGGAGGTGTTGTAGTATTTCCTGAATTATCAGCTCTTGTATGAGATAATAAATCATTAGATAATTCTGAAGCAAATGTGTAAGCATTTGTTAAATCACGAGAAATCACAGTACCAGTACTAATATTTACTTTATTCAAAGTACCAGAATTCATATCAATGTGAGACAATTTATGTCTAAAAGCAGCGCCAGAAATATGTGGTTCTACTTTAATACCAGTTGTTGATACAAATCCTTCTAAAACATCAACAGCTGCATCTAAATTTGCAAATAAAGTATATAAAAATGAAGTAGAATAAATAAGATTTAATTTAGATTCATCTATTGCTGCAGTCGGCGAAACTTGATCATTAGTAATTGGTAATACAACTAATCCTAAACCAGCTATCGCAGAAGGCTTAACAGTACCATCTGCATTTAACGAAACATTTAATCGATCTGCAACTGATGAAAGGCTACCTTGTGGATTGATCCCGAGCGTTTCTTCAACTGCAAACATAGCTGATCGTACTGCATTTATTGCTTCTTCGCCAATTTCTACTATGTTGTCCCACACGGGTGGTAATTCTAAATCTGTATCAAGTGCTGATGGAAATTTTGTCATAATTAACCTTTAATATGTTTCCAAATTCTACCTATTTTTATAGCAGAAATTAATGAACTATCAACATTATATTTTTTAGCTATTTCAATATTTTTAAATCCATCAAGTAATAATTTTTTTATCTCTATAACTTGATTTATATTTAATTTTTTTTGAGATTTTAAATGTTGTGAATGTTCTTTTGATTCAAAATAATCATTATTAATATAATTTATATTTTTAATTATACGATAAACGGTTGTCGGTCCTATATTATATAGGTAGGCAATATCTTTATATGTATAATTATTTGTTTTATATAATTCTCTTATTTTAGAGACATCTTCCAAATTAAGTTTACTATTATAATTATTTACCCCGCGTTTGATCCAATTACATTTTTTACCTGTATTGGTAATACTTATTATCTTTTTTTGTTTATCTGGCATAATATATCCTTTATGCGAATTAGATAATTTTTTTTTATGATTATAGGATAATTTTTTATCTTTCCAGTATCCTTTTTTTCCTTTATGTGAATTAGATAATTTAATAATAGTTTCTTTTGAGTGATGTTTTCCTTTCATTGGACTTGTTCTACCTTTTAGTGCTAATGACATTTTTTGTTTACTTTCTTTTGTATGCTTATATCCAGAAACACCATCACCACCATTAGTTAAATTATAACCAAATTTATTAATATTCGATTTAAAATAATTTATATAATATTTTTCAGCATTTAAACATTCGTTTTCTTTATCAAATTTACATAAAATAAAAATATCAAATGTATCTATTCCATATTTTTTAATAGCATTATGAAATTTAGGACAGTCTCCTCTCATTTTTTTATGATCTGTCATTCTTTGTGACAAATTTCCAGTTTTACCAACATATATTTTATAATTTATTTTATTTCTATATATGTACACGTAAAACAAAATACACCCTATTCATACAAATAATGCAAAATTATGTTCCGTAAATAAATATTTAATTTTATTAAATTTTAGGCTCAATAGGATCTGTAGAAGGATCATCTGCCGTTTTAGATAAAGGATGAACCGGGGGTTGAGGAGATGGCGGAGAAGAAAAATTATTATTTAAAACTGGTCCATTCGAATTATTTGGAAATGGGTTTATAGGAAAAGGATTTGGAGTAGGATTTACCGGATATACAGGATTAATTTGAGGATTATAAACTGGATAAGGTATAGGATTATAATCTATTCCGGTTGGTTTCCAAAATAAAGCCTTAATAACTCTATATAAAGTAGGACTTAATAATCCTGCCGAAGAACTAAATAAAAATTTACTATATGGTTCTGAAATAGCTTCCGGATATGGAAAAGATTTGCCAAATACAGCAAATAAAATACCTAAACCAATCGGTAAAATAACTAAAGCAAGATCTCTCCAAAATCTAGATTGACTATTGCCGGGCATACGAGGATTATTTAAAATGAAATACTCTATTATTGTTCTAATAACAAAAGTGATTGCCGCAATTCCTACGCAAAGTACCAAAAATTGCCAAGTTAAAAAAATAGATAAAAATTCTGTCATTGTACCTTTAATATATCATTTTAATTATTATTTAAATAAAATAACTAATAATTACTCTACCGTCACCACCCCCATCACCATCTCCGCCATTACTAGAAATACTAGCTCCGTTGCCGCCACCGCCGCCACCGCCGCCACCTCCTCCCAATGTGCCGACTCCGCCATTTGTACCAGCTGTACCCGGATCAGGTCCGCCGCCGCCTAAATCTCCACCAGTACCACCATTACCTCCAGAAGAGCCCGGAAAATTAGATATTCCGCCACCGCCGCCGCCGGAGCCTCTAGTACCATCAACACCTGCATTTCCTGGGGTATTAGATGAACTAGATATAAAATGCCAAGAACCCCCGGTAACCGGCCATTCAGAAGAAGCGCTTAATCCGCTCATACCACCATCGCCGGGTTGATTTGAAAAACCATACGGCAAAGGGGCGTCCATATTATCATGATCTACTATTTGTTGAGCATAGGATGATTTTAAACTTGAACCACCATATCTATTATCTGTTCCGGAGAATTGAACTCCTCCCGGACCACCTGTTCCACCATAAAAATATATCGGATTAGAACCACCATAATCAAATACAGACGCTTCTCCATCATTACCATCTGAACCATCTTCTGTACCTCCAGTTATTCCTCCAGCCCCACCTCCGCCACCGCTTCCAACATATATGACAAATGCCGTCCCTGGCGTAACAGATAATTTAATTATAGACGCTGTAGCGCCCCCTCCTCCGCCACCCCCGGGTATATTAGAACCAAGTACACCGGGGCTGCCTGCAGAGCCGCCACCTCCGCCACCGCCACCGCCCATAGCATATATTTCAATATCTTTTACACCTGCTGGAACTGTCCAATTATACATTGCACCACCATCAGGATATACTTTTTTATATAATCGAGCCATCTAATATCCTTATACAAACCACCAATTAGTTCCATCACTTACTAATATAGCGCTTTGAGAATCATTTTCCATAACAAAACTTCCAGCGTAATTTTCAATATTACCAGTACTACCATTTCTGGCTAACGTAATATTATTATTACTAGCATTATCTGCAATATCTTTTACAGTAACTTTTCTACCAGCCAAATGTGGTGGTAAAAATATAGTAGGAGCAATAGATGTAGTATCTACTAACAGTAAAAATTCGGCAGTATTAGAGTCTAAAAATAAATAAGCAGTTGGAGAAGAAGCTGTTATTTTTAATACTTTTAAATTTGTTTCTAATACCCCATTAAATTGATTTCCAGTTTTAATAACAGATACATAAAAATCAGATCTATTAGGAGATACCGTATTATTATATTTAACTAATTCAAATGTAGTATTTACAGAATTATCACCAGGCTTAATAACTATATTATTATTAGAAATATTAACTTTACTTAATGATTGTAAAAGAGGAATTGTAGGATTATTAATATAAATTAAAGACGATACGGTGCTATCATATCCCATAAAATAATTATTATTAATATTGGCATTACAAGCATTTATCTTTATAATAGTATTATTACTGGCTGTAACAAAATCACTATTTAAAAATCCATAACCTCTTATTAAATTATTATTAACAATTAAACTATCTTTATAACCAGATCCCGCACCGCCCGATGCTGTAAATTGAATAGGTACAGCAAAACCATCTATTGAAGAATTTAAAATTTTTAATCTAGTACCACTAGTTACTGGCAACGTTGAATCTGTCTTAATAGCAAATGAGCTTATATCACTAATTACGCCAACACTATAAACGGTTTTCCCCATTATTCTTACGTTTTCACAAGATAAGCTAGCCCCCTCTTCTAAAGAAATTAATGGATACACCGAATCATTATTAATAGGTAACTTATATGAAGTATCGCCCAAAAATTTTGGTTCCAAAAAATTATCTGCAATAGTTAAATTAATAAATATAGTTTCTTTTGCAAATATAAATGGTAGCGTTGAATCAACCCCACTATCAGGCACTCTAGTACTATCTGCTTTTATTATAAATAAGGGCGCCGGCGATACCATTTGATTAACAATTTTAGTACCGTATCCTTCTCCCATCAAAATCATACCCGTAGGCACATTTACACTTCCAGTAAATTTATAAGTACCTGCTTTAATGAGTACAACTCCACCAGATCTAATACGAGGATGTAAATTATTATAATCAGGATCAGATGGATCACTAATATTTAATAAATTATCTAAATATGTATTGAAGGCAGGAACGCTTGAATCGTAAGGAGCATTAATATCATAATCTAATTCTTCTTGATTGGATTTACGATAAGTATCATAACCGTCGCCAACAGTAATAAATCCCTTACCAGATAATCCGATAATAGTTAATTCATCACTAATTGAGCTAATAGCACTATATACATCAGTTTGTTCAACATCACTAATATAAATACTGGGAATAATAGTAATATCATCAGCATTATGATTTGTGTTATACCCATCAACATGATTTTTGAAATCGTAGCGGTCGAGGGCGAAACGTCCAATTCCTGGTACAAATGTAGTGGCGTGAGACATAGTGGTCCAATTCCTACAATTATATGAATTTATGCATAAACAGATATAATGTATACAAAAGAAGGTATTATATGGAACGTCACAATAGAGTACAACGATTAATAACAAAACAAGAACTTGAACAAATATATCAAAAATATAAAAAAATCAAAATAATATCAAAAATACTTGACATCGATAAAGATACATTATCAAAATTTTTAATTCTTTATGGTATAAAGAAATATAAACCTAGTAAAAAAATACTTAATATAAATCATAAAATATTTATAAAAGATTATGAAAAATTAGGAACAACCGGTGTGGCAAAAAAATATAAAATGCATCATATTACAATAAATAAATTATTAAAATATTTAAATATTGAAATAAATAACACGTACACTCTGAATGAAAATTTTTTTAATCAAGTAACTTCAGAAGTTTTTTATATTGCTGGATTTATTGCTGCCGATGGGTGTATTTATAAACAACCAAATGCAACTAAACCGTCAGTGTTATCAATAAGCCTTTCAACAAAAGATAAAAATCATTTAGAAAAAATGAAAATACTAATGGAGTATAATGGACCAATTCATGATAGTATTACAAATAAAATTTATAAAAAATCATCTTTACAGATAGGATCAAAACGTATATGTGAAAGCCTCAAAATGTTTGGTATTGAAGAAAGAAAATCCCAAAATTATCAAATGCCAGAGTGGTTATTAAATCATCCTTTAGTTAATTATTTTTTATTAGGATATTTTGATGGTGATGGCAGTATATACAAAAACAAACATTTATATGGATGTATAAGTATATGTGGATCGTTTGAATTTCTTAATCAACTAAATTATATTTTATATAAAAATAAAATAGTTAATAAAGAACATAAGAAATTAAGTAAAAAAAACAATATATATTACATATCTTATAACGGGACCCCAATTTCTTGTAAGATATATAAATTTATGTATCAAAATTCTACAATTTTTCTTGATAGAAAATATAAAAAATATTTAGAATTAAAATAATAATTGATGTGTATGACCTAATTCTGTCGATACTTCTAACATACCAGACACTGGGTTCCAACTTATTATATGAGAATGTCCCTGATTTATCGAGGTGGCTTGATTCCAATTAAATGGTGCCATTTCATTTGTTATGAATTGATGAGAATGTGGAATAATTCCCAAAGAACTATTAATACTAGTATTAAATGCTGTAGGCATTGTTTCGGTATTTTTGAAAACTTTAAATTGATATATAATATCTGTTTTACGAATTCTTTGTAAAGTCATTTTTTGGGCACCAAATTGTTGATTAAATAAGATATTTCTAGTTACATTTATAACTTCGTATCTAAACTCTTCATTACCATCTTTATCAAATCTTACAATAAAATCTCGTTTTTTAATAGCTGGTAATACAAGAGTCCAAGCATTTGGTTTAGTAGCTTCTGGATCTAAACCACTATCTATAAGAGGCAAATCATCTATCCACGGTTCAATTTTAACACGAATTCTTCCATCGGCGTTTCTAGAATCAAAATATTGTTGATAGCCTACAACAAAGCCAGTACCATAACATTTTTTACACCTAGCATCTGGATGTTCACTGGTTGCCAATATACAAAAACACCTGATTCCGGTCCATTGACGTTTAATTAAACATACGGGCTCACCAATAACCGATAACAATACTTCTTGACGTTGAGTATTCCGATCATCTACAGAAATACCTCTTATAATTCTTCCAACCCCATCATATCCGTCTGCACAATAAAGTTGTCCACCAAAATAGCTTCCAACACATTCCCCATTAAATAATGCAACCGGATCAATTCTATGCCAACCAACATAATCATAAGCCGGAAAATCTTCATTAACTTCATCACTTATACTAAGATCGGCATTAACAATATCTTTTATATTTTGTCTATAACCATCTTCTAAAGTAAATGCATAGTTTGGATAATCAAATCTATCTTGTGTTGCAAATACAACCGTATTTTGATCTTCTATATCTATAGGAAAAAATAAAACTGTCGGATCCCAAGTTGTATACCCATCATATCCGTCAGCAGTATGATAAGTAATATCCGTGTCATTAAATCCCCTTTGTAAAGATACATTTGTTAATAATAAATTATTATTAATGGTATCCACAGAACTGTATTGTATTAGCTCAGCTCCAACACGAACCACCCCTGTTGATGGAAAATCATCAACACTTAATAAAGGAATAATATCAGAGCTTTCTGTAATATCTTCTCTTAGTGGACTTTCTGGGTATATTCTTAAATTATTAAAAACGATTGGTAAGTCTTTTAAATCAAACACATCAGGATCATATTCTACTGGTCTAACAGCAAATCTATACATTTGTCCAGGAACTAATCCAGTTATATCTGCCGTTAATTTACCATCTACAGATACAAAAGCCGGGCTTTTATTAAAAAATTGAAATTCAAAATCTGGTCTTATAGTATCGATATAAATATTATAAGCCATCAAATTAGTTGTTTTTTCAGGAAAAGCCCTGTACCATTTAAGTGTAATAGTAGAACCGTCTCCCTGAGAAGAAACAGATGTGATGCCCACATTATTTAAATTTAAATAGTATGGCATTTTACTCCATTAATTCCATTAATATATCTTTTTTTTCTTCCCTTTCTTGTCCTTTTTCATTATGATGATCTAATACTTGATTAGTATAATCTTCTGCAGCATCGTTACCAAATTGATCATCTATATATTTTATTTGATATTTAAAACCTTCTTGTTCATATGGATTACTTAAATAGTCACCGTCATCTGCTGATTGGGTTGGTTCTATTGATTGTTGAATGTAGTGAGTAAATTCATGCACCAAATATGATAAATCTTTAAAAAAATCACCATCTATTAACAATTTCCAATTTAAAGTTACAATGCCTTTATCTGTTTTAGCACTAACATCAATATCATCAAATTTTACTGGAATTAAATCTATATCATCAATATTAAAATTATATTTATTACAAACCTCTTGCATTGTTTCATTAGTTTTAAGGTAATTCTTGGCTTTTTGAATTAATTTCAATAAAACTTTTGGTGAAATTTGTTTAATTTCGTCAAGAGAATACATCACAAGAATGCAAAAAAAGTAATTAAAAAATTTGTCTTTGACGTAATAGTCTTAATCTTCTGAAGGCTGGATTTTGGCTGCCTGTCATACTAAAACTACCCAACCCCATAGGATGAGGTTTGAAACTATTTTTAATAAATTTTACTTTTTCATAATTATGAGTTAAAAGCGCAGAATACTGAGTATTTAATAACTCGCTCATAGCCGGTGGAGTAAAATTAATTCCATTATCAGAAATTGAATATTCTGCCCCACGTTCTATTAATGCCTGACTTCCTAATGCCATTAAAGCGGCGCCTTCCACAATAACATCATGAAATTGATCTACAAAGCTAGTGTCAGCAAAAGTAAAAAATGTTATATGCGGAATTTCATTAAACAAAGTTAATGAATTAGCTAAAAATGTCACTAATACTTCTATAGAAAAAACACTACAATCAACATAAATGATATTACCATAGGCATCTTTGCTTTTTGATTTGCCTGAAGCTGTTAGTCTAGCTTTTAAAGTTTTTAACAATTTATTGATATTAAAAATTTCAACTTGAGTAAAGTTGAAGCCAGGATCATCGCCTAAATGCCAATAACCATCCGTATTAATGCCTGGCAAATCCGTATGAGCTACAACAAAATTAAAGGTGGCTTCAAGCCTATATCCATTTAAATAACCCTCCCAAACATCACTCCACACTCCATATGGTCCAGTAAATCCAATTTCATAATCAAATTGATATTTTCCTGTTGATATTTGCATAACGCCAGAACTAGTTGGTCCGGTACTGATCAAACCACTAGGCTGTATAATTGTAATATTTGGATAAGAATCTAAATTAGTTGGAGTTCCGTTTTGATCTTTAAATACTGCAGTAAGTTGTACAACATCTTTGGGTTCTATAAGTTCAGTACGAGTACGTAAAGCCATAATAATCCGTTCATATATATATTATTTTATGATATTAAAGGCTATCTACTATTATTTGATTTGATTTTTAATTAATTCTTCTAACTTTGTTAGATCAGACTTTGCATTAGAAATAAATTCTAAACTAGATTCAAAATCACCTAATGATAATGCTTGAGTAAGGCTATGCAATTCTACTCGCGCTGATTCTAAAATTTTATATAAAGAATCATTTTTTCTTACATTTAAATTTTGGCTAGGTAATAAATCCTCGTATTCTTCCATAAAATCTGAAGAAAAATCTGAAGAAAGATCCGAAAGCGAATCAGATGGAAGAACCGAGCTGGCAGGTCTAGATTCTAAACCTAATTTCATTGCAAATTTATTTGCTAATTTTGAACAACTATTCATTTATAACCTATGATGGAGAGACTGTAAACTGACCGCTGGTGGGATTACACAATATTTGAATTATATCTTGTTTAGTATTATTACTTGAATCAGTCCAACTTAAATCAATAATATAAGTACCTATGCTTACAGAACCTGTTGGTAAAGTAAATTTATGATAATAAAGTCCAGTATCAATTTTAATCATATCAATTGGATATAAAGAAGATTCTGATAAATCTGGTAAAATTATTCGACTAATCACCGGAGTTGTATATCCATCTTCCCTTATTCCTGTACTATCTAATATTTGAAGCAAAACAGTAACTTGAGAGCCAGGCGTGTACTGTAAAATTGTCGACATTTAAATCCTTGTTTAAATACAATTTTATGATATTTAACTATGGCGGATGATTTAAAAATTATTTATCAATTATTTATAAGCGCCGGATTAGATGCTTTTAAAGATAAACAAATTCCGGATTGGTTAGCTGAAAATCCAGAAATTAAAAAAAGAAAAACTGTTAAAAAAGTATTTCCAGTATTTGGTCTTTCTAATTTTAAAGAAAAAGTTAAATATGAAATAACCAATGAGCCTTATGATATTATTCAAGATTTATTAGAAGATATAATAAAACATTTAAATAATGTAAAAAATAAAATATATAATAAAATTAAACCAAATACAGATCCAGTATTTATAGAAATTGCTACACAATATTTACAAACATTAAGCGATACAATAGAAGCTGTTAAAAATGCAACTATAAATAATGAAAATAAATTAAAAATTTTCTTTCCGTGGGAAGTTAAATTATTTACCAAAACTATTTTTAAACCAAGTGATTCAATTTTTACAACATTTGATAAAATTAATAAATTGAACGAACAATTTAGTAAAAAATATCCTGATATTTTAAATTCTAATGATTTTAAATTACCCAATATAGATCATTTAAGTAGTGCCAAAAAATTTAATAAATTAAATTTACCAAAAGATAAAGATTATTTTATAATATTTAGTGGTTCAGGTGATGAAGGAGTTTGGGATATTGCAACAATGTCTCAACGTGGCATTCAATCTTGTCAAAGTTGGTCAGGAGAACATAAAGAATGCTTAATAGGATCTATATTAAGTCGGTATGTTGGTATTATTTATTTAACAGCAGATAGTGAAACCGAATATGGATCGAGAATGATTAAACGATGCATTGTAAGATTTGGAATTAATTCAAAAACTAATGAAAAAGTTATTATATTAGATCATATGTATGATACATGGGATCCTAATATTGCAAATTTGTTTGTAGAAGCTTTACAACGTAGGACTCCACTTAGAGTATTAGATTATTCTAATACGGTTATTGGAGAAAGTTCGGAAAGTTTAATTAATATTCCTCCTGAAAGAATTTTAAAAAATCTGAAACCCGGAGAACAACCTTATAAAGATATCCCATTTTTAAGTAAACACGATACTGATGAAAGCCATTTAACTTTAGAAGATTTTTTGGATATTGCTCATTTTGATATTTATCGAGAATTATCAAGAATTAATAAAAATCAAGAAATATTTAAACAAACATATATATTATTATATGAATATTTAAAAAAGTTAATAAATTATCATATCAAACAACAAACTGGTTATGAATTCGCCAAACGTATGATAATATTAAAAATGGAACAATATTTTGATGTTTGTTATGATTTAGATATTCAATCTATTTTTAATAAATTATTTCCTCATTGGCGACATCTAACTATAGAAGAACAATTAGAAAAATTAAATAAATTGACTTCTACTCAACACAATTTTACTATAAGTAATGTAAGAGATAAATTTGAGCATGCCGTAAGAAATTTTAAACTCAAATTTGAAAAAGAATTTAAACTATTATAATTACATTATATTGAAATGGTTCAACCCGATAAAAATGAACAATTTTGGGTATCTAATATATCCAAAATGGATGTTAGTCTTACTGATTTAGGTTTAACCATTCCTGCACGTAAAACTGTAAATTTATTAGATAAAAAACATTATTTTTTTACCAAAGAAGAATTAATAAATTCGGCTGTTTCCGGTTCAATTTTTAAAAAACGAAAAAAAATAGTTGTTAGAAAACTACCACCAACAGTAGAACCAAAAAAAATAATAGAAGTATCACAATATGCTTTTTTACCGTCAAGAGCGAGAAGAGCATCTGCTATTCAAACAGAAGAAATACGCTATGAAGAATTAGAAATACCTGATGAAGTTTACGCTGAACAAACTGCCGATTTAACCGACCATCCAAACGATTAGGAAATTCTATGTCAACTAATGTAGCCGAAGAATTAAATCTCAACACAGAAGAAGTTGAACTTCCGGAAAAACTAATAAAAGAATATAAAGATTTAAATGAAAAAATAGATCAAATCATTATTAAAATTAACAATAAAAAACAAAGAAATCCTTCTCTTAAAAAGTAAAAATGTTATGCCTTCTAATGATAAAAAAACAAACTGTAATGATCAAGAAGGTGCCAAATTAACTTCTGGCGATCTTAAAAATATTTTAGAAGTTAATAAAAAATCAGTAGAAATTTACTTAGAAGTTGAAAGACAAAACGAAGATATTATCAAAGATTTAACTCATATGAAGAAAAAAATTGATGATATTGATAGAAATTTATTTAAATTGATCGTTATACTTGGTGGTCTTGGTTTAGGTACAATATTTGGTATTCTTCAATTATTTTTAAAATAATTATTTTATCACTTTAACATTAACAGCTTTTGGCTGTCCTTTGTGATTTAACCCGATTTCGAATGATACATCTTGTCCTTTATGTAACATTTTAAATCCTTCCATACATAAATCAGAATAATGAACGAACATATCTTTTTGTTTTTCGCCGTCTTTATTCCACTCTATAAAACCAATACCCAATTTATTAAACCAAATAACTTTACCATTATGCGTTTCCGACATATCTTACCTTATATAATAATTTTCCCATTAATACTTAATTCGCCCGGAGTAGAGCTAAGTAATCGATGAATTTCTAAATTTCCCATAGTGCTAATAGCTTCTCTTTCCTGTAAATTAGTACAATTTCTTAATAATAAATCATATTTATTAAAAATTTGAATAACATCCTTTTCGCAACCCAATTGTTTAGCAGCCTTTAATATGTTATTTCTAGTTTCAAGTTCAGATAATATTTTTTTCTTACCCATCTTATTCTCTCTAACCTATATATCAAACCTATTATCGTATTTGCCACGCTTCTACAGCTACCGTAATAGGTCCTGAGGAGCCCGACTTAACTCTTAACCATATTTTACAACCTACCCTATTATTAAATACAGAATATTTATTAGGTAAGGTGGGGTTAATTTCACCATGCACATCAAATCCATTAAAAGAATATTCAATTATATGGCTTGTGGTTGTACCTTCATTTAAAAATGTTAAACCATAAGTAGAAAATGGTATTAAAACATCTGGTTTATAACCGTCTGTCATTAATCCAAACGTTGTGTTGCTAACCGATATTTTTTTATAATAATCGTGGGCTGGGCCGGTTATGCGAAAATCCACCATTTAAACCTCTGTAATATACTAAAATATCCTTATTATAAAATTATAATAAGGATATTCAGTATTATCAAAAATAAACATAATATCTAGATATTTTTTTAGATAAAATCTAATTTCTAAATATTATGTTTTTTTAATTAGTGTGGAACCATTACAAATCTTAATGGAAGCGCAGAGCCACCGGTTGGCATAAATTGTGCCCATGGCGCACTTGTTGATGATGGATCGTATTTACCTTCTACAACGCCATTGGTATTTAACCCGGTTGAACCAGAACCTGCTGGAAGCAAGAACTTACCACCAGCCTCAAGTCCAGGGGCGGCCCAAACGGCTCCTCCCCATTGCCCACCTCTTGGATTTAACAAGAAGCCAAAATTCTTTGAATCACTAGAAGCAAGACTGAAATGCATTCTATATAAAACTCCATAATTTCCGGTAAGAGTTTGACTAGAACTATCAGTTACGTCTGTCCCAACCGCCCAACTGTCATTGGGTGCGCCACTAGCAAGAGGGAATTGTTGAATACCATCAACAGTATCAACACTTGTCGATAAATCATAAACTTTATCAGCATAGGGAAATGTTCCTCTTTGATGACTATCTCTTGAAAGTACAGACAAACCAGGACATACGGTTAATGGATTATCATTTTGGTTTAAAGCACAAATAGTCACTTGATGAGGCTGGGTCATAGAATAATCCCAAATTCCATGAAGTAAATAATTTGGATTAGCAGTCAAAGCATCAAAAGTAGAATCCAACGTTACAGTAGAACCTGGAGAAACATTAACCCCACTACCGGCAGTAGAATCTAACCATCTTTGAAATCCTAACTTACCCGCATACAAATATGAAGTGGTTGGTCCTGCCGTACCCACTTTTTGAACGGTCAAAGTAGCAGTCGAAGCTCCTAAATTCTTAACTAACACGGTAAATTTCATTTTACCTTTAGATTTACCATTTGTATGATACAAAAAGACTCTATTATTATCGGTACCAGTTGCCCCTAAAGTAGAATCTTCATATAATTTACCTCTAACAGATGGATGTTCTGGAGAATCGGAAAAAACTAACTTTCCACCACTCCATGTTTCACTCATAGAAACTTCCGGACAATCTAAAGGATTAACTCCGCTCAAACTAATAACATTATCTTGACTGGCAGATCCTAAATCAGAAGCTAACTGACTCGGGGTAGCACAATAAGATAATGCTAGTTGAGATGTGTTTACCGACTCTTCATTGGAAGAAGCGGTAGAACAATTTAATAAAAATACAAACAACAATAATAATACTCTTTTCATTCTTACCTCTTAATTAAGTTACAGTTTCCCAAATATCCATCCAAGATCTAATAACAGTACTAGTGCTTTGATTTGGAACAACGGTCAAAGATATATACGATTTTTCTGGAACTTGCACGGCTTGTAATTTTCTTTCAAAATTAATTCTAGTTCCAGATACACCTCCATTAAATAATTTCTCTAAATCTAATATAACAGGAACCAAGCTAGATGTGAATCTATTTTGTCCATTTAATTTAAAACTACATTCATCATCCACGGTTGCACCCCAATTCAAAATCCAGGCTTTCTTTCCTGCGGGCACATAATGATGGCATAAAAAAGCCGTAGTAGTTCCGGAAGAAATACCACAAAATTCTGAAGCCCCGCCTGTTGTGCCATCTAATAAACTAATAGCCCCTGCAGCTGCAGCCCCTTGAATAACTTCAAAACTTTCTATAAATCTAATATCTGTAGCTACCGTATTTACTTTAGTAGTACCATTAAGATTTACATCTTCAGATTTAAGAACATAACTACTGTCTAAGTAAGTAATTCTAACGACGGCGGCGCCGGATCCGGTAGATTTATCTTGAACGCTTGATGACTGAACTGAACATTGTCTTTGTGATGAAAGCTCACTATATCCGCGAGTACACACCAAAACCTCTGATGTAGAAGTCGCTGTTAAATTTCCTAATTTATGCGTTAATCTAGGATCATCAAATTCTCCTTTAATAATGGGTAGGTTAGCATATGGTTTATAATAAGTTTCAAATTCTGTTTTATCAGTATCATTTTGCGATTGAGAATATCCATTACTAATAACACTATTTGGTAAAGTTCCTTGCCAAATAGTAGTTATATAAACAATAGTATTATCATCAAAAGCAAAAATAGTATATTCTATTCCATCATCAGTATATTGAATTGGTAGATTTTTGGAAGTTATTGCAATAGCTTTAAAATTAGTCCAGCTATCACTAACAACTGCATTTGCGTTTATTTGTACACTCATAATTTACCTTATTCTTCATAAAAGTCAATCGATGCGCTAATTGTATTATTATTAGAGGATGGAATAGCATATGCACGTATTCTAGCTGGACCTATTACTTGAAGAGGTGTACCATATGTACGTTCAAAAGGATTAGAGGTAGGAATAATACCAGAAACGATTTGTTCAGAAGCATTAGCAGTTGAGAGATCTTTGGTTTTTAAAAAAAATGAACATTGACCGGAAGCACTTACTAAAAAACCCGTAATAGAACAAGTTAACCCGGTAGCTACATAATGTTGTGCATATAATGTTCTTGTATCTCCTGTGCCACCAGTTAAAGTATTAGATCCAATAGAAGCTACCGCACCTCCGGCGCCTCCAGTACTAGCATATAACGTAATGGTTCCAACATTAACGCCGGTGGAACCAGATGTTAAAACAATCAAAGATTCTATATAACAAATATCAGTATTAGTTGTATTAACAGCAGTAGTTCCATTTAATGTAACTACTTCGGTGAATGGTCCGGTAAAAGTTGCGGTATAATAAGTAATTTCTACAGTACGAGCACCGGTTCCCGCCGACGTATCATTAGTACTAGAAGAAGATATTGAACGTTGAGCATTACTACTTTGTTCATTATATGTAGTAGATAATACCGGAATAAGTACTCCAGCGGTCCCCCCTCCCAATTTCGCGTAGCCAGCATTTAATCCATTAATAGCACTGGACGGGGAAGTTTGAGTAATAACTTTCAAATTACCAGAACCATCTACATTTAAATATTGAATATACCCATCAGAATCTACCCCGGCAACCGGTACTGGAGGATCATCAGCAATAGTTCCTACTTCTGCTTGCCCTTCAATAGCATTACCGGCAGCATGTCCACAAAAAGCAACATTTACTCCAGTCCAAGATGCCGATGCTCCTGTAACTATCCAAGAAATTTTAATAGAATCACTAGATAATTCTGGAATCTCAAGAATTTCTTGACCAACACCTGTATGAATTATGCCTGTCCAAGATTTTACATCTGTAAGAACTGTAGTACCATCTATTGGATCAACTTGTTCTATTTTGAATTGAATTGTAGGTGATGAACCGGTTGGAACATCCTTTAAATTAATAATCAGATACCATTCAGAGTATCCGACCCAAGTTAAAACCGTAGATCCGCTACTAGTAATTGTTGCATTATTATGAATAGCTCTTCTATCACCATTAGGATCAGAATATAGTGTTTTAAATAACGTACCAATAGTATTAGTACCATCAGTAATTCTCACGTAGCCTGCCCTAGGGGCGGCATCCATGGTTGGTCCAGTATTAGTTCCATCTGTAATAATAACTGGCCAACGATTTGCTAATGTATTCGGATTTCCCTGATCGGAAGTAACCGTTCCATTAACTGGCTGAATAGTTGTTCCAGTAGGATCAATTCTAATAGTCCCATCTGTCGCTGTTCTAATAGTTTGAGCATTTGTTCCATCAGAACCACCAATTAATACCGGATTTCCCGCAACAGTATCTCCACTGGCTGCTGATCCTACAATTTGCAATCTTCCGCCAGCATCACTAAGAATATTTCGTGTAATAGAGCCGTCAGAAGCTCCAATACGCACAGGATTACCAGAAATAGCGGCTCCGGCTGCCCCTGGTCCAACTACCGACCATGGAGGTGTACCTTGTTGTACTGTCCAGGTGCCGTTTTGAGAAACAGACCATGGAGGAGTGCCCTGTTGAACGGTCCAGGTACCATTCTGGGAAACCGGAACAGCGCTTTGATCAGAGGCTATAACAATAGGCACTGAGTTAGTCATAGTTTTTTGACCAACTGTTGGAGCAGTTGATCCCAACCAAGCACCCAAATTTGTATCTAATCTACCAGCAACCAATGCTGCGGGTAATTGGGTCGTATCAATAGTAAGCGAACCGCTATTATCAGAAACTGGAATCACAGTTTGATCTGATGCAATTACAATTGGAGTAGAATTGGCCATAGTTTTTTGACCAAAAGTATTTATTCTCGCCGTAAATGTAGATTCCGTCAGCAATGTTGCTAACGTGGTTTCAGTTGCAGCTCCAGTAGGAAGCGGTAAAGAAACTGCACTAATTGGTTGTGTAACCGCAGATCCATCAACCTTAAGAGCATTGGAAGCCGTAACTGTTGCAGAATTTCCACCTTCATTAATAGTAGTTAACCATGGAGTAGTATTAGCTGTATTGCCAGGCTGTACTGTCCACGTACCACTTTGAGTAGCTGCAACAGTTCCAGCCACCATTTGGGTTCCAGAAGGAATGTTTCTTACAACCAAAGCATATTCTGTACCAGCAGGATCTGAATTTAAAACATATCCATCATTCGTACCATTTGTAATTATGGTTTTTTGGGTACCATTCGTTAAAGTAGTATCTAAAGCCAAACCATTAGTAGTGCCAATATTGGCAGTAATAGTTCCATCAATTGTGATTGATCCGCCATTATCCGAAACTGGAATAACTGTCTGATCGGAGGCAATAACAATTGGCGTACTATTAGCCATTGTTTTTTGACCAAGAGTATTAATACGAGACGTAAAAGTTGCATCTAATAATAAAGTAGCAAGAGTTGTTTCTGTAGCCGCGCCCGTTGGCAATGGTAAAGAAGCCGCACTAATTGGTTGTGTGGTTGTTCCTGTCCATCTTTACCAGCAGCAATAATAGCCGGACGACTGGCTGTAATAGTATAGCCATCGGTTATAACCACATCATAACCATCACGACTAAATAAGACTGATGCCGGGGATTCATTAACCATTAAGAAATACTCCTATTTCTATTTAACTCAAATATACCAGAATATATAATTGAGTCCGTAACAGTAGTTAATACTGTCGTCCCATCAGTATCATACATTTTCCATTGCACCTGACTAACAGTTTTATTATCATTATATGTATATATTTTTTCTACAATTTTTTCTGTCTTGGCGGAAGATTCCCACCAAATAACGGAAGTTGGAAAAGGACTTTCAGTTGGTAAAATTTCTCTGTAAGCTCCACTTATAAAACCTTCTGCTGGACCATTATCTATAAAATGAATTAATTGTCTTAATGATTTATGTTGCCCTGAACTAAATGAATTATTGGCAATATCTATAATAGCATTTTGTAAATTTGTAGAAGTAGTAATATTTAATCCTGTAGGATCAAACCCTACTTTTTGGGCGCCTGGAATAAACATAAAATACCCATCACCACCAGTAGAATCATTAATATTTTCAACAACTGTAAAATTATAATCGTCAACAATTAAATTAACAATATAATAACCATCTGCTGCACCAGCAGATGTATTTAATAATCTAACACGATCGCCAGATTCTATAGGATGATCTATGTCAAAAGTTCTAAATCCAGTAATTTCTATATTTTTTGTAGAAGAGGTGGTACCTACAATTTGCCCGATAGCAGAATAATAAACATTGTAGCCATCAGAAATAAGTTCATAAGCATCAATAATATCTGAATCTACTAAATCTTCCTTACGAATAGACATACCACTACAATACTAAAATATCGAATGCCACAAAATAAATTATTATTGTCTTTTTCTACGTTTTTTAACTTCTTCTTCAGATTCTGACATTGATTTTACTAATGTTTTTTGCACCAAAGCTTCTTTTTCGGCCATTTCGGTGGCGTGAATTTCTTCTTCTTTTTTCTGCCGTTCGGCAGCCATAATATAACCATTCAAAACATTATAAATAATACTACTCATTTGAGAAAAAGCATTGGCTTGACCATCAGAAATTCCTGCCTGTCTTCTTAATTCTTCGGCCCGACCAACACACGTTTGTCTTTGCTTTTCCGATTCATTCATAATTTGAATTAATGTAGCTTCATACAAATCTTTTGATTTAGAATCAATCACATTATACGTTAATGCGTCCAACATTCTTTTTCTTAATTTAATTAAATCTTCCGCATAAGCCATTACTTACCTCTTTTTTTTACTAAATTTATTAGCTATTTTCAAACATAATTCACAAAATACACCAGAAATTCCACAACCTTCAACGCTGAAAAACCGCATAGGATTTTCTGCATCGTCCACAGTAAAAGTTTTGGGCGGACAATGCCCAGAAGAACACCATCTTCCGAGCGGTTCTTCTATTTGGGTTATTTTTAAATCAGGCTTTCTAATCATCTATTTTATATATGATTTAATTAAGAATAAATAAAATAGTTGATATGATCTCCTGCTTTTTGTTTAGCATAAAAAGTGATGGATGTGGTACTAGTTTCCTCATAATCATTATAATCAACAACCGGCCCGGGATCTCTTAAGATTCCTCTAGTATAAACTACTAAATTTTGTCCATTATTAGTTGGATCTATTGTATAAGTATTACCACCAGGAATAGTATGAGCTACTCCGGCATTAATATCGGCAACTAATCTTTCAATTACTCTTATAAAATTGGCTTGAGAAATAGCATCTGCTAAATTTTGTAAAATAGCAGTAATAGTATAACCATCATTATCACCAATAACATTACCAGTAAATATCCTATCACCAATTTGTTCATTTATAGTATTAAAAGCTTCTGTTACTGATGGAGTAGCGTCTGGCAAATCACTAAACACATAATAATTAGTTAAATTAGTTAAACCAGTAAGATAATTATCACCTGCAGTTACACCAAGAACTTGTAATATATTATTAATATTAGCCGTTCCTTGAGAATCGGCAAATAAACCATTAACTAATGTTGTTCTAAATGCAGTTTCAGTTAATTGATCCGCTCTCTCACGATAAGCGTAATAATAATCTACAGTTGTTGGTTGATAACCGTCCCAAGTATAAGCAATAGACGTTGAAATATCGGCTCCAAATGGAACTGCTCTAAATTCAACTTCAACGCTATTTGGTTCTACGCCGGTAGTGCCAGCTCTGGTACGTCCAAAAATTCTATAACCATCGGCAATACCGCCCTGAGCAACTAAGGAATTTAAAGTGACTGGGTCAATAATTTCAACATAAGTGGCTTCCCAATTGCCAGCATCAAAACCATCCCAAATTGGAACGCCAGTTCTATCTACAGAATCAGCATATTGAAATTGTGAAGCGCCAGTAATAGTAGAATAACCATCACCTGGGGCAACAGAATCGACTCTATAAACCCTATTAACAATCCATGCGTGAGCATCAAGCGTACTACCTGAAATATTGGTTAAATTGGCTGGAACATCGGTACCAATTGCAGTTGGGCGTTGATAAGTTGGAACATCATCATAAAAATTTGTAGTTCCTTTAATTAACCTACGATCAGTACGAATAAAATTAATATCATCTTCTAAAGAATATGGAGATCTTTCTGACCAAGTAATAGAGCCGTTATTAGCATCTGATGCAACCGCATTAATATTTGAAACATCAACCGAGGTTGCCGAATTAAAAGTAACAATTAAAAAGGTACCATTATTTCCAGCAGAGGCAGCCCCAACAAGTGTTAAAAATCGACCAACCGATTCTGCAGTCATACCAGTTAAACCGGTTATTGTAGCTATACCGGAAACCACAGTAGTAATGCCAGCAGTTGTTCCTGTTTGCCCTGTTACTACAGCCCCATACCCGTCTGGTTCATTAGATAATGTTTTTGTATCTGATTGCAATAACGAACCAGCTATATCTAATGCCTGATCTAAAGCATTCAAACGAGTAAATACCATTTATTTATATCCTATAATCGACGATTAGTTACACAATAATATTTAATTATTAATATAAATTATTAATTATTAATTAATGATAACATAACTTGCAAACAATAAGCTTCGTGGTTTTGGAGTAAATGAGAATATATTAATCGTATCGAATCCAGTACCAACGCCACCGGATTCGCTAATAGTATAATCAATACCTTCATATATATCCCTACCATTATGTTTTATATGTATATGAAAATTATTACCAAAATAAATTCCATTTAAAAATTTATCTGGAGTAGTAAATACTCTATTGATTCCATCTTTAACACCAATTAGTGGTATTTCATCTTTAAACACATAATTAATATCTGTGATACCACCAGGCACTTCTAAACCATTCACTATACCGCCATTAAGTAAGAATTGTTTTTGAGTATTATTAAATTGTAATAAGTCTATATCGCTACAAATTACTTTTATTTCTTTTGCTATTAATTTATTACGTAACGTACCTTTAAGAAGAGAAGCTCTAATACTAGATTCCGATACCCCGGGTATTCTTAATAAATCTCGACTAGTACCAACTGGAATAGGATAATCAAAAATTCTTATAGTTTTATTACTATCTGTAATTATATTTTGGACAATAAAACAACCATTAATAGGATAATTAAAAGGATATTGGGTTGCAAATTGATTGGTCATCTTATTCCTTTACAGGATTAGCATTTTTAACTATATCATCAACTATTTTATCTTTGATTGTTATAGTTACAGAACGTTCTACCTCCTTATTTTCTTTACTAGCTTTAACATTATCAAATAACTTATTAATTAATGCATCTTGATTAGAAGATGCCGGAACTTCGCTGGTTTTGTGCATATCTTTTTGATAATTAACAAAAATAGAGCGACGCAAAAGACGTTCATCTTTATTTAGAAAAATATCTTTTAAATGTTCTTTTGATGCGCTTTTAATATCTTCTGGCCTTAAACGATATCTTACATATAATAATTCTGACAAATATTCTAATTGAGTATCTGAATAATCAAAATCTTTTTGTTCTATCCTTAATGTTTGATCTACGGCATTACACAAAATACGTGTATAAGAATCTAACCAATCGGGCTCACCAATATATTTATCTCTTATTTCATCGGCAGCCATTTTGATTTTGAAAAAATCTTCAATTTTTTCGGCAGTTTTTGCACTTATAAAAGGTTCGCTACGTTGATAATATTGTAAATTTCTACGAGGATTAAAATCAGTATTTTGATTTATACGTCTTGTATCAAATGCTTGTTTGACCAATACTGGTTGTATATATTTTTTTCGAAATTGAGAACATTTAATTCGATCTTTATGATTTTTTTTAAAATCACACAGAATTTGATAAATATCCGAAAATTCTGACATCATGAACACAATCCTTATACTAATGCCATTAAAAGCGTAGCAAAATATGCAATATATCATAGGAATAGATGAAGTGGGGTACGGCTCGTGGGCTGGACCAATTTTAATTGGCGCGGTCCGAGCCCCTATAAATTGGACTATGTCAGATTTAAAAGATTCAAAAAAATTAACTTTTAAACAAAGAGAGATAGTAAATTCTCAATTACACAAATTAGTCGAACAAAAAATTATCACCTTTGATATTGCCATGGCTTCCAATAAAGAAATTGATACTTTAGGATTGGGGGCTTGTCATAAAAAATGTTTTGTGCAAGTAATTAATAATTTATATTCTAATGATGAAGAAATTATTTTAGATGGAAATATTAATCCCCAATATCTTATTAAATACGGATTAAATCCACACATTAAAATTAGATCAGAAATTAAAGCTGATAATAAATTTCCAACTGTAATGGCAGCATCGATTATAGCTAAACAATTTAGAGACAAATTAATGATGAATGAATTACATAATTTATATCCAGAATATAATTGGAATGAGAATGTTGGGTATATTGTAAAAGATCATAAAGAAGCTGTTAAAAAATATGGATTATCTGAATTTCATAGAAAAAGCTATAATGTCAAATATTAACAAATAATTAATTACCATTAAAACGCATTAATATATATTATGTTTAATGTGTTTTTAAATAAATATTTAGATAGATTTTTAGAAAAAACTGCTAAACCACGCATTAAACATACTGTATTTCCGGATGGCATAGTTATTAATGGAGCTTTTGGAAGTCTAGAAGTTGAAGCCTTATTAAAAGAATATAAGAACCGATTACCCCTTATAATAGCAGATCCTCCGTATGGAGAAATTGTTACTAATGCCTGGGATAAAGGTATTACAACAAATGATTATATGGAATGGACCAAAGAATGTCTAAAATATTTATCCAAAGGCGCTAGCTTATATATGTGGGGCGGTATAGGAAAACCACATAATCGTATCTTTTTCGACTGGTTATCTAAAGTTGAAGATGAAACTGGCATGATACTTCGAAATTTAATCACCTGGAAAAAACGTAGAGCATACGGAAAAAAAGACGATTATCTCTTTACAAGAGAAGAATGTGCGTGGTTAATAAATGGAGATAAACCCAAAATATTCAATATTCCACTTTTAGATCAAGAAAGAGGATATATGGGGTTTAATAAAGATTATCCGGCAAAAAGCAAATATCTAAGACGTACAAATGTTTGGACTGATATTAATGAATTATTTTCTGGTAAAGTACATATTGCCCAAAAACCTGAAAAATTAGCTGAAATTATGATTGAAACACATACACGCAAAGGAGATACCGTAATGGATCCATTTGCCGGGAGCGGAAGCACCGGTTTAGCGGCTAGAAAATTAGGTAGAAAATTTATTTTAATTGAACTTGATCCAATCAATTATAAATTGATAATTAATAGATTAAAATAATATAATACATAAAATGAAATTATTTATTTTTTAATCGATCAATTATACTTAACAAATATTCTACATCATCAGAATATCTATGCGATATTTCTATATAAGACGGTATATGTCTTTTAGTTAAACAACTAGATAAATATTTTTTAATATTTATTAATTGTAAATCCTCATCGCATTTATCAGACATTGTGATACAAATAGTTAATGCCACATAATTTTGGTGGCACCGAGACGACTTACTTTAATAACAAATTCGGCAAATCTTTTTATATAATCTTTTAATTGCTCTTCTGTTAAAGCTGGTTCAAAAAATCTTAACGGTTTTAAATCAATAACACCGGGAGATATTTCTCTAGGTTTACCATAAAGATTTTTTTCCGGTAAAACAAACTGAGAAACATTCTTTCTTGATTGAGAACGCATAATAGCTCTACGAGCTTCTGGAATTGTCATTTCACCAACCATTCCCTCTTTACCAAAAAGATTAATTCCTAATATTTTAAATAGAGCATTAGCGTTTCTATTAGATAATTGCAATGAAGGCGTGTCTTCATATCCTACTACTTCAATACCTTCTCCTTTACAAAAAGGACAATTAGGATTAGCTTCTAATTTTAGATTTTTTTCAATTTCTGGAGTTCGTTTACCCTGATAATAATCAGTCCACCCTTCAGCCATTTGTGAACATAAGCAAGGTTCCGTTTTATTAATAATATTATGAGGTAAATCACTATCAATGGTAATACTCATAAATTGATGTGATATTATTTATCATTCATCACTTTCCTGTTCTTCATCCTGAAAATCAAATTCCAAATCTTCTAATAATTCCGTTTCTACCAATTCATCAAACTCATTAAGCTGTGCATTAATAAGTTCTTTACCTCTACGTCTCACACTTTTACGATTAGTATCATTATCATAATAAGTGCCTTCCGAACGGCGTTGGGTAGTAAAATGTTTATCAAAATAATTACGAGACTTCATAATAAATTATATAACAATTATTATTTATTTTGTTCTCTCAAATTATTATATTTATCATTCAAGATTTGATAAAGTTTATATTTTCGATTTAAATGAATGGTAGAATCTTGATAGAGTCAGTCAAGCAGAACTTTTGACTGTTTATAATTTTTAATACGTATCTCGCACATTTCATTAATATCTTGTTTATATGCTTTACAGAGATATGAGATCAGCCCTAATTGATTAAAAATCTCTTGTAATTTATCATTAATATTTCTAGTCGCAAGTAATCCTACATTAGGACAATACCTATTATTAGTTGGAATATAAATCCAACCATCCCCATCTATCATGCCACGTATAAAATGTTTATATAATTCTTTAGGTAAAAATTCTGGAAAAGTTAAAACTTTGGATTTTCTATCTACCACTATTATATAACGACCAGCTTATACAAAAAGCAAAGGCGGCTAATGCCGCCTCTACTTTATATCAACTCAATACGAAGATTGAATTAATTAATCATTACGCGGGGCCGACTGATTTCCGCCCGGCCGCAACGCCACGAGCATTAACGATACCAATACCGATAATTTCATTAACAACCCAACCAAGTTTCAATTGTTTTGGTTCATCGGCTGGAAGAACTTCGATGTCTTGACGAACTGGCATAACACCGACGAATTCTGGATCAGCAGCAGCATAAACGGTCCCTGGTGGAACGATTTTGCTAACGAGAATATCCGCACCCCAAACGCGGGCATAAAGACCGGTTAAGAGAATTTCGCGTTGTGTAACTGGATCAACTTCACCACCGTTGGTACCTTGTCCACCACCTGAACCCCACTTCAAAATATCAGTGAATTCAGAAATGTTCATAAAGAACTTGGTTGTAACTAAGTCCCATTGGTCAACTTGTTGTTTCAAGTTAACAAGATCGCGTTTCAAGAGACCGGCATCAGCGATATCTTGGAGAACGTTATCAACAGCAGCCGCTGCATCAAGAGCCGCAAATACGTTAGCGTCTTCTTGAGCCATAATTTCTTGGCGAGCTTTTTGAACTGCACGGTCAATAACATTGAATCTACGACGTTTAACTTCTGCAATACGTACTGTTGGATTTGAGAAAATTTCAAATTCAGGAACAGTAATACGTTCACCAAAGACGCGTGATTCTGGTCCCGAACCGTTTGAAGAAATTACAACGGCTGAGACATCGATATCACGATCGTATGTTGGAAGCGCGCCTTGAGCAAGAGGATCTACCACTAATGCTCTACGTGCAATTCCATGATAATCCAAGTTACGACGAATTGGATTTGCCATTGCTTGTGCAAGAGCAACTTTACCTTCTGGGGTCATCATCGCACGTGAAATTAATTCATCACGTTTTGAATCTGATGGAGCCGATGAAGTTAAGCCTGTATTAGATGGTATGTTATCTTGTAAGGTACTAGCAGCAAGTTTAGAAATTGTTGCTAAAGCATCTTTAACTGAAGAGGCGTTTAATTCGCCTTGGTTATTAAAAAGTAAATTTGACATTATTTATCCTATGAAAGTTTTTGCCAGTTGCCCAGCTGCCTTTTAAGGCTTCTTGAAGTAATGCTTCTATATTAGTTATTAGTTACATTTATTTATAATTACCAATCTTCTTTTTCTGCCTGTTCTTCTAATTCTAACCTTTTAGCTAATGCTTCATCATCTTCAATTTCATTCCAAGCAGCTTCATCACTAAAATATTCTGGACCATCATCATAATCTGGATGTATATCTTCATAAGAAAACTCATCTGGATTTTTTTCTTCTTGTTCGGTCATTCTTATTGGTTTAGAAGCAAAATATCTTTCCATAAATTCTGATTGTCTCATAGCCAAATCATGCATTTTATCAAAATTTTCTTGCAATTCTGATACCCATTTATGAACTTTAGGATCTAATGCTTTGAAAGCAGGGGGAGGAGCCTTACCTTCCCATCTTACTTTTTCATATTCTGAATAATAATGTGGTGCTGGAACCGGTACTGGTTTAACTAAATTCAATGCCATTCTTATCATACTTAATGAACTATCTAATGAATCAATTAAAGTTGATTCCGTATTTAAATCAAATTCTAATAGGTGTGGACTTTGTAACGTATCTTCTATCTCATCTAATTCAGAAATTACTTGTTCTGATAATTTAGTTGCCAAGTATTTATCATCACCAGCCAAATTTTGTGCTTCATTACTAAAGTCTGCAAAAGCACGATGTAATAAAATAACTAATTGCAAACTATCTTTAATTAAATCATCAATTTCTTCAGTAACTTCTGGTAAAACTTTTTCAGATCTAACCAATGGATCTTTCATAGGATCTGCTTGTTTAATTAGCATAAAAAAATGATTTGCTAACGCTGTTAAATTAGACATTATTTATCCTTAATTTTTCTTCGTTTTTTATTTTTCTTAAGTGTCTGTTTCCATTCCGGCATCATTTCGCCAAAAACTTGTGAAATAGCGCCGGATTTACGTAAAATCATATAACCACCACTTGTCATAGCAAATGGTTTTGTAAGCTTTTTTAAATAGTCAAATGGTAAATTATCAGCGGTAGCCTGGTCATTAAACCAAGAAGGAAAAAGAAAATTAGATACTGATACAAGAGTTCCATTGTAAGCGGTGATATCATATAAATCCCCTTCAACCGCATCAGCCAATTCTAATGCATATTCGCCGCCTTGTGTAATGACAGGTCCATCTACCCAAGCGTTAGCATAACGATCTCCAAACATTTCAACCACTTCATGACTTAATACCGAAGCAACGCTAATATTTTGATTATGTCTAGTATCTCGTAAAACAACACCACCATTATCTAAAACTGGACGAGCAAACACTACCCCATAAACAAGACCGTTTGATTCGGAATGATAACCTAAAGTACCAGCTTGATCGGAATCATCTAATATCACCACAACCCAAGCGTACTTAGGAATTTTATTTTGATCAGCGATAAATTTAACTTTTGGCGTTAATTGATTCCATGCCGGAGCAACATGCAAAATCATTTGTTTTTGCACGGCTTGAGTCATAGTATCAACTTCTACATTAGATACTAAAGTTGATTGATTAATAACGGCTATAAACATTAACCCTCCATTTAATATTTAAATATTAATAATATAATATTATAATAGGTAAAAATGAAAAAATATCTTAATCTTATTAAACTGGCAAATAAATTTTCTAAAGTTGCACAAACTCCTATGCCGATGCCTGGAAGTTTACCACCCCCCCCACCTGTACCAACCGGTCCATTAGCTATTTCTGATGCTGAAAAAAAGAGAAGAGATGAAGAAGATAAAAAAATCGTAGAAGAATTAAACCGATCAAGAGCTGTTATGGAGGAGGTGATTAAACGTATGGATAAAAGCAATAAAAATCCCATATTAGAAAAAGCAGTCAATGATTTGTCAGAGGCATTTAATAAATTCTTAAGAAGAACAAATAGCGAACCTAATAGTTAAATTAAAATTCATTTAGTAAATTTATTATATTCGTAGATTTAAAATCAATAAGTTCTGCTGTTGAAATATCCACCTTTCCTTTAACAAGGACATGTGGCACATATTCGAATATAAGTGGACTTTCTTTATTTTTTTTACTTTCTATATAATGTTCTACCGTATCTAATGGAACATGAATACATTCTTTATAAGCATTTATATTTTGTTTTTTATATTTATAATTTAGATCTTTGTCATAACTAAATAATACAAATTCTTGATTTTTTAAAATTGAAGTCGGTATTTTAAATATTTGTTTGTCTTCTATTTTTTCTATATTAAGTAATATTTCTACAGCAAAAAGTTTTATCGGATTAATAGTTGATAAATTAACTACGTCAGTTGCTTTACAATTTAATAAAGGTATTTCACGATTAATCCAATCTTCTCTGCCCTTGTATTTATTAAAAGATTTATTATAAAGCCTTTTATCTATTTCAGCTAACTCAGATAATGGATATAAAAATTTACCTTTGAAATCTGGTGATCGAATATGATATAGATACTGATATTTTGTTATTGCGGCAAATTTATCTGCTAATTTTGCTAACTTTAAAATATCCATATTAACATACCAAAAAAATAACTAAAAGCCCCGATACTAAGTACCGAGGCTTTTTTATCTTGAACTACTTAATTAACTATTATACGAGGTGTAAGTTAATTACAGCATATTTGAATTCAAGTTGTCCACCTAGAACACCAACTCTTGTTAAGGAGCGCGGTGTAGTAACCAATGTATCACCAGTCGAGAATTCAACTAATGAAGCAATTGTTGGACCACCAGCGTCGTCGCCAGCACCTTGTGGAGTCAATTTACCATCAGTTGTATAGGTTAATTGAGTACCAACAGTTAAGTTAGCGGTTGGTTGAAGGTTTGAGCTAAGCGCATCAAGTGTAACGCCATAAAGACCTGGATTTTTCCAGAGTGTTACTTTACCTGAACCTGTCATTGTGTTAGGTCCAAGAACCGCACCACCACTTACAACTTGACCAGCTGTCCCACCAACAACTGAACCAAAAAGTGTACCATAATTTGCAACACCTTCATCACAAAGGAATAATCCTTCAGTTTCAGAACCAGTTAATGTTAATGTAACAACTGGACGAACTTGTTGTGAAAGAGGTGAGCCTGAAACTGCATAACCATCTTCAATATCTTTGGCATGAAGATCTGAACCACTTGTAGCGTAAGGAACAAGTTTTGCAACTTCGCCGCCAAGAGGTGAAAGATTATCATATCCGTCGAATTGGCCAAATGGTTGACCAACATTATTTAAAAGTATTAAAGCCATTTTATTATCCTAAATTAATTTCTTACATCTGGGTCTTGCTAATGCTAACTATATATTATAGTATTGATATATTTATTTTATTTTATTCAATTGCTTGCAAAAATTCTTCACCTTTGTCTTGTTCTTGTTCTGGTGATGTTTGTGTTGGTTGTGTTGGTTGTGTTGGTTGTGTTGGTTGTGTTGGTTGTGTTGGTTGTGTTGGTTGATTAATCGGTTGCGAAGATTTTGGGGCGGATTTAGCTGCTTGTTGTACACCCGTTTGCGTGGCATTTTCTAATCTATCTATTGCATTTTCTAAAGCAGTAAACGCATCTTCTACGTCTTCAACATCATCAGCTATAAACCAATAAAGTGGAGCAATTGCTTTTCCAGGTTTAGCTTTGGCAAAAGCGCCGGCTTTAGCTCTACGTGAAAATTCTCCATGAATACTTTTGATAATCGCAACATGTTCTAAAAATTGTTTAGTAGCTTCTGTTACTTCTGATTGATCTGATGTTGAATCTTGTTTTTGTAACATGTGACCTTTAAGAGTATTTAATGCTGCCTGATATCGATTAGCAGCTGCACTTAAAGAATTTAATTCTTCATCAATTACTTGAAAAAATGCTTCACTTTCTGGGACCTTTTTACGTAAATCTTTTAATTGATCGGAAACTTCTACGGCATTTAAAGCAACATTTTGTACTTGAGGAGCCGTTTTAGTAATGGCGGCAATTAACCCGCCGATAACAGCACCAGTTGCTGCGCCAGCCGGAATTCCAGCCAACATACCTGCACCGGTCCAAGCAGTCAATAATCCACCAATAGTTGCGCCAATACTCGCACCAGCAGCAGCACCTTCGCCAATACCGGGGGCATCTTGGCTTTTTTCTTTAAAAAATTGTTCCACATCTTCCCAAGACCAAGCTTCTTTTTGTAAATTAATTAAACATTCATCGGCAAGTTTATATAATTCTTCATTATTTCTTGAATCCATTTCATTGCCGACACGCACTAATTCCATAATTAATTCTTGTTGGGCATATTTAGGATTGGCATGATTACCAGTAGTTGGTTTAAGAGCAATATTACTCATAATTCTATTTCGTTCTATATTATTTTCTACTAATCCATTTATTTTATCATAAGATGGTGCAATAATAACAGATTTTGGATGAGCAATTTCCATTATATTCCATTCATAATTTTGTCCATCTGGTTTCACCCCATAAAGAGCTTCAATGGTTGAAATATCATCAGATCCTGCCCTAGCTTCAGCGTCATTTTTATATTTTTCTAATTCAGCAGAATCTTCAGCTAATTTAGTTAAACCTACACGATCGGCTATAAGAGAATAATTTTCAAAAATTTCAGATTTCATACGAGGCATAATATTCCTTCATTACATATGAGAAGCTACATCTGCAGCGAAACTATCAACAATTTCTTTTATTGATTTAAATGGTTGAGGCACAGCAATAAGATTTAATTGTTCCGAACCTTTATTTCTATCTTTAAACATTCTTAATGTACGATTAAATACACTACTTGATTCAAATGCAGATTTATTATTTAAATTTGGATATAATTCTTGAGCCCATTTAATTAAAAGCTCATGTATTTGGGTGATTGGAAGTTGCAATAACCATACATGACTTGAATCATTATAAGTTGTTGTAAGTAATGATTGATCGGCTTGTGGATTTAAATATAATTTAACATTTGGTTCATTTTCAGGGACGGGTACTTGAGTTGAAGCTGGTGTTATCGTTTGATCTTTATTTCCTTCGGTTTCTCCAGTTTCTTCTGATCTACTTTTAACTAAATTAGAAATAACAGAACCGCCAACACCTAATCCAAGACTTATTAATATAACTGTAATAATCCAAGAAAATACTCTAACAATTATTCCTACTACACCAGATCTTGCTCTACGCCCTAAAGTAGACTGAGCTAATTCTCTTATTTTTTCTTCTAAAGTAGAAGAAGAGCGACGTGCTTTTTTTGCTAAACCTAATATTAATCCTTGAATTACTAACATATTTTTCAAAGAACTAGATGTAACAGCTTTTTGAAATTTTTCCGGATCAACATTATCAGTTGTTGCTTCGCTTGCACTTTGTGCTACTATATTTGAAATAGTTGAAGCTTCTGTTTGTTTTCCTGCAAACAAATCTTCTAAAATTGGTTTTAATTTTTCTCTAATTGAACTTAAAAAATCAGAAAAATTAAATCCAAGTGCTTCCGCTACCGTATATACAAGAGATAATTTTTTAAATCCTAATGTCCAAAATATTCCTGGCACTAAAAACCCTAAAACATCTTCTACTGATTTAAGTCCAGTAACTTTATTTTTAATATCAGATACAACTCCAGACAAAAAATCTTGAGCAGTTTTATCCATAGATGGATCATGGAGTAGCCGTTCAATCTGCATTGTCTGTAAAATAAATTGTTTATCTGATTTATTCATTCATTATCCGACAAAAGCTTGTAAATTATATATGAAGTTTTGTGCTCTTTTAACTTGTTCAGACACAACTTCTGGACTTAATCTTTGATTAAGACCTTCTATTTGACGCAAACTTAATAAAGTTTGATTAACTAAAATTATCATTCTTAATAAAATCTGAGCTGCTGTTCTAGCATTTGGAGTATCTCCAAAAATTTGGGATAATGTTGCTTCAGCATTAGCCGATCTATTATACGGAACTTGAGTTTGAAAAGATTTTACTTGAGGATATTTACTTGCGTTTTTATTAATGAATCCTTCCCAAGCATTAATAGTCCCTGACATTGTATTGGTAAATTGAATAAATTCATTTTTTAAAGATTCATTCATTCCGGGATACGCAGATACTATCTTGCTTACATTATTAATAAAAGATTGTAAATCATACGGTCTAATTACATCATCTCGTTGAAAAGGTAAATTAGTGCTAAGATTTTTTAAATTTTGCGTAAGCTCTTGTTGAGCGGCTTGTTGTGCTTTATATGAGACTGGTACAATTTCTGCTTGTCTGCTTGTCCTGCTTGTCCTGCTTGTCCTGCTTGTCCTGCTTGTCCTGCTTGTCCTGCTTGTCCTGCTTGTCCTGCTTGTCCTGCTTGTCCTGCTTGTCCTGCTCCGGATGGTTTGGCAGTTTGTCCGTTTTGTTCAGGATTGATGCCGCGTTCTAGAATTTCATTAGGAGATATAGTTTGAGAAGTGTCCTCACCAAATGTTTGTGCGCCAGAATCTTTTAAATTTTTAATAAAAGGTTTTAATAAATTATTTTCTGGTTTTTCAGCTAAATTTTCTAATTCATGTATTTTAGACCAAAACCCTGCAGGCGATACTAAAAATCCATGAAATTTAATATATTCTTCTGGATTAGGAGGTAGTTTTGCCCCATCTTCTTTATATACTATAGCTTGATTATCAAATTGTTCTTCATTTTGATGAGAATAAAGATAATTTAAAAACTTATCTAAACTTACCAAATCACCGGTATAAATTTTTGTTCCCGGTCCGGCTTGAACGGCTTGATTCATTAAATTATTTAACAATTTAGTTGTAAGTAATTTAAGATCATTATTAGTTTGTTGAGCTTGTTTGATCAATTCATTAAAAGCACCCGATTTAATGATTAATTCACCTAAAATATCATCTTGATGCAAAAATGTCATTATTCCTGCCCCATACTATTAGCAATTTCTGTCAAAAATTTATTAACTAACATTTGTCCTTCTGGAGTAGATTTTTGAATGGCATCTAATTCTTCTTTTGATAAACCTATAATAGGCGCTTTGCTTTTTAAATATTTTTTAAAATTATCAATATTGAATAAATTAAAAGGCATTACAGTTACTGTTTGACCATTTACAATTGTATTTAATTCTGTTGTTTTGTATTTTGAATATAAATCACGTTCATATTGTGATAACGGTGTAGTGGAAGAAACCGGTTTTTTAATTAAAAGGGGTTGTTCTTGAGTGATTTTTGATTTTAAAGTTGGGTTATTTAATACTTTTTCTCTAAAGCTATCATATACCGCTCTAAATTTATTAAGATTTTTTGTAATAACAATAGCGCTTAAAACTTTTTGATCTGTGGTTAATACCTTACTATCTTCGGGAATATTGTCGTGTAATTCAATTAAATCTTCTTCAGTATAAATACTTGGTTCGATATTTATATCTTTTTGTACGTGCATAAGCGTGTATGCGAGCGCATAGATATTATTTAAAGCATTATTAGTTCTAAAACCCCAAATACCATCTGGAGTTTGTTCAGAACCTCGAGAACCTATATTTTTTAAAGTATTTAACATACCTTTAAAATTTTCTAATTTGGTGGTAGTTTCTTGTTTGATAGGCATACCCATATCACCGCTAACAACTTGTTGTCCGGTTTTGGGGGCGGCTTGCATATAGTTTGTAACAAGAAAATTTAAAAATGGATCAGCACCTTCTATTTGCTGTAAATTACCATCTGTTTTTGCGCTATGTAAAACATCTTGGGATGCAATATCTTTAGATAAAGCGATTATCGCTTGTTGCATTTCTGCAACGGCAGGAATTTTAACATTAATAGGTGTTCTTTTTACCGGAGGTAAATCATGAACAGAAACGGAAGATGGAGTCTGGGCGGGGCTTACAGCTTGTTCGATATTATATACATAATCAGGTTTGGTGCCTTGACTAATAGCCGTGTTAACAAGCATCTTCCCCATATTAGAATTTACAGGCCAAACTTGTCCAAACATATCTTTAACACCCATTGGTTCAGATGTCGTTCCATCTGGAACTGGCATTTGTGGTTTTGTTTGAACAGAAACATTAGATGTCGTTCCATCTGGAATTGGCATAGTTGGTTTTTGGGAAAATTTAAAAATCATTATAATTTCCAGGCTGCTTTAAAATTTTCATTCTCTTTTAATAATTCTTTCAATTTTTCTGGATTATTTGCATTATCTTTCATTTCTTGAATTTGAGCTTGAATCCAAACATTAATTTTGGTTTTCATTTCATCATTAAGATCTGTTCTTTGATTTAAAGAATTAGACCAGACATTCAATTGATTTATAGAAGTATCTATACTATTTGTGACAACTGTTGGAGAATTTTTTTCTTTCATATTTGATAACGTGTGCAGCATTAAATATAATTCTTCTTCAAAGTTTTGAATACTTTCTTTTGCTTCTTTAAAAATAGTGCTAAATGTATAATGATATAATTTACCTTTAATACCTCGAGTTAAGGCCGTAAATGTTCTGTCTATTTCTTTTTTAAGATCTGTTAATTTTTCTTTTAATTTATTTAAATCATTTAAATGACGATCGATTTCTCCACCAGAAATTCCTGATTCTGCACCACTCATACCAACAGATTCAAAAAAAGCCTTATCACTTATAACAGATGTTATTTCAACTTTAGCATCAGAAATTAATTCTATTAATTTTGGATTTTTTCTTGCATCTCCGTCAGAAGATAAAGAATCTAATTTTGATTTAACAACTTCCGCTTTTTCAACTAAGTCTCCCCATAACTGTTTAGCTGATTGATATAATTTATATAGAGTATATACTCCCATTGTAGCTTGTCCTTGTTTTAAAATTTCTTGACATTCTAAAACATATTTGGCTAATTTACCAGTTGGTTTTTTATTAATAATATCAACTATTTTTTTATGTTGTGTTAATCCGGTTTCGACAACGCCTAAATCATTATCAGCATCTTCTACTTTAACTTCACCATCTGGATGAGCAGAATTGATGACATCTTCTCCGTCTTCATCTATCGCTCTATATAAATGAGTGGTAGCCATTTTATAAGACATAAATTTATTTTCTAAAGCATTAGCTTGTTTGTCAAATCCTTCTTTTCTAAGCTTAGCGCAAAGAGTGAGAATTTTTTCTTGAGTTCCTTGCGCTTTTGGTTTATTATCCGTAAACAAATTTAAATTAATTTGTTTTTCAGGCATAGGTTCTTTTTTCTCTAATTCGGCGATTACTTCTAAATGTTTAAGATCTTTTAATGTATATGTCATTGACAAGCTCCGAGACAGTCTTCGAAGGAATGCCAAAATAGTAATAATTAACTGGTTACTTCTTGTTTTCTTTCCTTACTCTAACTATCACTTTTTCGGTAACACCAAAATCTTTACCTATCTTTTCAGCTGATCTTTTATAATATGATAAAGTTCGGTTATAAAAATAAAAATTCTAACCAGGGGAAGAGTGGGGACGGCGGCGAAGTAACTAAAGCCACGCTTGGATAATTTACTGTAGGTTGTTTAGTTGTCAACATACCGTTTTCATTTACAAATAAATTTGCATTTAACGGATAAGTTGCGGCAGTATCAAAAACATCAGTTTGATAAATACCACGTTGAAACCATACAGTAATTCTATTAGAGCCAGCAGTACTATCATCACCAATAATATTAGGAATTTGATAAGTATATCTTACATTTGTTTTAATAGCATTAGGAGTACCACCACCCCCATCATCAAGATTTAATTGTGTTCCTGCTGGAAAAACTATTACGCCATTACGAGGAATTAATTGTACACTTACTGGAATTGATACGAAACTCTCTGGGAAAATATTTGGATTATCTAGTTCAACTTTAATATCTGTAGTAGTAATTAAAGTATTATTTGGTCCGGGAACCCCAGTTGCCTGAACAATTACCGTTTCATCCCAAGATACAGCTGTAAAAGCTTTGGTTTTAATATCATCAATAATACCTAATGGCGCTGTTCCGTTGGAAACAGTGGCAACAACCGCATTACCTTGTGCCGTTAATTGAGCAATTTGACCCGGCTGAAATGTTGCTGATAATTCCAACGGCCAAGAATAGGGTAAACTGTTGCCAACACTTACAAGTCTAAGAATGGTATCCGCCTTTTGTATAAATTATTCAATCTTATTAAGATATATATCAAGCATAAAAAATTTATGCAAAATTTTAGACGTAAGGATTATGAATTTCTAAATCAAAATCATCTTCATCTTCAAAATCAGAATTTAGATCTTTTTTAAAATCTTTTAACATTGAATATATTTCTTCATCATCAGCTAACATAGAATCTCCACAGACTGCACAATTTTCATCAGCACAATTATGGTCCATATCGTCAGCATCAAAAACCCAGCCCTTTTCTTTTAAATTATTAACCATTTTTTCACTGGTTAATTCTTTTTTAATTTTGGATTTAGGGGTTTTTTTAGATTTTACTGGTTTTTGGGTTTTTTTAGGTTTTTTTTTAGATTTTTTAGCAGCTAAAGATTCTAAAATAGCAGTAATTACTTCGGCTTGAGCTGATAAGCCGTTTTCATCACAAATTTCTGCCGCGGCGTGCAAATATTCAGCTGCTTTAACAATTTTAACATCTGTTTCAGCCTGTTTATTAATAACGCCGTCAACTAATTGACATTCCATCGCATTGGCAATTTCATCGACAAAAGATTTTTTAATGAACATTATTTGCTCTTTTTATCAGCTTTTGCCTTGGCTAATGCTTTTTCTTTTTCAGCTTTAGCCTTAGCTTTAGCTTTTTCTGTAGCGGCTTTTTCTTTTTCAGCTTTAGCTTTAGCTAACGCTTTTTCTTTCTCTGCTTTTGCTTTAGCTTTGGCTTTTTCTTTAGCAGCTTTTTCTTTAGCAGCTTTTTCTTTCTCCGCTTTTTCTTTAGCTTTTGGATCTTTTTTAGCTTTAGCTTCTACAACCAAACTATTAGCAAGTATTAATGCATTTACAGATAATTCTTCAAATCCGGCTTCTTCTAAATCATCCGAAGCCTGAAGTAATGCATCAAAAGCCGATTTAAATAAATTATCACCCATTTTAATAGCCTCTTTTTTAGAATCGCAACTAACCCCGCCACTTTTTTCTGATGCCTCGGTTTCAAGAGAAGTTGCCATTTCATCTGCAAATTCAATTTCTATTTCTGTAGAAACTTCTTCATCTGCAGTTCTCTTGAAAGCTAATTTTTCAAGAATAGTTGAAGAAGAAAAAAGTTTTTTGTGGTCGGGATCTTGTAATATCGCATCCATTGAGGCTGCAATTGTATTTGCATCATTTTTCATAATATTTCCTATTAGAATCTACGATTAGCAAAAGCCTGGTCTAAAGCATCTTGTAAACTAAATTCTTGAACTTGCGAGACCGGCTCGCCTGAACCTATCATACCTACTTGAGGAAATGAAGCTGATTTTTTTAATGGATGTTTATTAACAACGCGTTTCATAGCCTCAAAACCCTCGTCGTTCCAGGACATCATATCATCAACTTGAGCAGTGATTGCGGCGCGTTCATCAGCTACAAGTCCACGACGTACCATTTCATTGGTAAGCTCATAAGCACGAGAAATTTTAATTTTAAATTTACTAACCTCTTCATCAACTTGAGCTTTGGCATGTTCTTTAAGAAGATCTGAAGCAAATTCGGAACCCTCTTTACCAGCTTCGCCATAGAATTGTTTCCAGTATTTAACAACTTCTGAATCTAATCCTTGTGCAACAAGAGTATCTAGATCTGTAACAGCAACTTTCTTTTGTTTAATAAGTGTATCTAGACGTGCAGCACCTTTACGAACTTTTGGAGGAGCTTCAGCGACATCGAGCATAACTTTGTGTTGTTCTGGCAATGTTTCAACTCTGCCTAAATTATCAGATGGTTTAACGTCAAGTTCAGTTTGTCCATCAGCTAATCTATTAGCTTCATCTAACATTGGAGAAAATTTAAGTGCCTCTGCAGCCAATTTTGCACGAAGTTCTGCGCGAGCTTCTTTTGAATTAAGTTGAGCTGATTTTAATTCAATTTTTTTGCCTTGTAATGAACTAGGGTCTACATCAACCATTACTTCATTTTCATCGGATTCAGCCATATCATCATCCATAGCTGTATCACATTCTTCATCATCTTTATCCATATCCATAGCCATCGACATATCATCATCCATACCCATATCATCATCCACAGCCATGTCGTCACCCATTGACATATCATCATCTACGGACATATCATCATCCATAGCCATATCATCACCCATTGACATATCTAAAGATTGAGCTTGTTTAACAAGTTGTTCAGAACCACGAGCATATTTAACAAACGCTAACATTAAATCTCTAACATCTGCTAAAGCATGTTTTGCATCAACTATAGCTTCATCAATAACTGTATCTGTGTAATCATTATGTGTTCCTTCATCAAGGATATCACTAATAAGATTCAATTCTTCTTGGTGTTCGTGAAGTTCAGCAATTGCTTGTTTCATACCAACAATTAGTGAAGCATTAAGTGTTTTCTTCATTTTAACGAGTGGCTTTAATTCTTGAGAAGCTGCTTTTTCAGTTAAACCTTCTAATTCACCCATTTCAGTTTGTTCACCAGTTAACACTCTAACTGCCTCCAATAAATCTGAAGCACGATCACGCATTTCTTCAGCTAATTTAAGAGCAACTTCTTTAGGATCACCTTCTGCTTCGGGAGCAGCTTCGTGTTCAGGAGCCGCTTCAAAATCATTAGCAGGAACTCCTGCTCCACCTACTGGAGCCATATCCATAGCGGGAACCGGAGCGGGTCCACCTGCATCAGCAACTGGAGGCATACCAACATCGGCGACAGCCTGTGCGCCTTTATAAAGTTTAGCAGCTTTATCTGCCCCAACTTTATAAACTTTTTCCAAAAGTTTAGTTGCAAATTCTTTGCTAGCAACTACATCATATAAACCTTCAACATTGCCACCAGTAATTTCATCTACTGTGGCTGTAAATAATACTTCACCATCACGAGATACTTGCCATCCGCTTTGCCCCATATCTTGAGCGCCATCTTCACCAGCAACTCTAACGAATTTAGCTTTAAGTGAAGCGCGTTGAAGTAATTCTTTCTTTTTCTTATCTTCTGGATAGAGATCTTCAACATCACCTACATCTGGGAATGGTTTTTTACCAACCATTTGTTTATCTTCTTTTTCACGATCTCTTTCATTCAAAGGATCTTTGGTGTATTTTGGTTTGCCAGGGGTGGGCTCATTAACATCTCCGCCGCCCTGGAAATATGCCTCTTTTGATTTCATTAGGTTCTCCTTGGCTTTTTGAAGAGCGGCAGCACGGCGCATAGCGCGTTCTTCGATTTCAGCGCGTTGTACTAATTCTTTCTTTTCTTTATCGCCGGGAAACATACTATCAACTGAACCCATATTATCAACGCCTAACATATGTTTATCGCCAGTTTGACGAAGTTGTTCATTCATTGGTTCTTTTGGATATTTAACTTGATGAGGGGCGGGTTCGTTTGCTCCGCCAGCACCTTGAAAATAACCTTCTTTGTTTATACCATTATTTGAATTAACAGACATAATTTCCTCTTTGATTTTATGCGATAAAGTAACTAAACTCTTTTCCATAGCATTAACAGAATTTCGCAAATCTTGCAATTCACTTATTAATGCATTATTATTAGATGCTAATCTAGCCGGAAAACTTAAACTTTGATCAGTGTTTGGTAAATCCGACTCTTTCATATTTAAATCACCTGATTGTCCGTAAGGAGCATCATTAGCTGAAGCATTATCTTCTTGTTCTAAATCCGCTTTTAAATCAGCTAACTTATCAGATATTTTTTTTAAATCTTCTTCTAATTCTTTAAACTTTGACGCCGAAGCGTGGTTAGTTGAAAGTTTATTAATTTCTTCTTCTTTATTTTCAATATTGTGACGTAAATCATTAGCTGCAGCTAAAATTGTACGAATTTTAGCCTGGGGATCAGCTCCATTAACCACTATTGAAAGTTCTATCGGATCTAAATCAACATTTATTTCCCCATAACAAGATTTAGACCGCATATGTTGACAAAATTCACGTTCTGCCGTAGCAACTTGCCCACAATCATAACATATAGCCTTACCAACTCTCGTACCCATTGATACTGAGGTTTTATAACCACTAGTAATACCGCGAGCTAATTCTGGATATGATATTTTATCTAAAGCACATAATGCTATTACTTTTTTATTTAAACGATCATAATAAGTATCTAATATAATACCTCTAATAGCATCTACAGAATCTGATTTATGATCAATACAAAGAGGCTTTCCAACCCATTTTTTATAAGCTTTTAATAATTCTGCTTCAGCAAATATATCACCATTATGATTTTTATAAGCTTGAATGGACGGATCATTGCTAACCCATTTCCAAGAACCTGAAGGAGATACTTCCCAACTAACTTTAATAGGACTACCATCTTTAGATAATTTGGGGGTTCCGTCAGAATTTAAAGCTGAAGCTTCAGCGGCAGTCATCATTACACAGCTAAAATAAAGAAAATCATCAGCTTTGGGAGCAATTCTTTTTAATTGAGTTGCAAATTTTCTAAAATGTTCATTAATATCAGTATCATTTAATTCTGCCAATACCGATTCTACAGATTGAACATTATTTGAACTAATTTCTGATAATTCGCCTATTTTAGTAAACATTAATATCCTAATCTTTTTTGTCTATTTCAGAATCCTCATCGGATTTTGAATCTTTTAAGTTGTCTAATTTACGCTTTGTATCTTCATTAACGAGATCAATTGGCTCTACAATATTAATCGCTTCTACGTTGCTATATTTGGTAATCATATATCCTCGTTAATATTTGTTCAAATAAATGCTTTGATATTGCTTAATATTCCGGTTCTTTTAACATTTTCATACGATCTCCCATTAATCTCATTACTAATGGAGACTTCTTTTCTACTTTTTCTTGTAACTCATCACTAATATTATCAACCCAATTTCTAGCTAAAATGTTATTTTGTAAATGAGTTAAAATTCTTTCATCCACAATTTGTTTGTATTGTGCTATTTCTTTTTTAATATTTTCAATACCAGTAACGATAGCTTGAGGAAATTCATCAGATTTTAAATTTGAAAATAAATCTACTACTCTGTTAACCTGAACCTCTATATCTTCAACTGATGCAACAAAAGATTTAATTAATTTCTCTGTTTGAGTGTCAGAAATAAAATGCTGCATTAAAACATAAGATTTAAAAGCGATTTTTTTAAAATTATTAAAATTTTCTACTATTTTATCTCTAAACTGTCTTAAATAAAATCTATTTTCAAATATACGATCAACTGGTATTTGAGTATTTTTTTTAAATGGTGTATAAATTAAATTAAGATGATCATCACATTGATCAAGTTTTTCTATAGAATAATTTAACCATCGCATTAGTTGTGAGGCTTGACGTTTTTCATTATCAGAAATTTGATAATTCATCATAAAAGCATATGTTCTTTTTTTAGACAAATCCGCCCCCAACCAAACTTGGTCCAACAAAATTAGTTATTTGAGTATTTGCATCATAAATGCCAACTTGTGGAATCATATTAGAATCTTGTGTCTTATTATTAATACCTTTTAAACCATATTCTTCTCTCGTTACATATTGTTCAGGATATTCTTTATACATTTGTGAACCTGGATAATATCTCGTAGAAATATCGGTATAAGGAGACCATGATAATGGATATAAGCTATCTAAAGTATAATCACGATATTCTCTATTTAAATCTGCTATGTTACTTCTAATATCATCAAGATGATTATCATCTTGATGATGAGTGCAGGCACGTTTTATTAATTTGATATAAAATTTTTCTAACGGATATTCTAGTCCAGTACCGAAACCTAATTTTTCTGCCTCTTTAATAGCTTTTTTACAATCCCATTTGTCTAAAATACAACGACATAAAGCAAGAAATAAACCAGTACGATCTTTACCTCTTCTACAGTGCACAAATGTAGGAACATCATTATTTATTAATGAATGTATATTATGCTTTAATAAATATTTCACACTTCGAAGATTAGAATCTAAAGGAATAATAGTTTGTTTAATATTTAATTTTTTACATATATTAGAAATATTTTCTCCGGATAATTCATCTAAAGATATGATATGTTGAATGCCCAATTCTTTATGTAAAGCTATAACGTCTTCTGGTGTTGGAGCGCTACCACGCCACAAATGATCTCTAACAAAATGAAAATTTTTAATCATAAATGCTCCACTACACTATTAAGCACCGACCTAACATATTGTGGAGAATGCATCATTAATAAATTTTTTGTTAAAGAAATTGCTTGCCCCAAACTTGATGAAGCTGGCATTTTTTTATTTGAAATATCATATTCATTTAATGAATAAATTTTTTTCTTAAGACCATGAATCGATTTTTGTCTTCTTTCGGGGGAAATTCTTCTCATTAAAAATTTAATAATTTCAGCTATATATTTGCCCGCATAAATAGGATCTCCCATTTCAATTGCTGAAGCCGTTTTGGATAATTCTCGATCTAATTCATCAATTAATTGTAAAGCGCTATCTAAAGCAATTTCTTCTGGATTTTCTTTTCCTTCAATTAAAGCATTATCAAATTCTTCTTTAAATACTTTTTTAAATTGTTGAATGATTTTTTCAGGATATTTATCATTTAACTCTCTTAAAACAGACGAATATGTATCGCCTTCAATAGATGCTTTTTTCTTTTTATGTTTTTTAAAATATTCTATTTGCTTTAATCTTTTAACAGCTTTTCGTTTAGTTTTGAATTTTCCTAATAATTTTCCTTCCTCTGAAAAAATACCCCAATAACCTTTTGGTATTTTTCTAATAATAGCAATTTTAAATAGATCTATACTAGATATTTCACAAAGTTCTTCAAATATCTTAGCATTAATTATGATATTATTCATTAAGACCCAAAAGTTGTTTTATTCTTCTACTATGAGCAGAGCTTAATAAGACATCATTTAATGAGCCTTGTGATTTAATTTTAGTAAATATTTTTATTTGAAAAATATTTATATATACGATATTTCCGGTTTTTATTTCTCCATCTTTATTAACATATAAAGAATTAAGAATCATAAAATCATCTACAATATCTTCTAAAACTCCAAAAATTACTCCATTAACTTTTTTGGTAGTATCACTTAAAACAATATCTTCATAATCATCACCAACAGAAACTTCCACTAATTCCCCTTTTAGTTTTGGTAATAATCCTGCTAATTTACTCATTATTTTCTCACAGATTTAAGATAAAATATTCTATTATAGAGATCGGCTTTTTTAGGATGCAATAATGGTAAATCAGATTTCAAGTCAGCATTTACCAAAATAAAAGGCTCTATATTAGAAATATGTTTTGTTGCATATTTAAAAACTTCTGCTAAATTTTCCGATAATTCTTTAATTGCCATAAATACTATTTTTTTATCCCCATTAATACTACATTCTATTTCTATATTATTGGTATCGGTATGTATTTTAGATTTGGCATTTAAATATTCATTTAAAGCTTGTGCAAGAATTCTTGCATACTCCATTGAAGAATAATAATCAGATGAGGAGCCTATAGATATTAAATAATTATTTTTTTGTGAGGCAAATATAAATTGTGAAAGTAAGTTTTTTATTTTATTTAAAATACCAGCTATAGAAAAATTATCTGAGGGTGGCGATTCTGGTTCAATTGTTGTTGGGATATTGTTGGGTACAACTGTCGCGACATGTCTATTTAGCGCTTTAGCATAATCTCTAATGTTATTACGTTCTGCTTCTTCTTTACTACCAGCCTCTTTAAATGGTGGTATTTTTTTGTTTTGTGGATTACCAGGTGGAACCCAAAATCCTTCATAATACCCATGGTTTTTCATAGAAGCAGCAACAGCCTTTGGTGAACCAGTAGCTGCTGCCTTTAATGTATCAGGTCTTCCCCATGATAATAAAAAAGCTTGGGCAGCTTCTAAATCACTAGGAAATAAATAAAAATAAACAGGACGTCCGGCATCACGTCCTAATTTTTTAACAGGGTGTAGTCCCATCGATTTAAACTTTGCGAAAGTTTTTTCTGGACCCGCAATGCTAGTCTCTAAAGCTCCCCAATTATATAATCCTTCTCTAGCCCATCTGGCAAATTGCCCAGGTTTAGCCCAATTAGCGGCGCCGGCGCGACCATATCCTGATTCAAAAAATGCAGTAGCTAACCCAAAATTCAATTCACCATCAGAAGGCTCTTTATGAAACAATTTAACATAGGCTTCCTTTAAAATTTGGCGAGCCCTATCATGTGATAAATTAATTGATGTTTGTGCTTTTTTATACATTATTCATCATATTGTGAAGTGTAATCGTTATAGTCACCATAGTCGGGTTCATCATATTCTTCTGCTTCTGCGGCCGCCTCCGCCTCTTGTTCCATTTCTTCAACAGATTTTAAATTAACTATATCAAAATGTTTTTTAATACCACGAATAGTAAGTATTTCTTTATCCGCAGATAATCTACAGGCAACATGTAATTTTGCGGTGCCCATTAGTTTTGGATCGATTTTTGATAAATCTAATCTGGTATATATTTCAAGATATTTGTCTCTAGGATTAAATGAATCTGATACACTATCACTTGATACAACCCATCCATCGTAAACAGCTTGTTTTAAAATAGGACTTAAATTTAATTCAAATGAATTAATAAATGGTTCTATATTATCAATATTTTTAACTGCACTTAAACGTTTAATAAAAATATTTATGAGATGTCTACTTGTATCTAATGTAATTCTCATTTTATTTGGAGTAATATTTTTTAATACAGATACATCTGTATAAGCTTTATCTACTCTACCATTAGGTAAATCAAGTTTTTTGGGAGTATATAAATTTTTATATTCTTCTGTTAATTCTTGTGGACGTTCTTTTTTAGGTTGAGTTTTTTGTTCTAATTTTTCTGTTTTTTTTTCTGGTTCAACGGGTTGATTTTTTGTTTTATCTTTTAAAAAATCAAAAATACCTGCAGTTTTATATGTATTAATAATATCATTTGCTACAGATAATAACTTGTCACTTATTTCAGGATCTTCATTTTCTATATTTTCTGAATAAGATATAATTTCATTTAATAGATCAAATACATTATCTTGTGAAGCAAATTTATTAATATTATCAATAAATAAAGAAGATTTTTTAGATCTTTCCGCTCTATTACCAATTTCTTCAATCATTTTTTCTTCTTCAGTACTCGGCTCCTGTTTGGTTTTCCACTCTTCTTTTGCCTTCCACTCATCAATGGTCGGTTCTTCATAATCTGGACCTTTAAATTCAGATATAGGTTTTGATTGTAATGTTGGTTTTTCAGGCGATTCAACATAAGGGGTAACGAATGGAGAACGTCTGGCTTCTTCAATTTCGGCTAATTCTTTTTGTCTTAATTGTTCTAATTTTGCATTTTCTTCTTGTTGTTTGCGGTTTTGTTCAGCTTCTTCTACAGCTCTTGTTTCAGCATCCATTAAAGCTTGTTTTTCTTTTAATGGTTGCAAAAACTTTTTATCATAGGAAACATATAATTTATGAAAATTTTTAAATTCACTAATAAGCTCTTTTGCATGTTCTTTATATAAATCTACATTACGATTTGATACGCCTGATTCCATTTTATCTAAAGAAGTTAGTAATTTATTCATAAATTCTTCAGCGGCATTAACTAAATCGGAAGTTGCTTCTTTCATTTCTTTAAGAAAAGAAGATGAAAATCTTTTTTCCATTAATCTACGAGCGCTAGATTCTGGTCCAAACATATTAGTAAATAAATCAGATGTATATGTGCCGACATCTTTGATTTTATCAAAAATGCCAGCTTCTTTTAATAATTGACCATATAATTCTTCAGCTCTTTTAACATCTTCTAAAGTTGCTTTTGGGTTATATTGGAAAAGTTTTTCTTTTGAAGGATGTTTAAATCTTCTTAATAAGAATTCTTTTTCACCAGATACCATACTGTTAATAAATTTATCTAAAAAATGCATCGCATGTCTCATGCGTGCATGAAAATCTGCTATATAAACAGCTGCCCCTAAATAATCTCTTCTACGTAAATGCGAGCGCATGGATCTTACAAGCGGTTTAACAGGATCTACCATATCACGAATTAATTTATCCGTCTTACGCATATCATCCATAATTTTTCTAAATTCTGGATGAATTAATTCTAAACCCTTTCCGGGCAAATATACGGCTTCCCAAAACTTACTACGACGTGTTCTTTTTTGCGCTCGCTTATGCATTTATACCTCGAACTTATAATTCAGAAGAATACAAAATTATTGAGTTCGATGTATATTTAATTAAGGAGTTGGAGGAGGTATAGGTGGAGCTGGCATTTCTGGAGGAGCAGCTCCGGGCTCCAAGCCCGGCAACCCGCCAGGACCACCAGGACCGCCTTCGGCACCTGACGAACCAGTATCGTAAGGACTTTCGCCAGGTAATGGGGTTTCTAAAATTTCCGGAATTTCATCTTCTTCATTTAAAGTTCTTAATTCATTAAGTGTCATTTTATCCAAAGAAGCCTGCTCTTTTTTTCTAATTGCTTCAGCGATATCTTCTTTACGAATTTTACGACGTTCTTCTTCCCATTCAAGACCTAAAGAACGATATAATGTATGTACAGAAACTCGCTTACCACCTTGTTCTCCAGTTGTTAAATCACGTAAGGTTTGCACATATGATTCAAGATCAAAAAGACTCATATGATTCCAATCAACTTCCGGAATAATAAGAACCTTCTCTCCATCTACATAATCGTAGAATTCATTTAATTTAGCAATAGGTTGAAAAATTTTCTTACGCAACCAAGCTGCCATCATATTTCTAAATTGCATATAACGTTGACGTAATACATCTAATGATACTCCAGCATTAGCATATGTAATATCTCCACCGCCTTCAATAATAATTTGTGGAACCATCAATCCAGCATACATTTCTTTAAGTAATTGAGTAAAATCATTACTAGTATCGTAAATGCCTTGCCCGGCGCCAACAGTTTCAACGTTGACAGCGTCGTGAGTAAAAATTTTGAAATTTTTATCAGCTGTCGCGCTATTACCTTGAATTGTTATTTTACCATTTCTCCGTGTAATAAATAATCCGGTAGGAACTGTAAAACACCATACTTTACCGTTATAAATTTCTTTATTAAAGGTATCTTTCTTTTCTTTTGTATTTGAATTCGTTGAATATTTATAAATATACGGATATTTACCACTTATATTTTCTGACCATCTAATCCTATAAATAAGATTTCTATTATCTCTTTTATCTTGGCTAGTTGATAACACTGGGGCATAGCCGGCTTTAAATGCTATCTCATATATATTATCTGACAATTCTTTAGAAGTGGTATAATACTCATATCCAACAGTATTGTTTTTATTTAATTTAAATGAACCATCGCCTTGACAAGCTGCATTTAACAATATTTTTAATAATCTTGGGGACAAGGTTAATACCCATTTTGGCAACTTTTTAAATAAAGATGTGGAATTTCCATCAGTTGATATTTCAGATTTAAAATGATCAAATATATCTTTACCATTAAATATAAATGAACTAATATCTTTACAATTATTTGTATAAGTAGACCTATAATCTTTGTATTCATAACAATATTTATTTAAAAATAAAGCCATTTCATTGGCTGTATCTCTCATTTCCTCATAATATTTAGAATGAGTTTGACAATATTGGGTAGTAAATTTATATTTACCATATTTAACTAACGAGCCTTCGCTAATAAGATATCCAAGATATTTTAAATATAATTCAATTGGCACTTTATTTCCAATAATATCAACTTCACTCGGCTCTTCACCCACCCAATTAACCGTTGATCTAAATTTGTTCCCATAAGATAGTTTTATATCTTCTGCCTTTACTTTTCTCCATTCGCTCCACTTTTCTTCTCTCGACTCAGATGAGCCGTGATAATAAACCTCTTTTGTTGAAACCCACATATCGTGATTTGGTGTAACCTTTACATCAACTTTTTTATTATGGAAGTGATACATTTCACCACTATAATTATAAATATGAGTTTCTAGTGGTTTATAATATTCTAATCTCTCGTTATTAGGATTAAAACAAGCTATCTTTATATTATCATTACATTTAATATTAGATATTAAATTATTGTCTTCTTCAAATGAAGTTATTTCTGTAATTTTTTTAAAACCATTATTAGTAAGAACCTCAGTATCTTCGTCGTGACAGGCCCAAACCTCTCTCCAAGCATCTAAATCGACAGGATTAGCTCGATAATCAGCCGTACCGCCACCAATTTTAATAATACGCATAGGATTAATCATATCTTGGGCCTGAGCGAATTTGCATTCTTTAATTAAGTCGAACAACATTAATGAACGAAAAACACTTACCGGAAGACCAGTACCTCTTACTTCATAGGGGCTAATTTTTCTAGCCAAATGAGAAACATACAAATTATCTAAAGGAATATTTTGCCCTCTTCTTACGTATTCAATAATAGTTTCATTAAGTTGTTTACGTTGTTCAATATCTGACGGCAAATTTGACATACAAATACGTCTTAAATTTTCATCAGGTCTTAACATAATTATAGGCTCATTAGCTATAACTGATCTTTTAATAACTATATAATCAGGGTTTTGAATAAGTAATCTTGACCATTTGGCATTTCTTTCATCTAATTCTCCGTAAACAACCGCTTCACCCAATAGCCAATATTCTTGAGCTGCTTGTGAACATATATTCATTAATCCTAATTCTTCTATTTGTTCATTAAATAAATTCTCTACTTTTTTGTTAGGACATTTAATGTTTAATTTACTAATTGGATATGTACTGTGTAAATTAATAGCATTTTGTACAATAGGATTTAAAGCATAAAAACTACGGCACCAAGCATTCATTGTTGCCCGGTCACGAGGTAAATTTAAATTACTAGTTAACCATAAAGGGGAATATACTTCAGGTATTTGTTGAGTTGTATTACCTACCCCACCTTTAAATGAATTAGCAGCTGAAGCTTCATAACTTTGAGCATATTTGACAGCGCCGGGTACAGCATATGATGCTGGAGATAAATTAGATTCTTTAGTTCTAGTTGAACCGTCTCTAAATAAACCCCTATTAACCTCTCCTTCTAATTCAGCTCGACGATATTCAGAGACGGCTTTATACATAGTTGGAGTAACTGGTGGAATAAATTTATTTTGTTCTTCTGTCATTTGTTTACCTATCAGAATATACCGCTATTACAGATGGTTTATTTTTAGCTTTCGCCGAAACATCTTGTAACAATGGATTAATTATTTGAAATCCTTTAGAAATATAAAATTTATAAGCAATATAGGCATTTAATAATGCCATAAATCCATCATTTACATCCGATTTTATGTAGTGTGGACTTACATCACCGCTTCTAGAAACACTTGGCTTAATTTCCATATTTGAACAATGTTGTATTAACCAAGCAATTTGTTCATAACTGCCTAAAGGAAATCTTATTAATCCTTTTTTCATTTGCTCATAAAGTTCCATTATCCAAAAATCTCTTTCGAAAGAAACAACTTTTGGAAAAATATCACCATTATATTTTACTTTATTATTTACTTTACCTGAAGCCTGTGAAGCAATGAACATATCGCCATATTCGGTTTGCATAATTTCATTAAAATCATGGGCATAACCAATATCACATATTGCTAATTTACATCTGTATCTTTTTATTGTTTCATCTAATACACTTTTTTTACTAGCTAAATCATTTCTTTTAAATTTAAAAGCATACTCAATTGAAAGTCTGCCAGGACCAGTTAAAGATAATACTACAGCAGTACTATAACTTTGTCCTTGTCTTTTTACTTTATCTGAATTAACCAATTGTTCTAAATCGGCTTTAGCACCAATATCTATACCTAAAAAGGTTATAATCTCTTCGTTAGGACCAACTGTACCTCTAAATTTTCTTTTAGGATCTCCACATATATTTCTGATTTCCTCTGGAGTAATAATACCGGCTTCTCCTTGAAAAAATTCACCTAGAACTTCATTTTGATAAGTTCTTTCAGTATTAATTGCCGAATTACCTGGCTTTTGATCTAAAATTTTTTCTTTAGTAAATTCTGGTAAATAAAGTTGATTTAAATGAAATCCAATAAATTTAGCATCTTCTGGATCTTTAATTGGAATCCATTTGCCTCTATTAACTCCTTCCATTCTATCTTGTTCGCAACCGCAATGTGTACATTTAACTATATTTTCATATAACCAAATGGATTCCCATTCATCAGATCCTGGAGTATAGAGTGGAAAATATTTTGCACATTTTTCACAACCAAGATGATAATATTGTTGTGAGGACTTTTGCCAAAGATTCCAAAATTCAGAACCACGTTGTAAAGGTGTACCAAAATACATTTGCATACCTTCACCTAAAACACCGTATTGTGCTTTAGTTAAAATTTTTGTTGCATTGGCTATGGCTGTTCCAGGAATTTCCTGGCACTCATCAATCAATAATACATCTGCTGTCTTACCGCGTAATCTAGAACCATCTAATCCGGCAGATTCAATCCAAATATGATTACCACCTTTAAATTGTTTAAATTGTATATTATCATTGGTGGGAGAAGATGTATCTAATAAAGATCTAACTAACGGTTTTTTACCTTTTTTTCCAGAAGGATCGTCCACCATAACAGAATTGTCTATCATAGCAGCTAATTTTGTTTTAGAATAAGCAGCTGCTCGATCTAGCGTTGGCCACAAATGTACAACTCTAATAGGCGGACTATATTCGTTACCGAATATCTCTGAAGCTAACATATATAAAGAGCTTACACCAGCTGTTGTTGTTCCTGCTACCTGACGTCCTTTTACCCAAATAACAGGTTTAGAATTTCTATCTAATCCCTTAACGCAAATATAACGTAATATATCAACAATTGGTTTATACCCAGTTTCAACTAATCTAAAAGGTTTGCCATCTAAAGTTAAATTATTTTGTGCCCAGACAACAGGATCTAAATTTAATATAGAATTTTTAATTTTATCAAACGTGTCATCTGGCATAACATTAATATCTATATCACATATGATATGTAATATTAAACTTTATTGGGTTCACATATTTTTAAAGGATCATCAACTTCATTTTCGCTTGATTGATCAACTTTTCCAACATGCATATTTATATTATCTGGCAAAGTTACATAAACATCAGATAATTTATTATTAATAAATTGCTTTACTTCATTTTCAACATCGGAATTATCCGGTAATTGTTCTTTAAAATGATCTTTATTTAGAATTTCATAAACTACTGATTCAATGGAGGTTCCCGGATGATCTTCAATATAATTTTCAATAAATATTCTCATTTCTGGAATTTTTTTAAATATTTCTGGTTCTTTTATTGAAGCAAATGACTCTAAATAAATATCTAACCCGGTTCGTTCTTTTAAATCTTTTACCGCTTCTTCAACACTAGAAAATTTAGATTTACTATTATTAAGTATAGCAGATATTTCATCATAAATAGAATTTGACGTTGAGCTTTGATTATAATTTTTCAAAAATTCATCACACCAAGGAGACGAAGACGTTTGCTCAGTAAATGATTCGTCTCGTGATACTACTGGCAAATATCGTGAATTATATTTATTTGACATAAAAATCCTTATGAACTATAATTAGCCGGGTAATCATAGTTGTTTGTGGATGGTCGTTTGTATTCTTCTTTATCATCAACTAAGAATCCACGATCTAATTGTGATACCGGATACCCCATGTCAGTAATTAATTGAATCACTTCAACTTTTTCACGATCTGTTAATTTATATTTTTCTGCTTGGCGATGAAATAAATCTTCAATAGATTTACCGCCATAAATAGTACCATTAATACATACTCTTGCAATACGAGAAATAAGAATAGGAACGGTGACTATTATTCCACCAACTGCTGGAAGTTTTTGTGCTTCTTTAGTAAGAGAATTATCTTCCACAGATGCTTTTTTTCTGCGTTTATGTAATTCTTTTTCCAATCTATCAATTCCATTTTCCATTTCAATTCTAGCATCTTCTGCTTTTGAAATGTCTATTTCTCCATCAAAATCTTGTTGTAAAATTTTAGATAACATTCCCATGCCACGTTTTAGGTAGGATAATGCACGTTCTAAACCAACAGTTTCACCTTTATGTTTGGGAATTTTTTCCAAATAGCTTTGCATCCAATTAACAAATTCTTTTGGACTAACTTCATTTTTTTCTTTATCTTTGTCTTTATCAGAATCTTCATCTTCAGAAACTTCTAAATCTTCTCCAGAAATTTCTGGTAAATCTTCAGCGCCTGGCAAAAATGGTAAGGCAAATGACACTTCTTTTTCAATTGGTTCATGCATTTCCACAACTTCTTCAGTTGTTGGCAAATCCGTATAAAAAACGACTTGTTCGTCATCATTTTCCGGTAGATCAACGGTTAAATCATCTGCATTATTAAATTGTGCAATCTTGTACATGGGCATTAAAAACCTCTAAATTAATAGAATAATTCAAGGATATACAAGATTATTAGCTTTTAATAGAATGTAGGGCTTTTAATAATCCCTGTCTTAAAATCGATTTAAAATGCCTTTTATGTGCCCAACCTTGCATTCCATAATATAAATTACGAATTTGAGGCATATCACCATCTCCGGCTGGAGGATAAGTTAATAAACCACTCATTCCTAATCCTTCAAATAAATCATTGTAATATGGTAGAGCCGTAAAAACACCATCTTGTGATAACCCAGCTGCCGTATCACCAAAATCACAATCTACAACTTTTGTTTTATTTTTAAATAAATGGGCGGCATATTTACATTTTTTATTCTCAATATTATCTTGCCAAATTTTTTGATTTTCTAATTTTATTTGAGAATCAGGTGCATCAAAATTTAAAACTTGCATTTTATCTACCGCATTACCTACAGAATGGCATGCAACCGTAATTGGTAACCCAAAAGGACACGGACTATTTTCATTATCTCTAATAATTGCAAGTTTTCTAATTTTTTTCATTTTTCTGATTTATATCTATCTGGTCGACTATTAAGTATATTTTGTATATCTTTTTTTCTTTTTAATCTTCTCTTTTTTCTAAACTCTATTACAGATTTATATTTATTTAAATTAGTATATAAACCCTCATAAGGATAATCATAATTAGTTCTCCATTGAGATAATTTATTTTCTAACATTATTAAACCTGTGTCTTTTATTATAATATGGTAATAATTTATCTGTTATTGGAATATATTTCCATAAATCCATTTTATTTATTAAATATAAAGTTCTATCAGAATCTATAGTCATTGCTTTATCTAAATTTTTTATTAGATATGATGTTTTAGACTGTAACATAAAATTTTGATTATTTTTAATCCATTCAATGATAGAATTATCAACATTGAAATCTAATTTAGCGGATAAATATAAAACTCTAACAATTCTATTGGTATTATGTTTAAAGGTCAATTCTGGAGCTAAACAAGTTCTAATAGTTTTATTTTTCAAATCTTTGACAGCTTCTCCTGTTAAATCTTTTATTTTTTTAAAATCTAAAGACATTAATAATGTATTACAAAAAAAATCTCTACTATATAATTCTTGTAACATATTGGAAGGATTTCTAATGCCCTGATTTTTTAATATATTTACAATATCAGGAACAAGAAAATGGCTTGAAAAATCTATTTTAATATCTTTTAAATAAAGAGAAACATGTCCATCTAAAGCTTGTTTTATAGTAACAGGTTGGATTTTACGTAATTCAAAACCAAATTCCTTTGCTAAATAAAAAATAGTTTCATCGCCAGTTGTAATATCAATATCACTAAAAGATGAATTAGATAAACCTAATAATTTATCTCTAGGTACACCACCAACTATTAAAGGATGACTAACGCCTTTTTCCATTGATACTTTATAAAGTAATTGTAAAAGCGTTTTAATAGGCATAAATTTATTGTATTATTTGAGTTGGGGCTTGTGCTATTTCTTCTTTTGGAGATTGAGTAGCGGGCGGCGGAATTGTAGTTGGTAATTCGGGCTTAGATGTTTTGTCATTCATTTCTTCATCGAGCGCTTCTTCTTGTAATTGTTTTCTCATTTCTTTGCGAGAATTTTCTTTTTCTTTAGCGCGTTCCAAATTTTCTTGTACTTTTTGAATTTCAGGATTTAAATTTTCATGTTCTTGTTCGGGCAATGTATCATCTGTCATTGCTCCACGTAATTTCATTAATATATCTGACAAACGTGAGATAGAATAATTTGAAGCTTCGTGGTTTTTTTGAATAATTTCACTAAGATTATTAAAATAACTTGATAAACCTAATGTAGATAACATCAAATCAATAATAGAAAGTTCCCTTGCAATTGTTCTATTTTGAAATATAGCATTAACATTTTCTATTTTTTTAACTACATCTTTAATTGTTATATTTGACAATGCGTTATCTATGATTGCGTCGATATTTTTAGCGGGCTCTGAATGTTCTAATTCAGGGACTTCAGGTAATTCAGCTTCTAATTTTTGTTCATTAGTTAAATGTGGTGGTTGAATTTGAGCTTCTACAAATAAATCATCTTCATCTAAAATTATCTCTAGATCATCAACATCTTCAGGAAGAATAAATTCAATTTCTTCCTCTTCCTCTTTCTCATCTTCACTCTCATCTTCAGTTAAATTACTATCGGTTAGCCCGGCAGTATCTAAATTATCTAATAATTCATCTAACGGATCCTTTTCTTCTGATTTATCAGAAGCCGGAACAACTGCTGCGGGCGGAATATTATTTGGTAATGAGCCAGCAACACCATCAGATTGTTGAGAAGCTATTGGTATTTCTCCTTGAGGAAAATCTAATTTACCCGGAACACCAGGCTCTAATGGAACGCCGGGCATTTGAGCTAATTTAATCAAAAATTGTGCGGATTTATTAAATCCATTATTATTTAATTTATTAACTTGACGTGTAATTAGATCATAATATAATTGATTAGAAAGACTGATTTTATTAACAGTTTGTATTTGTCTTAATAATTCATACATACTGGTTAGTAATTTATCAAATTCCCCACCAGCTAACAAATGCCCTTCATATGAAGTTAAATGCTTGATGGCTGCATTTAATCTACCAATAATTTTTTTTCTTTGTTCTTCCATTAATTTACGTTTTTGTTCTTGAGATACTTGAGTAGGTAAAGTATTTTCAACCAAAGATGTGGGTTCGCTTAAATTAGGAATAGCGGGCGGAACGACAGGTTTTGGATTAGGTAAAAAATATCCTGGAATATTATCATTAACATAAAAATTTGCTTTTTTATATTTACTTTGGTCGCCCGATTGATAATAAGAAAGCCAATTTGAAAAATCTCGTTTTTCTACTTTATCCCATCCAGATGTTACGCTGCCAAAAGCATCTTTAAATAGATTACCGTAATGTACTTGGGAATAAATTTCACGCATCGCTTCAAGCCATTTATTTAAATTATATGACGGCTTGGTAAATACACTATCAGGAGCAAAATTAGGATAGGCACGTTTCATTAGGTAAACCTCAAGAAAATACTAAAATAATGCCTGCATTAAAACAATTAAGATGATGGACTATCTAATTGATTAGAAAGCTTTTCTTCTAATTTATGAGCCTCAGCAAGCCTAACATCAATTGGAAGAGGGCTATCTGACATTGGTTTTAATTTTTTTAATTCTTCATTAAGAATATCAACAAATAATAAGGATGTCTCATAATCTAATCTAGCAATTACATCTCGAATTACTTTATGAAATACGTGAATATGTTGATCTAAAATTTGTATATTAATATTATTTTGTTGTATAATTTTATCAGGACTACCATTAATAATAGTCTCTTGTTTTTCTAATAAATTTGTAAGTGTCTGAAACCACTGTATTAATACATAATCAGGTTTGGTATTAGCTGGATTTTGTTGAACTAAAACAAACAACTGCTCAATTCTAGCTCTAACAGCAACAATCATCTCTTTCATTAAAACTTTTAGATCGACCTCCTGCTCTAAATATTGTTGAAGCATACGTTTATATTCTTTATTAGAATTAATTAGTGATAATGGATCAGATGAGGCGCTTGGTTCCATATTATATTGATATAATGCTATAGCATCTGCCTGTATCGCCTTGTACGCATCAAGATATTCATCTTTAAATTGTTTTAAAGATGAAATTCCAATTATTAATTGGGCATCTCCAACTTGCTCATATTTGTCTTTTAACCAAGAATTTATTTCTTTTGGACTTATATTTAATGTTAATTTAGATATTAGCTCATCTTTATCGGGATGATTTATAATTTTATTAAGACTATTATTTTTCATTTACGCCTTTGTTTATTTTATTGGGTGGGAATTTATTCAGATTTCCGTGCCAATAATCACCATAAAATTCATAATAATTATATTTATGACAATGTTTTTTATTAGCTTCTTTAATAAAATTTTCTTTTGTTTTTCTTCTATTAATTCCACGTTGCGAGGCGGCGCATTTTTTACATCCCTGCTTTGCATTAATATGATTAATTGGCAATTGTTTAAATTTATATCCACAAATATTACATATAATAATAACTTTAGTATTATTATTCTTGTATTTAGTTTCTATATAACTATATTTATTACCGTGAATTTCGGTAGCTTCTTTTATAAAGATATATGTAGTCTTTCTTTTAGACATATCATTTACAATGTTTCATTACTCTCTAAACAAACCTAATCTACCATCTCGACTATCGAACATTTGATGTCCATCTTGAAAATATTTAGGTGTTTGTTCACTTACAGAGCCTCCTGGAACTTTATCACCGTGGAGTGTATTAAATCCGGTTTCAAAATTATATACTTTGTGATCAAGGCTACATTGCCACGTATTATCACCGATTCTTGATAATTGAGCGCCAGGATGATCGATACATGTTCTCGTGCTTAAAGGAGCTTCTAATGGTCGATATGTTTTATTAACAGGACTTTCTTTAATTGCATCTAAAGCTTCTTTTACACCTATATTTTCGTCTAATTCTTCTTTGACGTTTTTATACTTTTTTTTTAATTCTTCTAATTTTTCATCTTCTGCTTTTTTAAAATTAAAAATATAATCTTTAGGAGAAGCCAATGTATGTAAAATTTCATCAAGAACAGATGCTTGACGTTTTAATATATCATCACCAGACTCATCAAAAGCAGCTGCTACAGCAGCCATTTCTTCTAATTTTTCTGATGTTAATGTAGCAAAAACATTATTAACATCATTGCTATCACCAGTATCCAAAATATTAGATAACATATATGTATCATTCAATGAATTAAATACATCCGTTACTTTATCTTCTAAATCAGGATTAGCAAGACCACGTTTAATATTTTGCATTATACGTGCGCAAAATTTTTCTGCTAAATTAATTATTTCTGCATCATCTGGTTGAAAATTAAGACCTGCCATTTTAATCCTATAGATAAATTTTACTATTCATAAATGTTGCGCCTTCATAGCTTTCATCCATACCTTTACGATATATGGGTTGACAATGCCCATTTTTGTCTTGATATGTTTTATGAAGAGGTAATCCTGTATGTCCACACATATCATATTGACTATGTTTAGTACGAACAATCATGGAACATTTATTAACTTCTTCAGAAGCTATCTCTTGTTTAGCTAAACTTTGTTTAAAAACATTCAAAGCTACTGAATATGCTTTTTCATCGTCAGAGTTTGCCAAAATATTTAAAGCATCTTCGGCTTTAATATAATTTTCTTCAGAGACGGCAGTTCTTACAATATTAACTAATTCTGATGCTTTCAAGCCATATAATGGTGATGCCGATAAAGATGCAACTCTATCAAATCCTTCTTCATGTAAAAGATTTGCAATAGAGGTTTTATCAAATGATTTTACAGAACCATTGCATAGAACAATAGAAGGTGGGAGTATATTTTTATTTTCTATCTTAAGTGGTACTTTAAAAGCTACAGAACCACCATTAACAGCAACAGAATAAATAATTGAATCATCATTACTATCATGAACGGCAATACTATAGGTATTTACACCGCATTTTTCTAATTCATTAGAAATTAAATCGTGGCCTCTTCTAATTAATACTGATCCAAATTTAAAATTCGCGAATCCAAGCTCTGATTCAAATGTTCTTGCGATTGAAGATATTTCCGGGTCTTCACTCACGGGCAAATTGAGCATTAAATTAGGATTTTCGGATTTAATTTCTACTCCCAACACTTGTGGAGCTAAATAATCAACGGTATTTTCCTTTTGGGCATTTAATTTGGTAACAGCTATATCAACATCACTGATTTCTTCATCAGCACCTTTAGCAATAATTGCAGCTTCTAAAATTTCTTCTGCTCTTAAGGAAAGCTTTTCACCTGCTTTAGATGTTAAATATGCTACTATAGCTTCTTTAGAAATTTCTTCTGACCCAGTATTACCTACAAAAACTGAAGGAGAATAAACCTGATTATCAATAGTTTCAACTGGCACAAATACTGAAGTTGAACCGCGAGGAGTTTCAAATGCAACCGAACAAATAAAAACATTATTTTTACTGCATAATACTTCCGATTGTACACTAAATCCTAATTCTTTAAATTTATTATTACAAGCATTTAAAGCCATTTTGGCTGAACGTTCGCTATAATTTTTAACTTTATTACCACCAAATAATTGATCTAATGAACTAGCAAGTACAGGATCTATTAAAGTATCAATTGCCTCTTGCATAGGATCAAAATGATTATCTTCTACAGATTGTGCTGTAGTTTGAGATATATTGGCGGGACGTCCTAATTCTTCTTCAAAAACATTAGCAAATTTATTATTTCTACTATAGAATTTTTCATATAAATCTTTTATTTCAGCTCTAGAAATAAATAATTTATCAGAATTAGCCATTCTTCCTACTACAGTAGACATCATTCCTATAGTATAATCTTCTGGATAATTTTGTTGTGCCGTAGTAAGTTTAGCGGTAAATAAAGGTAATGAAATTTTTTCATTATCTTCAACAAATTTAGATAAAGATTGGGATAATTTAACTAAATCATGTAATGATTGATGAGCGTTAGACATTATACAAGCTCCGGATATTTTGCTAATATATTTTTAAGAGAATTAGAATCTACAGACTTTAATAACGAATTTACCAAATTCTTGTTTTCTGACAATTTTGACGGCAAATATCTTTTTGCTAACACTAAATCCTGATCATTAAATCCAAGCGTTTTAGAGGCAACTTTGCAAATATGATCCTTTTTATAAAAGAAATGCAAATCAGAATTTTTAATAACTACTGACCAATCTTGCACGCTAGCGGTAGATATTTTTTCTTCATCAGAGTATATTGCAATAATATAATCGCCATCATCTGTGCTCTGAATTTGCCATAGTTCATCTTGTGGGCCATCTTTAAATCGCACAACATCAAAAGCAATTTTTTCAATTTTATCATTGACATCGGAGAGTTTATATGATTTTTTTGATGTCATGTCTACTACTTGGTCATAATTAACTGAAAATTTAGGCATTCTAACTCCAAAGAGAGATTTCAGAGAAATATGAAAATAATAGTTATTAGCAATAATTGCATATACTTGATAATTTTATTACAATCACTTATTTATTATGATTTTTAAAATATTTCTTGCGAGCTTTACTCATTTTTATTTTAGTTTCAATACTATGAGTTTTTCCGGTCCATTTTGTAAAATTATTTAATCGTTCTACATTATTAGCATCTAATATACGATAAATTTTTCCATTACCACCAAACCCATATTTTTCTTTAATAGCTTTAATTGTCATACCGGATTTATAATCAATTATAACTTGATTTTGAATTTCTTGAGATTCCATACGCGATTGTCGACGTTTTTTTATACGTTCTTTCGAATGAGATTTATTTTTTAATTTATCACTTATAAGTTTTTTAGCTACTTCAGTATGTTTCTTACCTTTCATGAGATGCCCATTTTCAATATGTTGTATATACAAAATTATCTAATCCATATTTTGGAGTGCAGAATACAGATATATTGAATTCTTATATCCAGATCCATTATTTTGCATTCTTTTTGAATATTTTAAAGGGTTTGCCCAATATAAATTTTATTATTACAAATATTTGTTAATAAATATACTTTAATTATTATTTTAGAATGGATCATTATCTCTAATATCAGCAATTTTTTGTAAAATTTCGTTAATTACTTTATCTTCTTTAGCTATTTTCTGTAATTTTAACTTAACACCACCATAAGTAATTGGTTTTCCTTTACTATCTTTATTTTTGTAATCAACATTACCATTTATACAATTATGTGTTATTATTCCATTTGCAATAAAATTATGATTTGGTGCTTTCATACTTAAATCAAACACAACCTCATTTGATTTATTTTCATATTTAATAATATTTTCCCACCCGATCTCCGGACCAATATCATCTAATTTTGTCGGAATATCATTAAGTATTGCTAACTGTAGATTATTTTCTATTATTGTTTGTAGTTCTACCCACCCCTGTGCGGTGTAAAATTTATGATCTGGGGTTGCTTTGATAGTTTTTCCGGAAATAGTTGTAATTTCTAATATAGGCTTTTCTCCTTGACAAATCACATTATTAATTGTATTGTATTTAATGTTAAGTTTCCGATCCATACAAGCTACTTGATAGTTCATTATTGTATATGGATTCCACTCCCACCCTAACCATAAATCGCCAAGTTTAGCATTACCTGCGCTAGTATAAATTAAAGTATCACCTGATAAACATTTTGTAATAGATGACTGATTAACTCCCAATATTTTTGCAATTTCAATTTGAGTTTTACCAGATGCATATAATTTAACGACCTGTTTTTGTCTATCTGTTAAATGATCTTCTATAATACGCCATAACTCTTTATTTAAAAGATCATGAAGTTCAGCTATTTCATCATTATAAGAAAATGGATTAAGTTTTTTGTAAATAGAATCGCTGTCTGGAAAGATATCTAAAAGTTCGTGTGGATATGCTATCTCTAATAAAATATTTTGATAGTGATCAGATCTATTTGGAATTTTATTGAATTTACTCATTATTATACATTAAAATATATATCTGCATCTTTTAATAATTATATTATTTTTTGTTTAAACATGTTTCTAATTCTGTAATTGATGTTTCTTCTTTAAGAAATTCATCCAAATCTTTAAATCCACTTGGCACATATCGATTACATATATTAGTATATTTACCGTATTTTTCTAATATTCTATTTCTACCCATTTCCCCAGCTTCATCATTATCTAAAATTAATCTTAAATCATTTGTGTAACGTAATAATAAAATTAATTGTTCTAATGACATATTGGAAGAACCTAAGGCTACAATATTTTGTATATTATGGTTGTGTGCCTGAATACAATCAAATTGTCCTTCTACAATATAAACATGCCCTAAATCTAGAATAGATTTCTTAGCTTCATATAATCCAAATAAATGTTTGCTTTTTTTAAAGGAAGTGTTTTTATATTTCGCGATTCCTAAGATATTTCTTTGTGAATCTTCCAATAAGGAACGACCAACGATGGCTATAATTTTTCCATATACATCTTTATAAGGTAAAATTAAATTATGATGTTGAAGTGGGGAAGTAAAAATATTATGAGCTATTCCAGAATTAGAATCTTCATACAACAATTCATTATCTAATAATATTTTTTTATCTATAAAAGAAAATAAAATATTTAACTGTTCCTGTGAAGGGAAAAATCCAAAATTAAATTTTCTTTGTATATTTTTAGATAATCTTTTATTGAGATAATTTAAGGCATTAACTGCTAAAGGATGTTCATATAGTAAATTGGAACAAATTGGAATTAGTTGTTCAAAAATTTTCATTTCTAATGACTTTCATTAAAAGAATTTTAAAAGGATCACTTAAATTAGTAATTTCCTTTTGACAAGATTTACATATAAATTGATTATTTTTAAATACCGGCATACCGATAGCTTCACAGGCTTGACATTTAACTGAATAAGTTTCTGTGGATTTTTTATTTTTAGTCGTTTGTCCCATTGATTTAAGTTGTCTTTTAGCAAAAGAACTAATATTAGTAATAGACTTTCCACATTCAATACATATTACTTCATCAGATAATACATTAAGTTGAGCTGCCTGTGGTTTCATGCAACCTTTATTATCACAATTAATTATGAACATCATTTTTAAGTACTCCAATTATATCTGTTACATCTTGAGGATATTCGATAAATAATTTAATTACATGCATTCCGTTAGTATTATTAACACCACATTTAGGAATTTTAATTTGATCTAAATGTTTAGTTTTAGGTGGAATAGTAACATTCTTATTACCATAAATAGTTTCTATTTCTTGTTCTTTGCCCTCTAAAGCCTCCAATAATGAAATATTTAATTTTGAAATAACATTATTATTTTCTATATACATATCCTTGTATGACTTAACATGTACCTTGATATGTAAATCTGTATATTCATCAGCAAAAAAAGTTCTTCCCACAAAGTTTCCAGCACCATTAACTCTTAATATTTCTTCATTTTTAATGCCGGCTGGAACGTGAATATTTCCTTGTTTATTTTCATTAATTACACATTTGCCTTTACATTTATCACAAGTATTTTGCGTGACATTTTTACCTTGACATTTTGAACATTTTGTTTGAAAAATCATTCCTTTATTGTTAATAGTTGATCTACCAAACCCGTCACACGTTTCACAACCATTACCCTTACGTTTAATACCAGCTCCCTGACAGTCTTTACATTTAATATTTCTAGTATAATTAATTTCTTTGCTGCATCCTAAAACCGATTCTTTAAAATTTAAATTGATAGAAACAAATATTGGTTTAATTTCTTTTGGTTTAGACCACTCATTTTCAAAACCAAAATTAATAAAAAAATCATTAGCTATATCAGGAACCCTACCCCAAAATCCATTTTTCATATTAGGTTCATATTTTTCAGGATTTTTTCTATAATCTAAAATAAATTGATAAGCTTCATTAATTTTTTTAAATTTATCTGGTTCCTTTTTATAAATATCAGGATGATATTTCTTTGCCATATCTTTATATTTAATTTTTAAATCTTCATCTGAAATATCTGATGAGCTTTCTAATACCTTATAAGCTTCTTGAATTTTCATTTTTTCTTCCTGACTTTACTTGATGTTATTTTAATTAAAGGTAAATTATTAGTTTTCACCCAGTGACAAAGCCCACACGCAATCGCATCAGCTTCATCATATAATTCGGATTTGATGATTCCATTTTTGGTGTATTTTCTTGGTAAAGTAATATTTAAAATCGTTTCTACAAGTTCAGGAATTTCTTCTTTTTTGGGTAATTCTTTAGATAATTTAATACTATGTCGAATCGTCATAACATTATATAAATAAGGAATTTTTTTTAAATGATCAAAAACTGTTAAACCGACCATTCTATTATACAATGCTAACACGATAATAGTATTAGCAGAACTTAATTTTGGCATAAATCTTGCAATCTCTTCAATAGCTATTTCATCTGGATTATATTCATCTAATAAATTTTTTATCTGCTCTCTCACATAAGAAAGATTTTCAAAAATATTATTTTTTTTGATAGGTTTAAAAAACCCAGAATCAAAAAGATTTATTTTATTATTTTTAATATTAAATACCGCCCAGCCTATTGTCGAGCTAGAAACATCAAAAGACATTATTTTCATTATATCTTTTATATATCAAAAGATATAAAAAAAGGAGAGATGGAATTCCATCTCTCCTTTTACAATCAATAATTATTCTTAGAAAGGAGAATTAATTGCTTTTGCATCACTATCTGGAAAATCACTATCTTCACTATTAGAAGAAAAAGTAACCGGTTTTTCAACTTGTCCAGAACTACCGCCTTTAAGAAAATCTTCCATTAAAGAATTCAATCGTTCTTCAACTTGTCCTGGTTCAGGAGGTGAACACCTACTTTCCAAGTATTCAAGATTAACTTGCTCTTTTAGCACTAAATCTTGTGCAGAAAGAGGTCTTTTAGGCTTTGCAACAGCTTTATAATAACCTATTGGACCACCATTAGGATTAACTACAATATCAAAATCATATTGTATAGGATCGCCCCAATCATCATCACTTGCATAAGTATGAATATCACTTAAAATAGACCAACCTACATCTAAAATTTTATATGAATTTGTTGATCTATCAATAACGCCCAACAACCATCGTTTTTTAGGTTTGTTACCTTTGGCACAGACCGGACAAAACCCGTGTTTGGCTGAACAATCTATGCGATGTCCATAACCCTTTTCACCATCAAAAGTGTATTTGTGTTGAAAATATTGATGTGGTAATGTTAATACTCTAATTAGATTTGAGCCTGGCTTTAATTTAAGATAACGATCTTTACTTTTTCCTTTACGGTCATCAGTACCAATAGATTCATCATTCCAAGCCATTTCTCCATGTTTTAATGTTGTCATTTATTTTCCTTATTTTTCCGATCATTTAATCATAAAAGATATTTATTCGATCTTATTTAATGGATTATTATTACTAATTAACGGACACGAGTAAAACTAACTACACGTCTACGATCATGATCTGGTGTACGTGTGAATTGAACTTTATATCCTTCACGACGAATTGCTGGAACAACTTTATTTACAACTCTGCGTAAAGCAGATGCAGATCCTGGCCAAATTGCAGGTACTTGTCGCCCACTAATTGCAACAAGCAAATCTGTCATTGTGCCTTGCCAACGACCTTTACGGCGTTGAAGAAGCGAAAGAACACGGGTACGAACTGTTTGTACTACTTCTGGATTTGTTAATACTTTTTTCATTTTATTTCTCCTTAATTACTATTTTTGTTTAAAAATAAGATTTTGTATTGAATTAATTTGGTGCCAAGGCAACCACACTTCCTTATATAACGTCTTGTCCGCAGAATTTAAAATTTCTTGATAATTTTCTTCTACACGTTTTTCACTTTTTTTTAGCTCTACCCCAACAAACTTGATAACATTGTTAGACTCATCTAATTTAACGGCCAACCAGCGTGTACCGCTTGATAATACTTCTGTTATTAAATAAATTGGAGTTATTTTAACCGGACGTTCATGTATGCGTGAGCTTGTGGGTGTAATATCAATTATAGGCATTATTCGTCTCCCTCTTCATCATCCCAACCTTTAATATCATCAAAGTTTTTGACATCATTAGCGAGATGAACACCATCGGCTGAAATTACCAAATCCAATTCGCTAATACATTCATCTCCTTCGAATAAATGATTTTTCTTAACTTTGGCACGTGAAACAATACCATATTTATATTTATCACCACCACGAACTCTATTCAAATCTTTTTTACGTGATAATTGAACTATAACGCTAGATAAATAATAAATTTCGGAGCCGCCTTTTTCAATTTGAGCTGGGGCACCCATACCAATTGAAGCATATGTTTGATTAATTACTAAAGTAGCAATACTTTCTTCGCCAGTTTCTTTGTCTCTATATTTATTAGCTAATTTGTTAAATTTTTTGATTGCATATGAATTCTCTTTTGCCGAAACCCCTGGCTGCTGTGAAAATTCTTCATCATCTTCTCTATCTTCTGTAGAATTTAAAGAAGCGCCAACACTATCCCAAACGATCAAAATTTTGACATCTGGATTCATTTCTTTAGCGGCATGCACAAATTGTGCAACTGCTCTTGCACCATCAATAATTTTGTTAGTATCAACAACTAGCAATTTATCTGAATTACCATCCATTTTTTCATCAAAACGTTTTCTACCAAATTTTCTTTCACTATCCCATAAAATAACGAGCACATCTTGATCTTGAGCAAATTTCATAAATGCCATGGCATGAGTGGATTTGCCACTATCGGGTTTTCCAGATATTTGAACTATACGTCCAAACGGTAATCCTTTAAGATTGGTTAAGGCTTTCCAATGATCGCCTTTAGTCCATACAACGAAATCTTTATCATCTGATGGTCTTAGGATGGTGGCACCAGTTGATAATTGCTTTGCAAGTCCTTTATCTTTTTTAGAATAACTCTCTTTAGCTTTTTGTACTAACTTCTCAATATCTAGTCCGGCAATTAAATTGTTTTTATTTTCTGTATTTGTAGATACTTTTTCTTTTACAACCATAATTTTCCTTTTATCTTTTTTTTACTATATCTAATTCGATTAGAACCATCTAATATATTTTGTTTAGAATTTAAAGGTCTTAAATTATCTAATGACCAACATTTTTTGAAATTTTCATCTTCCATAGAAGCATTGATATGGAGTAAAATCATTGAAATTTTTAATGATTTTACATTTAGAACATTTTTTATTCATATATTATCTCTACGAGACATGCCACGATACATTATATGTCCATTGGACAAAATATTCATTATATAATTCCATTTTTTATATTCCGATTCTTTTAGAATCATATCTTCTTTCATTTTAAATATTTCATCATCTTTAGATATTGCATGTTCTAAGGCGGCTTCGGTTAATTTTTTTTCATTACCGAGTGCTCCACTTTTATATTCAAAATATTTTTGAGAAGCAACTCTTTCTATCTCATATTTAACACGTTTGGCTTGAAGTTCGGTGCCAGATAAATATTCTGACAATCTAAATTGAGCCTCCAAAAATAAAGCGGCGTTTCTTTCGGCGCGCTCAGTAGAACATTCTCCTTGGTGAACTACAGTCAATTCATTTAAACAGGTATTTAATAATTTTTCTAATTCTTCCTGATTCATTAAATTAATCTTTCTTTTCTTTTAAAGTTTTTACTTCTTTTACTAAAGATTGTAATTGTTTATACATTAATCTCATATGCTGGTGTTGAAAAATAGCTACAATATATAAAAATACTTCCATGCTCGTATATTTAGAACTAGGTGGTTTAATAAAAGTAATAATACCTTCATTATTACTTTCAAATAATCCTTTAAATAAATCTTCGCCTTTGAAATTTTGTTTATCATAAGATTTACAGATAGATTGATAATAATCCCATTCTTCTTGAGTTAATAAAATTCTTTTATTATCTATAATTCTTATTTGAGGATCCATTTATTCAGATCTCCTAATTACTCCAACAGAACCAGTAATAGCTAATTGTTCCAATTTTTGGATTTTTTGTATTTCATTAAAATCAGTTGATTGTTCGGGGGTATCAAATAAATTAGCAACAGATTGAATTTCTTGTCTAGATAAAGGGGACGAGTTGGGAGACTCAAATTCTTCATACGTTTCATCAGAATTATATTCTGAATACCCCATATCATCATTTAATGAATCATCAGAACTAGATTGAATATCTTTAATAATATTGTCATATTTATTTTTATTTTGATCTAGTTTATCTAGACCGGCTCTTTTAGCAAAGAGATTAGTTCTTTCTTGTGAAAGTAGAGATTGTTCTTTTTGGGTCTGAATTTTTTTAGGAGAATGTTTGGGTTTTTTAAACATCAAAGTGGCATCTGCATATTCCTGAACTTGTATATCTTCAAGATTTTCATCTAAACCCACTTCAACAATAGTTTCATTAATTTCTGTTTTAGCTTCCAACTCTTCATTAACTTGTGATGAATTATTTTCATTCTTATTAGCAATGAATTCAGAATGAAACCATACTATTAAATCACCTATATCATTATTATCTTTATTAAGAAAATCTTGTATTTTTACATACAAAGATTTTACTTCTACTGGCATTAAAAAATCACCACATTTAGGACAACAATTAGTAGAAAAAGCATATTTAAAATCAGAAGAAACCTGACATTTACAATTATAACATTTCATATATGAAACCTTTTTTCTCACATATTATATATCCAAAGAAAACGGATCTTCATCCAAATCTATAAGACCTTCTGTAAATAACTGATCTTCTAACTCGGTAATTAAATCAGAATTTTCCGAGATAGTTACAGAATCTTTAATAGCAACTTTTCTAGCTTTTAAATCACGTGGAAGCGCTGGAGGAGGCATACTTTCTAATAATGTTTCTAAAATAACACCCATTTCATTTTCATATAAATTACAAGTTCCGGCAAAATGAATAACACATCCAGGTTCAAAATACGCTTTCCCTTTACCATTAATTTTCATTCTTTTTTTAACTTCTTGCCAACGATCGGGAAATATAGTTAAATTACATTGAATTCCAAATTCGTCTTCTATACCAACTTTAGCCATTTCCTGGCCTATTAACCTACTATTTTCCTTTTTTATTTTTAATTCAAAAATTGTTTTAATTTCAGCTTTAATTGATGGTAAAAATGTTCTATTTTTACTTAATTTAATTGTTGAAATATTAGCATGTGTTTTTGTAAAAAAGAAGGTTCCGAATGCTTCTTTTTTAGGACAAATAAAAGCTTCTCCTAAATAATGTTTTTCTAAAGCAAATAATTCTGATTTAGACCATTCAGATTCATTTGGCCAAGGAAAATTAAATTTTTCAGTTTTAGGATCATGTTTTTTGAGCCAAACTTGTAATTTTTTACGATAATCAGAACAATATAAATAAATAGATCTTCTTGTAATATTAAAAATATCTAAGCACCCGCTTGCAGCTAACGCCTGAATTGCTGAAGATCTTACTTTTCTTGTATCTACTCTTAACATAAAATCATCAAAACTAGTAAACGGTCTTTTATTAATAATGTCTTGAATAGCATCATGTCCTACATATTTTAAAGCATCTAATCCGGTCAATAACGTATTATTATTCAATAATTGATATTCCATTTCAGATTTATTAATATCTGGAGGAAGTATATTAACTCCATATCTACGTAATTCCATTTTAGCTTTATCTATATTTTCCTCTGCATCTGGGGTATTAGAATTATTTTCAGCTATTAAATTAGCTAGTAAAAATTCTACAGGATAATGGGCCTTTAAATAAGCCGTAATATATGAAATAAAAGAATATAGTACGGCATGTGATTTATTAAATGTATACCCTTGGAATTTATTAATTTCTTCATCCCAAATTTTAGATGCCATGGTTCGACCAATACCATTTTTGATTGCACCATCAATAAATTCTTCTCTTAGTTTTTTGGCTTTATTTGGATCTTTACCTTTTTCCTTAATCATTTTTCTAATACGATCAGATTCATTAAGAGACCAACCAGCTACATCTTTACCTAGTTGTAAAATTGATTCATCAAACAAACCAAACCCATATGTTTTTTCAAAAGCATTTCTTAATGAAGGATGTAATAATTTAAATTCACGCTTACCTTCTCGTGTTTTAATAAAATCATCTATAATATTTTTGGCGGCGGGGCGGGCCAAAGTTGTAATAATTGCCAAATCTTCTATATTTTTAGGTTTTATTTTTTTACATAAATCAATAGTACCGGCACTTGTTCCTAATTGAAATACCCCGTAAGTATCTCCTTTAGAAATAAGATCATATGTTTTTTTATCATAATCTTCAAAATCAATATCTTCTAAAGATATTGGTTTATTCTTTTTGTTTTTATTAATAAGTAAAATAGTTTGTTCTATCAAATCCAAAGTTGATAATCCCAAAACATCTATTTTAAGAAGACCATTTTCTTCTGTATTATATTTTTCATATTCTAAAGCTTGATGCCCATCTTTATCTTTTCTAACCGGAACTAACCCTATAAGAGGTCTATTAGAAATAACGAGTGCGGCTGCATGAGTAGAAAAATTTCTAATTTTACCTAAAATTTCAGAATTAGAAGCAAGATTAGGATATCTTTTTACATATTCCATAAATAAAGGACTTAATTTAAGATCATTAAAATCTATTGAATTTTTAGATTCTTTAGAAATTGAATCAGCAATTGAATTCCCAATATTAACAGCTTCTTTTCTGTTCCCGCCAAATTCTAAAGATCTTGCAATATCTCTTGCGTAAACTTTGGGAGTAATACGACTAAAATTAGAAACGAAAGCTACTTTATCTTGTCCATATTTTTGTTGAATATATGATATGACCTTTTCTCTATCTGAAGCTGCTATATCTTGATCGATATCTGGTGGGCTGGAACGTTCTCTATTTTGAAATCTTGGAAAAATAAGTCCATATCGTATGGAATCTGCTTTATGAATTCCTAGCAAATATGCAATAAAACAGCCCCCAACGCTCCCTCTACCAGGACCTATTCCAATATTATTTTTTCTTGCCCAATTAATATAATCTGCAACAATTAACATATATGAGCTAAATCCCTGATAATCTAAAACAGATAGCTCTTCTTCTATTCTTTCAATATATTCTTTGTGCTTTATAAGCGATAATTTATTCTTAAATTTAAGATCAAAAGCCTCATAACATTTAAATCTTAGATAAGCCGAATCTTCCGACAATTTTTGTATTTTATCCGACTGTTTGACTAACCAATCTTGAAATTTATCATAATCACTTGTTTCTTTAACAGCAAAAACTGGCAATTCTTTTCCATATGGATTAGAAAATTTAGGATCAATCCAATCTGGCTCTTCGCATTTGTCAGCAAAATATAATGAGTTTTTACAAATTTCTTCGGCAAAGGAATCGCCAAAATTTCTAGCAAAAAATGCTTTTACTTCTTCATATGATTTAAGATAAAATTCATGTACCGGATATTTTAATCTTGCATTAGAATAAATTGGTTGCATAGCACCAATTGCTAATAATACATCATGCATGGGAGCATGTTCTTTTTTAAGATAATGAGTATTTGTTGTTGGTACTACTTTAAGATTAAATTTTTCTGCTAATTTTATTAAATGAAAATTAGTAAAAACCTGATTAATACCATTGTGATAAAGCGTTGCCTGCCTACTTAAAGCGTGTGGTTGAACCTCTATACCCAAATTATCGGTTCCAAAAATATCTATAAGATGTTTGATATCATTTTCTGCCGCAGCAAAATTTTTTGCATTGATATGCTGTCCAATTATACCATTACCACAAGCCGTTAGGCAAATAACCCCATCAGAATATTTAGATAATAGATTCCAATCAATAATTGGAATAACTTTCCTACCAGTAATAATAGGATTGTCAAATCCTGATCTATTTAAAGATAATAAATTTCTATAACCAGAATTATTTTTAGCTAATAAAATTATGTGTCTAACTTTTTCATCTTTTTTAGAAGCATCAGATAAAAAATAAAATTCAGATCCAATAATTAATTTAACACCAGTTTCTTTTGATGCCTTATATGCATCCCAAGCGCCGGCGAACGAACCATGATCTGTTAAAGCAAGGGCGGGTTGATTTAATTCTTTAGCCCTACGAAAAAGTTCTTTAGGTGATGGCAAAGCATCAAGAATAGAATAATAAGAATGATTGTGTAAACTAACAAAACTCATTTGAACCTCTCACAATATTGTATTTTAACAAAGCCTAACAAGTAGTTCTATGGTTTATATATTCCATTTGTTAAAACAGGTAATATTACATAATAATAACGGAATTTTGTAAAATTATATCTTTTAAATATTTTTCATCTAATTCATTACCTCCATAAATAAGCTTTATATATTTAAATCTATCTCTCCAAAATTCTTTATTAATAGATTTTCTTGTTAAGAAATATTTTAATTCATCATATTCTAATTCTTTATTTTTATAAAGGACGTGCGCCACTAATCTAATATCGTCCCAATATTCTGTTAAAATATTTTTAGTATCATTTTGGACTTGTTTTTTAAACAAAAACCTAGCTTTACCAGGATTTGCTAAATTATATTTATGAATAATTCTAGCAGCATCTTGAATATCGTTAGATGAACCGATACGAAGATGCATAGGAAAATTATCAGAACCACATATTTCTTTATAATAAAGTTTTTCACCCACTAATCCGGCATATAATGTTTGTACTTCAAATATTAATAATATTTTAGCTAATAATTTATTTTCAATATTATCTGGATCACATATTTCATATAATGTATTGCCATTTGTGTGTTTATCTGACATAACATGAACATTATAAATTTTAGTGAAATTGTATAAACCACAAATTGTATGAGCAGCTTCATGCCAACTCATAGCAATTAATTCATAATCATGAGCTTGTTTTTTAACAACATTCATTAATTAAATTTGGTTAAAATTATTTGTTCCAATTTAGTTGCACTATCTGTACATTCTTTAGTTTTACATTTAACAGTAATTTCATTTAAACCAAAAATTCCAGTAGCTATTAAATTTTTATCTTCAATATACATCATTCCGGCATCAAAATATGTTTTTACATAATGAAATCCAGCCTGTTGTAGTATAGACAAGTAATCTTTTTTGATTGGAATATTTAATTTCCAAATTATTTGTTTTTTACCACAACAAGCCTGTAATTCTTTTTTACTTATTTTAATCAAATACGAACTCCACGACCCTCTAACGTGAAAAGACAATATTTAATTTTAGCCGTTTCGGTGTGTTTTGCCTCTGTAAATGGAGACATTTCTGCCTTAAGATCCTCTTTCATTTTCAAAATTTTTGGATTATTATCTTTTTCGTATTCAATTTCATATAAATTTCTTTCAGAAGATAAAATTAATTTTTTAATCTCTTCCGTGTCAGAAGAATCTACATTATCCATATACCCTTGAGCAAAATTATCTAATTTCTTTTTATATTTTTCTGGGAAATGTTTGTCTTTCATTTGATTACCTCATTATTCTAAGATAGAAGAATTTTTAATTATAAAATCCATAGTTGCATCATCTCTAACTTGAGAAATTAAAGCATTCGTATATCCTGATTCAGCTATTTTACTTAATACCTCTTCATCTGATTTATCTGCCATGTTAAGCATTGTTTTATATTTTGATATGCTCTGTTTAATAATAGAAAATACTTCTTCATCTGTTAATTGTGCATCGGGTTCTATTTCCCGCACTTTATCTAAAATAATAGATAATTTAACATTTTGTTCTGCCATTTTAAGAAAATTACTCTTGTGTTCATCAGATAAAGATTCCCACGCATGACCTTGTTGTTTTGCAAATAATTTAGCTTCAAAACTTGTTAACCAAGATGGTAATTCAAAATTATGACTTTCTAATAGTCTAGCGGCAACTTGATCAGATAAATATTTGGTCTCTAATTCTTTAACTCTATTAGAAGACATGCCTTGAACTATATTATTTAGCTCTTCGAGATTTTTACATCCAACTTTGGTTGCCAATTCATCATCTAAAGGCGCGGGCTCAGATTTTGATGCCATAGCTAATTCAATTACAAAACGTACTTCTTTTCCAGCAATATGCTGAGCGGCCGAATCCAAAGAAAGAATTGTAGTAAATTCTCTAGATTCACCTAATTTCATACCCAATATGTTATCATTAAAAGCATCTGCATGAGCTTTTCCAACTACAAAAATTTCTCCATCTTTTTTAATTGTTGGCACTTCTTCGCCAGGCAAGTAACCTATATAATTAATAATTGCCGTATCACCTAATTGAATAAAGTCTTCATCGGAGAAAGGTAGTGTTTCACCATTTCTAACTCTTAATTCTTGTAATATTTTTTCCGACATTTCTATCGAATTGGGCGTAGTCCCCTTTGGTAATTCAAAATTTTTATATTGAGATAATTCAATATTAGGAACCTGATTAACACAAAATTCACATTTAAATTTAGAACCATCTAAATTAATAGCGAGAAATTGTGGCTGTCCAAATGGTTTAATATTTTTTTCAGCTATAACCGTTTGAAAGGCTTGATAAGCTAATTCATTTTTAACAGCTTCGTTGATCTGATTTTTAAAATGAAATTTAACAGCTTCTGTTGTCGCCTTACCTTCTCTAAAACCTGGGACTTTACCTTGTTTAAAATGTTGTAACATTTCATATTCTTTATTTTTAACGTTTTCTTCGTCACCTTCAAATTTAACGTTTAATCTACAATATTCTATTTCTTTAACTTCAATTAACATTTTAATTCCAATCTATTTAGTATTTTTAAATTTCTTTTCAAATCACATTTGCTACATTTTTTTAGTATATTTTATAGGTCCTGCAATATATTGTTTAGATATAAATTCCTTTCCCTCTTCACATACATTAGAATAATCACAGAAACGACAAAGAACTTGAGGTTTCGGCTTAAATTCTTCTTCATTTAACATTTCTTCGGCATATTTTTCATATATATTTTTGACAGACAAGATCTCTTTTAAATCAAATTCTTTTGTAATAAATTCACAATTTTGTCGCAACATAATATATGAAACCCTAACTTTTGTAAGTTCTGGATGTTCCATATATATAACATATGCGTATGTTAATAATTGTAATACATCATTTTTTAGATAAGCGGACGATTTACTTGTTTTATAATCTATAATATGATAGATGCCGTCTTCATCTAATTGCACTCTATCTATCATTCCTGTTAAAGTAAGTCCCTCATTAATTATTAAATTAAATGTTTTTTCTACATCTAGGACTTTAGCAATTTCTTCTTTATTTATTTTTTTAAGATAAATACTTAAAATTTGAAAAGCTTCATCTTTAGCTGTTAAATTAAGTTTATTTTTAAATTCTTCTAAAGCAGTATTAAAAGAGTTTGACATTTCTTCATTATAAGAATTATTTGAACCATTAATAAATGACAAATGAAATAATTCTAAAACTCTATGAACAAATCTACCAAATAAATGATATTCCCATTCTTTTCTAGGAAGTTTTTGAATATAAGCAAACTTATATTTTGCCTTACAGCTTTGAAAAGTAGCAGTTTTTGAGACCGATAGCTTGATAAAATTTGACATTCCAGTCTTTCTATATCAAGCCAATAGAAGTAAATAATTTAATATTAATAAATAATTTAGGTAAGTGTTCTGTATCTAAATAAATTCCAAGCGAATACTTTTCCTGCCCCTTGATCATTTCTTGAAAATACCATAGTTGACCAATTACCAGGATCATTTTGCTTAGGTTCATAAGGAGCCGTTGAAATAATCCAACGATTGGTACTACTGTCACGATAATAAGATGTAACCATTTGTGTTCTTGGATTATAATGGGATCTTAAAAAAGAGCCAGTAATAGTGGGACCATCTAATCCACTTGCTCTGAGTGGAGCTCCATCTTTAACAATTTCTAAATTCTCTAACGAGAAATATTGTGGATTAATTTGAGGAGGATTGCTAGGATCTTCGGTTGTTATATCTTGAAAAATTACCATTGCTTTTGCATCAAAAAGAGCATCTGAACGGTTACTTTCCTCTGGATTATATTCTAAAGCGGTTCTTCTACCAATAATGGTAACTTTTCCTGGCAAATTACCAATATTATCTATGGTTTGATTTAATTTATTAGTTGTAGAATATATATTTAAATAATTATCTAAAGGACGATCTGCTCCGATACCATATCCATCAGCATCATATCCGAAAGTTATATCTGGGATTTCTGGGCTATTAACAGTAGTTCCCGCATTTGCACTATTAAGATAATCAAATATTTGAGTAGGAGAATTTGTCCCAAAAGGATATAATGAATATAAATTATTATTTGATAAATTACTAACAGTGGCATGCGGAATTCTTGCATTTTCAAGAATATTAGTAGAATATTCTAATGTAATAATGGGAGAAGAATCAATACCATTAGTAGCAAATACCTTAATTATAAAATATAATTCATCTGTTGGCAATACAATTGGATCTAAATACACTAATGATAAATTAGTTGGCTCAGAACCATCGATTGTATAAAAAATCGTAGAAGCTATATTGGTTTCTAGCGCAACGGTTTTAGGAAACCCAGCAATTAATTGTTCAGATGATTCAGTTACAGAAATGCTAATAACAGTCATATTATACTAAATTTAAAAATTTATTATTTTTATCAGATAATTTCTTTTTAAGAATTATTCTATAAATTTTGTGAGCAGCTCTTCTAAATTGTTTAGCTAAATCTAAATAAATATCTTCTCCTTCACGTCTATATAATTTCAAAAACATATCATAATAATCTAAAAGCTCTAAAGCTGGATTATATTTTTTATCATTATTTTTATCAGAAAAATCTACTATTCTATTAAGAGCATAAGTAATTAAAAATTTATAAAACTTTTCCTCCCCAACAGCAGAGTATTTATTTATAAATAATTTTTTTATGTTATTATCTGATTGCATAATTCCATTAAATGCCAAATAATTATACTATGGACACATATTTCTAATCATTTCATGTATTTGTGTTTTTAATACATCTAAAGATGAGTTATTTTCAATAACAAAATCAAATAAATTATCTGGCAATTGATCTTGAATATGTTCAGAAATATCATCAATTTTATGAGAATTATTTCTTTTTAATCTACAAAGTACAAAATTTTCTGATTTAACCCATTCGTATTCTTCTGGAAATCTAAGATCACTAATGATAAAAAGTTTATTACCTTTATTTAGATCATAAGCTCTCATAGCATGCCAAATCCAAAAACGAGGAGAGTACTTCCTACCCCATTTGCCTAAATCAACTGCCGCTTGTCTATACGTAGGTAATTCGGTAGAAATATAATACCTATTAATATCGCATATAATATTTTTTTGTCTTAATTCAGAATTACCATACAAAGATTCTAGATCACATTCAGGGAAAGCTACTTCTATTATTTTTTTAATAGGATTGGCAAAGGCATATATATAGGTTTCATGTGGTTTTAAAGCAAAATAATCAGAGATTATATTAGCGACAGTATTTTTTCCACTTCCAGCTTTTCCAGATAAAGCAATTTTTAACATCATTTCACCAATTAATTAATTTTCCTTTTGATACATTATTTTCATCTTGTTCTACCAAAATAGCATGTGAAAACTTATGTTTTAATTCATCATTATGAGTTATTACTAAAATTTTAAGATCGTTCTGAATAATTTTAATTATTTCAGAAAATATTTCGGTACCACCATCATCTAATGCCTGATCTACTTCATCCAACAACATTAGTTTTATATCTATACCTAATCTTTTATTCATAATAAAAAGAATAGATAATTTAATAGATAAAGATACAATAATTTTTTGGGCTCCAGATAATTGCTTATATTCTCTTTGAGAACCATCTATAAAATATAGAATATCTAAAGTATCTTCTTTTTCTTTGTTATTTTTATCATTTATAACAACAAATTGTAATTGAAGACCCGGTCTCAATTTTAATAACCATTTATTACATTCTTCTTGCAATTCATCTAAAATACTATGTGTAATTAATGAAGGAATACCATTAGAGCCGAAAGCTTGCACGACTTTAGAATGTAAAATTAATGATTTTTCTAAACTAGAAATAGAATCATTTAATTCTTGTATTTTTATTATATTTTTTTTACTTTGAGATATTTTATGCTGTATTACTGCCTGTTCACTAATATTAGTTTTAATTTTATCTTCTAAAGATACTTTTTCTTTATCAAGTTTTATTAATAATAATTTAAATTTATTTACATTTAATAAAACCTCTTCATCATCTTGTGCCTTTTCCTTATTTAATTCTTGTAACAAATTTTGTAATTCTTTATTTTTTAATTCTAGAAGATTAGAATGTTCTTTAATTAATTTTGAATAATTAGAATATAATTCTCTTTTGTTAGTCAAATCAGATTGCAAATATTTTAATTTTTCTTGTAAATTTACTTTGTTTGATTCCAATTTACGCGAGGAATCCAGTTCTAATTGTAATTTATTTTTTTCATTTAAATTTGATTTATTTTTTTTCATTAATTCAGATTTTTCATTTTCTAAATCAATAATTTGTTGTTTTGACGAAATCAGCCATTTTTCTTTATGCTCTTGTGAAACCACTTGATGACAATGTGTACACACTTTATCATCGGTAATTGGTTTTTTAAATTCTTTAATTTTTGCATTCAAAATTTGAATCTGAGTGATTTGACTATAATCAACTTCTGTCAACGATTTTAATTTTGATTGAATATCAATAATTTGATCTTTGTCGATATTTATATTTTTAATATTATCATTAATCTGATTAATCTGTGATTTAACCTGGTCGGCGGCGGTTGGTAATTCATTAACTTTTTGATTTAAATCATTTAAATATTCTTCATATTTAATAATTTGTTTTTTATTTTCACTAATTTGTGATTCTAAATGAGAAATTTTATTTAATCTATTAGATGTTTTTTCTGATAGAATTGAAAATTTTAATTGATTTTCTGATAATTCTGTTTTTATTTTATTTAAAGAATTATTATTTTCTTCTAATATTTTAGAAATATTCTTGTGAGATTTTTCTAATTCCACAATATCTTTTGTTGGATCTCCTAAAGTAGAGATAATAATTTTTTGTTTTTCTAATTCAGAAGAAATTTTGCCATATTTATTTTTTGCTATTTTCTCATAATTTGAATATACATTTAATTGTAAAACTTCACGTAGTACGGATTTTCTTTTTTCTGGAGTAAGAGCTGGCAAATTACCAAAGTCTTTTTGAACATTATTTTCTGATCCAGATTGATTAAATAATACCGATGCACAAAAAGCCTTATAGTTAAATCCTATAATTTTAACAATTTCTTTTTCGGTATCAGATATTCTACGCTGTGTTAGATCTTCCCAATTATTATCTAATTGTCTAAATAATCTAACATCTGTTCCGGTTTTACGACTATTAGATCGTATAATTTTATAAACTTCTTTATTAAGGGAAGAATAAAATTCTAATTCAACTTTTGCTAAATCACATCCATCTCTTATTATTTTTTCTAATGAAGAAAAATGTATTTCATTGAATAAAACATATTCAATTGCATTAAATATAGTGCTTTTCCCAGCACCATTAGAAAATCTGTCATTATCTTTTACTATACCTATTACTAGGGCACTAGAAAAATCATTAAACGAAAATGTAGTTTCTGAATGCCCACAAAAATCTTTAATATATAAATTAATAGGCTGCATTATTTTAAATTTTCCTTATATTCTTGAACAATAGTAGAAGCTAGATTAATAAAATCTATTCTAATTTTTTCATCCACTAAAGAAGAATACGTTTTAATGGCAGATAATTCATTTACAGAATTATCTATCGATTCATTAATTTGTTTTTTCAATGAAACGAAAGTTTTTTCTTCTGATATCTTAGAAATATGAAATGCGCCCATGCTGTAAATATATTTTTCTATTAAATTTCTATCTATGGATAATGAATAATTTGCTGGCAAAATAATTGATACTTTCACAATAGCATTGTTTAATTCATCTGCATATTTACTCAAATTTTCTTCAATAAATTGGGTTACATTAATATTATCTTCTAATTTAATTACAATATGTTTTAATGGGCGAGTTGGTATTTGTATATAATCTATTTTATTATCGTTTTGATCTGGAGAAATTATAGCTATATATTTTTGTTGATCTGCTTCTCCAAAATCAGATATATCCAAACTACCTATGTGACCTATATTTAAATCATCGGATAAAAATTGAAATTTATGAACATGTCCCATTAATACATAATCATACCTTTTAAACATATCAATTGGACAATGTAATTCATTGGTTAATTCATCTAATTCATATCCAACAGGAATGGCTCCTTCTAAAGCTAAATGACCAATTAGTATTTTTAAATTCAAATTATCAATAATAGAACTTTCATATAATATTTGTTGTCTAAGCAAAGAAATTGCTTCACTATTTGAATCAGTATTAAAGGATCTACGATCTCTAAACGGAAGAAATGTTATTGATACATTTTCTAAATGTAAAGTATTTAATTTTTTATAAACAAAAACATTTTGAATATCTGCTGAAGATATAATATCTAATGGGGAAGTAATGAATTGTCCACTACGCAAAATATCGTGATTACCAGCAACAATATGGACATGAATATTATAGTCGGAACATTTTTGTAACCAATCTAAAAACAACACAACCAGATTATAATGAGGCTTAGGATCTTCAAATACATCTCCGGTTAGAATAATATGTTTAATATTTTTATTAACAGCAATATCATACACCCAGTCCAATAAATTAATTTGATCAATAATTCTACTGTTAAGCGCGGATCCAATAGATTGTCGCCCCAAATTCTGGCCCTTCCCGAGGTGCACATCGCCCACAATTAATAAGTTCATTTTAACCTTTCACACAATAAATTTATTGTGTATAATATTATATTATTTAAATTCTTCTAATTTTCTTTTAAGTTTACTAAATATTATATTTAACCCATTTGGATCTAACACATATTTAGATCTAACACTATCAAAAGCCGAACATATATATTCAGCATATATAATAGCTTTTTCATTATCTTTATTTTTAATAATAAACGATCTAATCAGATGTGAAAATTCTAAATAAATTTTAGAATAATTTACAATATTATTTTCAACATTTTCTATTTCATAAGTATCAAAATTATTTATAATAGCTAAGGCAGCACTATATCTGCTAATACCTTCATACATAGATATAAAATCAACCGGCTTACCACCTGTTTTACAACCAAAACAATAGAAACTATTATTATCATTATAATGATAAAATGATGCTGATTTTTCTTGCCCGTTTTTATGAAACGGAAAAGGACAATTTATTTTTCTACTATAAATATTAATATTTATATCATAAATATTAAAAATATCCAATAAATTTACACTATTGGCTTTATTTATTGTTTGTTGAACTACATCAACTTCAGAATATGTTCTAGTATTTCCAGTTTTGATGAACATTTGGTTGTTGCAATTGGATCGGGTTCCACCTTATAGTAACTACATAACGACAAATAAGAAGAATAAAAATTTTTTTCTTCTGTGATCATATTCAATATAAGATCTTTAGATATTTTTGTCATTAGTTTTAATTTTTTGTTCTATTTGTTCTAATTTAAAATTTAGAGAATTTATAATATCGCGTTGAATTAACATACATTTCATAAGCAGCATGCATAATGCTGTACTACCGACACCCTGTTCTTGGGTTTCATCTTCATTCATATCAAGTGATAATTGAACCAATTTATCTAAAACTTCTTTTTCTAGATTAGAAGTAATTGGACCACGGTTTTCAGGAAGTATTTTACTTTCTATAAAAGATTTATATTTAATAGATAAATCCCATATTTTTTGTTTATAATCTTCAATTTGAGAAAATTTTTGTTCTGCCTGTTGTTCAAATATTTCTTTTGTACTTGGACGTTCTGGTTGTGGTGGGTTAACTTTTTTAAGACTTATTTTCCTTACAGGTCCTTTAATTTCAGTATCATCGTCGTCATCAAATGGCATATTATACCTTTTCTATAACAATATATTTATCAGATGAATTACATTTATAATTACTGCCTAAAGCCATCTCTAAAGCAGGAAGAACAGCGGTAGCTTTACATACTAAATAGCATTTTTTTTCATCAATATCTATATATTCACAATAATCAGATACTTTAGATACCATTGCAAATACATCAATATCTTTGTCTTTAATCTCTGCCCAAATTGTTTTAGAGACTGATTGCTGAGATGTTGTTTGTTTTTCTTTTGTCATACGATTCTCCTATACAGCTTATATATCACTAATTTTGAGCGTTGGGAGTGAAAATTTCCGGGATAGTTGCTCTGAGCTGCTCTACTAATTCTTTAGATATTGTAGTCATTTCATTATAAATTTCATCTTCAGTGCACAAACCTTTTCTAATCATAATTTTTTGAATAGCAGCCATTTTAACGACAGTTTCTATTAATAACATTTCTTTTGGATTTTCCATATTTTTCTCACTTTAATTTACAACAACGTTTATATTTAATACCTGATCCACAAATACATAAATCATTTGGTCTCATTTTAGAGGCTACATTTTTTTTAACAATCCTATCAAAAAACAATATACCATTTAAATGATCTAATTCATGCTGAATAGCTACAGCAAATAATCCTGTTGCAATAAATGCATGTGGCTTAACAGCATTATTAATAACATGTATTTCTTGATATCTAGTCGTATCATTTAATTGATCGGGAAATGATAAACATCCTTCGTTTTTAAAAATAAAAGGATTATATCCTTTTTCAATTTTAGCATTAATCAAATTTACAGATAAATCATAAACTCCATTTGTATTAATTCTTACTATGGCTGCTTTTTTGTTTATTCCGATTTGTGGACAAGCCAATCCAATACCAGGTCTACCCATCAAAAAAGAATAATTTAATTCTTTTTCCAAGGTCTTAATAAGAGCTTCAGCTTCTTCAGGCTCCACATCTTTATTTGAAGATCTTAAAATATTTTCATCATTTATAATCATTATTTACCACAACTACTACAATTTGATTTTGGTCTTATTCTATTATTTGAATTAAATATTTTTTTTAAACAAATAGAACATAATTGTTCTTTATTTGAACAATTATCACATACAACAGACATATTATTATATATCCCACCTTTACATCGTAAGCAAATTCTTTTACTAGATAATACTGATAATTTAGAACAAGTTAAACATAGCATTTTGTACTCATAATATGATATATTGTTGGTGATAAATATGTCTAATTTTTGGGATTTTCTTTATGAAAAACACAAAGAACAAAACAATTTAGCTGACGAACAAATATATTTAAATATTGATAAATTATATGTCAATATTGAAGAAGAGAAAGAAGAAAAAGAAATACACAAAATTGTTATAGATTTAATTGGAGATGAAGAATAACCAATCATCATGCCATTCGGCGTCACCTGGAAAATAACATAAAAATTTATCCGGTATTTTTGGTTTGATTTTAAGAACCATTCCAGCTTGTTCTGGAGTTCTATTTCTTTTTTTCATATTACAGGGAATACACGCTGTAACGCAATTAATAAAAGAATTTTCTCCTCCACAGCTTTTGGGTATAATATGATCAATAGTTAAATTATTATATTTGTATTTTTTATTACAATAACAGCATGTATATTCATCTCTTCTTAAAACTAATTTTCTAGAGAATGTTAATTTGGTTGGTCTGAGATTAACCAAATATTTCATTTTAAGTGTTGCAGGATGTTCTATAAATCCATTAATTGAATTAATTTTTCTACCGATCCAATTAGAAATAACTTCTGCTTTATTTTTAAATAAAAGCCTGATAGCTCGCTTCTCATCAATGAAAGCAATTATTTGATAATTATAATTTAGTAATAAAGTTTTAATCACTGCCGTTGTTGAGTGTATTATTTATTTTTTCTAATAATTCTTCTATTACTAAAATTTTCATTTCTCGTAAATTAGAATTAGAACTATCTATTAATTTTGAATATTCTTTTTTAATCTTCAAATGTTTATTAAATGCGGACATACTAAATCCTTTTTTAGAAGGATCTGTCCAAGAATCTATCCAATCTTCCATCGATTGAGGTAATTTCGGTAATATTGCTATTTCATTAGCAATTTCTTTTAATCTTAAATTAAGTTTATTTTGATTTTCAGAACAAGTTTTGAACTTTTCAGATCTAGAAAAATAACCATCAGTCATATTTTACCTATTATCTAATAATAGCTACAGGAAGCTGTAAAGACTTCATTTTAGATTCAACTTCAATAACTTGTAATGATTCTATTTTATTCATGGACTCTGCATCGATAAGTTTAGATATATGTATATTATAAGAACCCGGTGGCAATTGGGTTTGCCATTTGCCTGTAGCGTTGGTTTTTAATTTAACCATCAGTTCTTTATTAATAGCATTAGTAATTACAACATCGGCTAAATATAAATCATTACCTTTACCATCTGTTATACGTTGAACTACAGGTATTTTTATTTCTTTGATGGATGATTTTTCTTTTACTTTTTTACCTACCGGTTCAGTAACAGTTTGTTTTCTAGTAGAAACTGGATTTTTATTTACTTCAACAATTGGATTGTTTGAAATAATTTTATTCGAAATTTTTGTTTGCTCTTTTGGTAAAGAGCTAGAAGTATTATTTAATAATTTATTTAAACGATCTAGAATTAATTTATTATTCATATCATTAACAACTATTAATTGAGTTAATGCCAAAACCTTTTCTTCTAAAGAAAGAAGAATATCACTTGCGTTCCTAGATTCTTTTTCTTTTATTTCATTCATTAAAAAAAATCCCTACCTTCAATCCTATTCTTTTAAGAATTACTATATCATCTATTGATATATTAGAATTAATAAAATTAGGATTTTCTTTATATAAGATAGACTTGGCTTCAGATAAAATCTGTTGCTCATTTCCATGAGAAATAACTTTCCCTAACACCATTAGAATAAATTCACCAACCTTAGGTGTATAGGAAACATTTTCAGTTGGTTTAGTTGGTAACGATGTAGTTTCTTCTCCAATTATATCCCCATCTAAAGATGAAAAATCCTGTATAATTGGAGCCCTCCCGAGCCTTACATGTTCAGGAATATAAGGCTCGGGGATTTGTGAATTATTTCTATTAGGATTTTTAATCACAGCACTATCTTGGGGCTCTGTTTTCATTTCAACCTAAATCATTTCTACGAGTTTCTTTCAATTGTTTTTTAAGTTCTTTTAACTTTTGTTTTTTCTTCAATTCTTTTTCAAATTCTCCTGAAAGAATTTTTCTATGTTTAGATTCTAATTCTAATCTTTTTTGACGCATTTCATTTCTTTTACGTCTACGTTTAACAGACGGTTTTTCATATGTCTGTTTTTGTTTATATAATGATAATATTTTTTCTTTTTGAACTATTGCTCTAAACGTTTTAAACGCTCTATCAAAGTTAGAGCCATGGACTTTAACTTCTAATGGCGTAAAATCATCTAAATAACTATCATCTAAATGATTTTTAATGGTTTCTATTATTGGTTCACCTCCCTTCAGAAACTCTTGAATGATTTGATCTCGATTTTTTTCAAAATCTTTTTTCATATGCATTTATCAGGATATACATCCCGCCTCGGTTAATAATTAAAATTTATACACACGCGTGTGTACACACATGTATATATCAACATCCATTTCAAGCTTGCAAAATTTGATTATTTTCAGAAAAACTATGCCTTGTTTTATATACTTGTTATTCACTGCCCGAGAATAAAATTTTGCAAATCGTGCCACTTTCGTTTAAGAAGAAATGGGCAGGAGTTTATATTTAATATTTTAGCTAACTCAATTACATCATTTTTTCTACCTACAACAAGCCTCGACCAAACTACATTAGCAGGAGAATATCTTATGATATGTCCTATAAATCCTAAATTTCTTAATTGTAACTCTACCCAATCCATTATTTTTTTATTACCTACCAATTCTATTCGATATGGTTTATTTTTAATAAACTTAACATATCCGTCAGCATCTATTAATCCAATTATAAAATATTTTAACAGATTTAAATCATTTAATTGTGGTATTTTAGGATTATAAGTTTTATTTGGTACGAGCCCCCAAGTATCAGCGATATGATACAAATATTTACTTCTAATATCTAATTGATATTGATTTATTTTTTCAAAATAATATAATTTATTTAACGGTATACTTAACCATTTGCAAAATTTTTTTAAAATAGATAAATCTAATTCATTTATTGAAATTTTGATGAAAGGGGTGTTGCTTTTAATATTAAAAGTTCCATCTCCTAATATAAATCCATAAAAATATGCAGATTCTGCGCTATTAATCAATAAAAAATCTTCATTAAAATGAAACTTAGGTTTAGTATATTGCCTAATTTTAATACCTCTACGAGTTAAAATTCCTTTAATAGCATTAGGGTATACGCCAAAATCTTTAGCTAATTGACCAACAGTTGCCCCATTTTGATATAATTTAAGAATTAAATATATTTCTTTTTTAGACAGAACTGATAAATATTTATTATTATTTTTAGAAATACTATATTTTTTAAGAATCAAGCATATACGAGAACTTGAAACACCGTATTGTTTTCCTAATATTTCCGATCCATAACCATCTTTATATAAAGAAATTATTTCTCTTTCTTGTTCTAATGAAAATCTAACTATTTTGTTTCTCAATAACTATATGCATAAATGTTACCGAACACCCCTACAAAATGGGTAAAGCCCGCATCCCCAAAATTTTACATCATTTTTACCATTTTTTAAATACATAGGCGCTCCACATTTTTTACAAATTTTACCATCATTATCTATGTGGGCTTGTTGTAATGTTTTAATAAAAGAATTATAAAAATTATTTAATACATGTATATTATCAATATTTCCAATTGAAATATCGTCCATTTGTTTTTCGAGTAATGCCGTATAATCATAATTCATAAATTCAAAATATTGAGATAATTTATCGGTTATTTTTGTTCCTAGTTCTGTGCCATGATATGTATTACCCTGTTTTTCAACATAATTTCTATTAGTTATTTTTCCAATAATATCAACATACGTAGAAGGTCTTCCTATACCTTTATTTTCTAATTCAGCTATTAATGATGAATAATTATATCTTGCCGGGGGTTGAGTAAATTTTTGATCCAACACTATCGATTCTTCATCTGTTAATTTTAACAAATCATTTTTATTTAAAGAAGGTAGAGTTGTTTTAGATTCCTTTTTATTTTCTAATATCGTTAAATATCCTGGAGAAACGAGTAATTTGCCGGTAAGTTTAAAACTATGCTTAGAATGAGCGTGTTCAATTTTAACATTTAATGTATCATAAATAGCCGAACACATTTGTGAAGAAACAAATTGTTTCCAAATTAATTCGTACAATATTCTATTATCACCATTTAAATTAACGACTTCTGGCGTATTATTTAATACAGTTGGACGAATACACTCGTGTGCATTTTGTGCAGCTTCTTTATTTTTAAATATGAAAGGTTTTGTTGGAATTTCAAAATTATTTTTTGATAACCAATTTCTTACATTTAATAAAGCTTCATCTGAAATTCGTACCGAATCTGTTCTTATATATGTTACATATCCGGATTCATACAATGATTGAGCCGCAGCCATTGTGCGCTCTCCATCAATACTAAATTTTGATGCCATAACTTGTTGCATTTTGGCTGTAGTTAACGGTGGGGGAGGGTTTTCTTTCTTAGGTTTTTTAACTACTTCAATGGCTCTAAATTCAGATTCAGATATATTTGGATACTCAATTTCTAATTTAATTTTTTCCGCTTCATCTTTTGATTTAATTTTTTTAGAATATTTCGCAATATAATTGTTTTTATCTTTTGTTAAAGAAACAGAAATATTCCAGTATTCTTGTGGTTTAAATTCGGAAATTTCTTTTTCTCTTTCTATCACCATTCTGGTAGTCACTGACTGAACACGTCCGGCAGATAATTTCATACCATAATGGTTAATTAAAAATGGAGATACCATAAAACCCACTATACGATCAAGTATTCTTCTTGTTTCTTGGGCTTTAAATTTATTAAAATCTAAATTACCTAAATTAGATATACCATTTTTAATACCTTGTTCAGTCAATTCATGAAACTCTCCACGTAAAATTGGTTTATTAAAATATTTTAATTTTTCGGCTATATGCCATGCAATAGCGTGTCCTTCAGTATCTGGATCGGTGCAAATAATAATTTGCTCTATATTATCTAAATTAGATATAATATTTTCTATAAATCTAAATTTATTTGGTATCATAGAGTAATGGGTTTTGAATTTATTATTGGGATTTACGCCTATACCAAATTCGCCTCCTTTAGATAAATCAACTATATGTCCGTTAGATGCTTGGACTATATATTTATCTCCAAGATATTTTTGAATTGTTTGTACTTTATTTGGAGATTCTACAATTATTAATTTTTTCATTATTTATTCTTTACATTAATAAAATTATATATTTTATATGTTGCTAACATCTAATATTAATAGTTATTTTATTCAACAACTAGAGGTTTTAAGATGTCAAGAAAAAACCAAAGCTTATATAGTTAGTATATTAAGTAAATATAAACATTCGGAATTTGATTATTCAAATCATAGTTTAACTATATTATATAGTATAGCAAAAGAAAATAATAATTTTTTTGCTTTTCAAAATATTGCTGATTGGATTTTCTTTTGTGAAGTAATTTTTCCAAAATATTTACAAGATGCATCAAAAGAATATTATCATTCTATAGCACAAATTTCTT